CACGGGTCGTTCATGAATTATTCATATTTGTTACAATTCGTTCATAAAGTTTGCGCGCTTTCGCACTTTAAAAGACTAAAGTGGCGGGCAAATTAAAATTTTAATTAATTCACAAATTGTTTACTTTTAAATTTGAAAAAAGGGTTGACTTTTTTCGCACCTTATGTTATAATATAATTACAGTAAAGAACAGATAACAACTTTGAAAGGACTTGATTTTTATGTTTACAAGAAAAAATGTATGTGTGCTTGACGTTGAGGGAATGAGCGGAAAAAGACCTTATAACATCGGTTATATTATTGGTGATTTGCATGGCAATATAAAAATACGTCGTTCTTTCGCTCTTATGCCGTTTATCATGGAAAATCTTTCAACGGCTATGAAATCAGCACAAGAAACAGCAAGAGAAATGACTCACAAAAACATCAAGGAAATTTTGGAAAATCCTAGTAAATATCACTGGGATATGCCACAGACTTTTTTTGACAGATTTATTCAAGACCTTGTGGAAAATGATGTAAAAGAAATATGGGCTTATAATTGTGCTTTTGATAAGTCGGCAATTTCAAGAGTTATGGAATATCTTGACAAAGACAACATTATTTCACAAATGGGTATTAGTTGGCTTGATATTTGGTCGGCTATAGTAATGACAAAATGTTGTTGTAAAAAATATGTAAAGTTTTGTAAGAAAAATGGCTTTATGACAGAAAAAGGAAATTGTAAAACATCTGCGGAAGTTGTATGGGGATATTTGACAAATAATTCCAACTTTGAGGAAGAACATACTGGTCTGGCAGATTGTGAGATTGAATACAAAATTTTACTAACGGCAAAATCTACCAAAAAGAAAATTGACGGCACAATTAGAAATCCTTGGAAATTGGTACAACAATTTTGTGAGCAAAATGAAATTTGACAAAAGAGGGAATTTTTCCCTCTTTTTTTATTTATAATTTTGTAAACGATTACACTCTTTTTTCTATTATTTGTTATTTAAAACAAGAAAATGGAAATATTAAGAAAAGATTAAAAATGTGAATAAATTATGAACCGGCGCGGGCGCGGGGCGGCACGATTTTGTTATTTTTTTTACTTTATTCTTAAAACATTAAGAATAAAAAACTTGACAAATTGCTTGCTTTATGGTATAATTAAATCATAGAAAAGAACAGAAAAAAGTTTTGAAAGGACTTGATTTTATGAAACATATTACAATTTGCTTTGACCTTGACGGCACACTTTTTGACCTTTACGGCAAAAAGAATTGGCTTGAAATGCTAAAGGCTGAAAATCCTAACGCATTTGAGGGAGAATTTCTCCCAGAAATTGACAAGGACGACCTTTACTTCTTTATGAAAAAACTGGCAAATAGAAACGTTCGTTTTGAAGTGGTAACTTGGCTACCAAAATTTGCAAGTGCTGAGTATGAGAAAAAATGTGCGGAAAAGAAAAGAAAATGGGTCAAGAAAAATCTTCCATTTATTGCCAATGTTTCTTGTCAATCATACGGCACACCAAAACAAAAAGCAATTATCAAAAAAGCTTCCAAAATGTACCTAATTGATGATAGTGAAGAAGTTGGTAAAATGTGGGAAACAAAAACACAAAGAAAATTTGTAAAAGTAAGTAAAGATTTTACAGTAGTAAACGCTTTGGAAAATATTCTCACAAAATTGGAAAAAGAGGAATAATTCCTCTTTTTTCCTTTTTTTGAAAATGTGAATATAATATTAAGAATATGAATAGTTTATGAACGGGCGCGGCCACACCATTGATTAAAAATTTTAACTAATTAATAAAAAGAAAATGGGCATTATACCCATTTCTTTTAGTTATTAAGTAACACTTCTGCCATTTCCTTGAAAATTTTATTACCATATCCTTCCTTTACACAAAAATGGTAAAGAGAAATTAACTTGTCAAAATTTTCAACTGCTTGCGACGGCAAAACAATTTTATCATTTACTTCTGTCTTTACACCTAAGTTTTCACGCTTAATTTGTGGTGGCAATGCAGAAATAAGTTTGTCTAAAATTTCCTTGTCTGTCACTTCTTCCCAATGGTCAACCTCGTCACTGTCAATTGGTACTTCTACAAAAGTCGCAAAATGACAATTTTTGTTAAGGTCTTTTATTCCTGTTGGGTCAATACTTTCTTCGTAAACCGCCCTAGAAAATTCTTCTATAGTATCAAAGTAGACATAGCAAGCATTAGAATAAAGACAAAAATTAATAACTTTAAATTTTTCTGTAAAGCCAAGTACCATAAGTATCAACTTCCTTTCTTATTTTCTATATTAATTATATCATATTTTAAGTAATTTGTCAAGAGTTTTTCAAAAAATTTTTTTGTAAACAATTTATTAAGAATGTGAATAAATTGTGAACGGCTGCGGGTTGCGAACATTTTAGTTAAAATTTTTAACTAAATAACCAAAGAAAAAGAGGAAATTTATTCCTCTTTTTCCAATTTCTCGTCATAGTCATCAAGTGTTACGCCATACTGTGTATTACCACTTTTTGTAAGTTCAACTCCATTCCATTTTTTAACTTTTACAGTAATTTCCACGCAAGCTCCGAGTTCAAAGCCGTCTTTTGTGGTAACATCTCCCACATCAACCACAACGGTATTTTTTGCTACTTTTGAGCAATTCGGTGTAATACCTATCTCTTTAGGAATATAACGAACATAATCATCTGTAAATTCTTCTCTCATTTTTTCATAGATGATTTTTGACAAACGTTCTCTTATAACATTCATTCTTTTTGTGTCGTTCTTAAACTCATTCAAATCTTTAAATCTCATTGTATCAAGTCCTTTCGTTTTTCTTTAATATAAGTATATCATATAATCGACATTTTGTCAAGTTGTAATTTTGCACAAATTTTTGTGTTGAAAATTGTATATTTTAACGAATGGCAATTAAAATGACTTTATGAATAAATTGTGAACGGGCGCGGGATAGCACTAATTAAAATTTTTAACTAAATAATAAAAGAAAAGCGGAAATTAACTTTCCGCCCATTTCTTCAATATTGCATCTTTTTCAATTCTTATTTTTTCTTTTTTAAGATAGTATTCAATATCATTAAGATAAGTATTCATAAGTTCGTGATATTCAATGTGCTGATATTGTGTAGAAGAAACAAGAATATGACTTTCATTGCACTTATTAGGTAGATTTTCTATTTTTATCTCATAGATAACTCTATAAGTTTCTTGAATAGCTAATCCCTCTTTATCAATAATTTCAATGAGGAATTTTCTTGTTTTTCCCTCAAAGTCTTTTACTTCACAATATTTTTTATAACTTTTTTGATACATTCAAATCAAGTCCTTTCGTTTTTCTTTAATATAAGTATATCATAATATCACCGACTTGTCAATACGTAATTTTGCACAAATTTTTGTGTTGAAAATTGTGCATTTTGACGGCCGGCAGGAAGTAAATTTATGAATAAATTATGAATGGGTTGCTGCACAATGTAAACGATTACAAATGTGAATAGATTATGAACGAGTGGCGGCACCATGTAATCGTTTACACTCCAATCTATAACTTTTGATTTTTAACAATATAACAGGCGGCGGCAGTTACCGCCTGTCATTTTTATATATTGTAATATTATAAATTAATTAACTGGTATTATAATATAACCTGTAATTTTCGCACCTGCCATTAATAAACTTTCAATTACATCAAGTAGATTTTCCGCTGGACGCACTACTCTTTCATGGTTTTTGCCTTCGTATTCATATTTTAGTATGTAAAACTTTTTCATATTAAATCAAGTCCTTTCGTTTTTCTTTAATGTAATTATATCATATTATTACTAATTTGTCAAGTTGTAATTTTGTACAAAATTTTATGCTGAAAATTGTCTATTTTGCCTATTGCATTTTATCTTTATTTGTAGTATAATTAAATCATAGAAAAGAGGAAAACTCTTAAAGAAAGGATTGATTTTTAATGAGAAAAAAGATTATCTACATTGCATTTGACGGAAAAGAGTTTGATACTGAAATGGAGTGTCGTGAGCATGAAGAAAAACGCAGAGACCTTGTAAAAGTGTCTAGAGCAATTAACACTATTAAAAACTATTGCAAAGACCGTGGTTGTCATACCTGTCCATTTTTTAGTTCTCGTTACGGCTGTAAGTTTACAGTAGATACACCCGATGGGTGGGTAGATACACCCGATGGGTGGGAAGTTTAAAACACTTCCCATTCATTGGTAAATAAAAAAATTTTCCTCCCGCAAGGGAGTTTTTTTATTATAAAAATATGAATAACCTATGAATAACGAGCAGTAATGTAATCGTTTACATTCGTATAAAAGTATGAATAAACTATGAACTTGCGGCGGCACAATAAATATGAATAAATAATGAACAAGCGGAAGGCCGATTTAGTTAAATTTTTTAACTAAATATCAAGCAAAAAAGAGAACGGCAATGCCGTTCTCCCTTTACCATTATTCGGCAAGTTTGTAACCCTTTACCTTGCCTTTACCCTTTATCTTAACCTCTTCACTTACAAGTTTTCCCTCTTCCACCAACTGACGGAGAAGTGCAGACGCTTTCTGAGTGGAAGTTATTCCCTCGATTTCCATTCCTGCGACCTCAGATGCAGTGTAAACCTTATCTTTCTCCATAGTGGCAAGAAGTGATGTCTTGATAGCCTTGTTTTCTTTCTGTGTCTTGCTGTCGGTGGTCTTACGTTTAGCGTTCTTGCTGTCGAGTTTTTCAATCTGTGACTTTGCAAAGTCCTTGATTTCATCAGTGATATTTCCCTCGATAACAGCGTTGAAGAACTCTCTTGAAGTCATTGTTGTGTTAGCCATAATTTACCTCTTTCTACCCTTTTGGGCGGTTTAAGTTGTGGAGAACTTTTTCTTGTGTTCTCCTTTACTATGCTTTTATTATAGCATATTTTTTTAAGTTTGTCAAGCAAACTTTTTTTGAACTGGTTAAGAGATTTAACAAAAGCATTTAATGTGGAAAATTTTCCGTGAGATTAAATTCTCTGATTTTCTTTTGTTCTCTTTCCCTTTTCTTTAATATAAGTATACCATAATTTTTGAAGTTTGTCAATGAATTTAAAATGAACTTTTTATTAAAGACAAATTAATAAGTTAAAAGATTTAACTTTTTCGGCCGCCAGAGCGGTTCATGAATTATTCACATTGTTTACATTTAAGACATATTTTATAGCAAAAGAAAAATCTCCCATAAAGGGAGAAAATTCTTTACCTATTAAAAATAGAAGTAGTTTAAAGCCAAAACCAACCTGCAGTCGTATATCCCTTTATAAGATAACAACGACTTTCACTAGAATTAAAGAATGGGCATTTGTCACAATTTGTTTTCATACAATAATTATCAAGAGTTTTAATTGCATTACATACATCTTCATAATTATTACATTCTTTTTCAGTATCAAACTTTTTCCCGTCAGAAGCAACGTAAACAATTTCTTTTTTCATTTAAAATCAAGTCCTTTCTTATTTACTATAATTATTATATCATATCTTTAAATAAAATACAATAGGCAAAATGCACAAAGTTAAAGATTAAAATTTGTTTATTTTAACTATTGCAATTTAGATAGAATTGTGTTATACTAATTATAGTAAAGGAGGGAACACAATGAAAACTTTGATTAAAATAAATGCGTGGATATTGGTTCTTGGTGCAATACTTACAATCACAAATAATCCGTTAGGTTCATTTATTTTCTTTTATACTTGCGTAATTGGATTGATTGACGGCATTAAACAAAATAATTTCAACTCAATTCTTGTCAATTCTGCTTTAGGAGCAATGAACACATACTATATTATTATATTTTTAAAGGAGTTGTTTTAAATGTGTATAAAAGATTTTATTAATGTTCTTAATGGATATTGTACGATAAGCATACAAATTGCACAAAATAATAATGAGTGCATTTATATCGGCTTGGCAATGGAACTTGAAAAAGAAGAAATACTAGAAAAGGAAATAATAGAAATTTTTGTTAATGAGTTTGGTCATACATTTATTTACATTTGAGGAAAATTCTCCCTCTTTTGTCTTTATTGCAATGTAAACGATTACATTTGACTATAAAAGTTATTAAAATATTACAATTATGAATAATTTATGAACGCATCTCCTCTTGCGGCATAAGTTAAAATTTTTAACTAAAAGAGAAAACGAGAAGATTAACTCTCCTCGCTGTCCTTTTTGGCTTTACTTTTCGCCGCAAGTCTGTTCATTTTGGCAAGAAATTCCTCTTTATTAAGGACGTGTTTTTTACCGTTCTCGTCGGTGTAAATAACACCTTTTGTTACTGTTGTTTTACCTTTTGCCATAATTTACCTACCTTTCTAAAATTTCTGTAGAGAAGTAATAAGTTACTTTCTTTTTGAAAACATTTTCAACCCTATATGAAGCAGTACCTGTAAAAATATCGTGATTTTGTCTTTTAAAATAAGAGCAATAATAATCAAATTCATGATAAGCTTGCTTTCTCTGTCCGTCTGTAAAATGTGTGCAATGCTTAATTTCATTTGTGACACATCTAACAAACCAATTATAAGCCTTGTTAAAATCTTCAAAAATTCTTATATCGTAAAAGAAGTCTGTTCCTACTACATAAACGAGTTTATTTTGTAACATTAAATCAAGTCCTTTCGTCTTTCTTTAATACTATTATACACCTTTTCCTTGCGTTTGTCAATAGTTTTGAAAAAATTAAATGTAAATATTTTATGAACAGGTGAACAGATTAAAAGATTAGGGAGATTAAACTCCCCAATCTTCATCTTTTGCTAAAAGACTTCTTACAAAGTTTGTTCTTTTCCCATTATCAATTTCAAACATTGCAAGAATTTCAATACAAGTTTTCATCTTATCAAATGGAGCAGGCGTAATTGTATTTGTATAGTCTTTTCTCCATGTTGTACAAGTTGAATATTTTTCCTTTAATTCTCGTCTTGTCATATCAGAAGAAACAACAGTTGTGCCAACTTCTTCCATTGTGTCCAAAAACCAGTCAAAGTCATCAACATAAGCATATTTGAAATATTCTCCTTTTGTGTCTACAATTTGTTCATAGTCCATAAGTCTTGCACACTTATCAAAATAAACGTTCATCTAATCAAGTCCTTTCTTATTTACTATAATAAGTATACCATAAACAGGCATAAAAGTCAATAGTCATTTTGCACAAATTTTAAACAAAGTTTTTGTTGAAATTATTCATTGTGACTATAAAAGGATATAATATTAATATGAATAAATTATGAACAGGCGGCGGCGGCAATGTGTAAACGATTACAAAATGTGAATAGATTATGAACTTGCGGTGCCGTCATGTAATCGTTTACATTTCCATAAAAAGGAAAAGGGAATTAATCCCTTTTCTTTAAATAATTGTCAATTTTTACATCATGACAACATTTTTGACCTTTATGATAAATATCACCTTTCATTGGTAAATATTTAAACTTTTTCTTTTCAAAAGTTACATAGTAATTATCTTTAATATCTGTTTTAAAAAGTTTTTTGTGTATTTTTGCAATATAAGTACTAGTAGTAATGTGTCCATTAGCGTAAAAATCTGCTTTTACATAAAGTTTACCAAAAGTAAACATAATTAATTTTCTGATTAGTGGTAGCAGTATAATAAGTGGTACTGAATAAAAACAAGTAATGAAGACTACAAAAAAGTCATTGTCTTCCATTCCGCAAGCGTAACTGAAAAAAATTATTAGTTGCCAAATTGCGATACCTGCAAGAACGGCTAAAAGTGTAGATGTGAATGTCATAAAATCAAAACCTTTCAAATTTAATTCAGTAATCTTATCTCTTACTGTACTTATATTATATCATACAATTCTTTTATTGTCAAGTAAAAAATTGCACAATTCTTTTCTTTAAAATTGTGCAAAATGCACAAGCAGACGTAATCGTTTACAAATATGAATAAATTATGAACTTGCGGTGGCACTGTGTAAACGATTACAAGTGTGAATAGATTATGAATGGACGGCGGCATTATGTAATCGTTTACATTTCATCATAAGAGTAAAGAGGAAATAAATTCCTCTTTTTAACTCTATTCATATTTTGACAACTGTATAAAATTATGAGTATCTTTGCAAAAAGGACAATAAAGTTTTTTCAAGTGTCCTTGTTTTGTTCTTCTTGCAGAATTTTTATAAGCAGTATAAACATAATTACAACAAGGACATTTGAACTTGCGTTCTGTTACATTGTGCCTACTCAACATTGAACACCTCAAAAACTTCAAACATATTCCATTTTGCATAGTTTTTGTAATCTTCTTGCATTGGATTGTTGTGTTGATTGATGTTTACCCAACTCGCAACTATCCACATAACAAATGCAATGCACATAATTGTTACTATACTATCAAACACTTTGAAAATTTTGTTTTTCATTCTTATCAAGTCCTTTCTTATTTACTATAATCATTATATCATAATTTTTCTTTTAAGTCAATAGTTGAATTGACTAAAAATCTGACTTTAAATTTGTTCATTTTGCCTATTGCAATTTATTTTAAAAAGTAGTATAATTAAATCATAGAAAAGAGGAAAACCTCTTAAAGAAAGGAATTGATTTTAAATGTGTGAAAAGATTTTAATGCGTTATGGTTGTGAAAACTGGAGAACTATTCTTGTTTATCGTCTTGCTGAATTGTTTCGTCCTTGTAAGAAAATAGCAATTTTCTTTGCTCCTTATATTGCTTTTGCAATGGCAATTTACATTTTTTCCTTATTCTGCTAACAAAGTGCCGCCGCAAGGCGACATTTTTTTTGATTATACTGTAATCGTTTACATTTTTAATTATAATGTAATCGTTTACACTGTTAATATTGTATTAATTATATGAATAATTTATGAACATAATGGGCGATGATAAATGTAATCGTTTACATTATCACTGAAAAATTACACAAAATTTTAAACTATCTTTATGCAATTTGCTAATTGAATTCTTTATCTTTTTATGCTATAATTATTATAGTAAATAAGAAAGGATTGATTTATATGATTTTAAGAGATTGCCTTGAAACAATAGTTGTTCCATCTCGTACAACAATAGAAGTAATTGACAATACTAATTCTAAGATTGGTTATGTTAAACTCTATACTTCTTCTTCATTGGATATGTTCTTTGAAAGGATAAAACAATATTTAGACAATGAAGTTTATACAGTTGTGATTATTCCTAGAGAAAATTGTCTTAAAATTACTATTTACTTAATTTAACAAAAAGGAGATTAATTCTCCTTTTTTCTTTTTATTTATGTAATCGTTTACACTATGAATTACTTTATATGCCGCACCTATATATATCCAGGCTCCAGGCTCTAGGCTTTCTAGGCTTTCCAGGTATATAGGGGGTATTAAATTTTGGAAAATATTGGAGTTAGCCTGAACTAACTCGGCCTGGCAAAATTCTTATGACTAATTTTTTTTAGATGTCGATCGAGGTTCTTATGACTAATTTTTTTAGATGTCGATCGAGGTTCTCATCTCAAATCTTTGACTTCCTCAATTATTCGTGTTATACTTTAATTAAAGGAGGTGAGATGATGCAGAAATTTAAACTTGATTTCTCCATCTATTCTTCTAAAGACCGTTTAGAAGCAATAAAATCAATCCCTCTGGAAACTTTAACCAAATCTGAGCTTGAAACAATTACAAACTATGTACTTTATGGAAAAGATGAAGACGGAACTTCTTCTGTCGATAGAAAAGAAATTCAAATTAAAACTAAATTTAACTCATATAGGAAAGATAAAGATAAAATTACAAGTTTAGATGCTTTAATGGAGTCTCCTACATTTGATGAAAGTTCATTTTCTAGTTCCCCAACACACTGGAAAAATGTTAAACCAACAATTGATAAGGAGAAAGATAAAGATATTCCAAATATGAGGGAACTTTGGACCGAAATTGAAAGACTTAGTACTATTCAAAAATAGAATGAAGGTAAGGAACCGCGGCAACCGAATTGTCCTGAGCTTACTTCCACTCAACTTTACTACTTAAATCATTTATTAATTGAACTTAGAACCCAACAATACTACTTAGTAGATTCAGTTCGTCCTACAATTTTTGCAAAAAAGAACAAGGCTCAATTCCACCCAAGTCCAGTTCAAGACCAACTTAATTTTCCGATTTTACCAAGAGGTCTTTTTCATCATAAGGATGATTTTTATTTTTAGAATCCACATGAGGATAAGGGAGAAGCTAGTGCCGCGGCACCAAATGAGGATAAAATTCTTGAAGGTAATAAACCTTATTTGGACTTTAGAAAAGAAGAACATTTGTACTGGATGATTTAGTTTTATAAGGAAATTGAGGCGGCGGCACAATATCATCCAGATTCAATTCTTTGGAACTTATTGTGGACTCTTGACTTTTATATTGAAAAAGCAGGACTTTCGCCGCAACAGCGTCTGATTGTAGAGCTTAAGAAAAACCAAACCCCTAACAAACAGATTTGTGAAGAACTCCAATCCCAACTTGGAATTAGTCATAGAGAGAACTATATTAGTACTATTTGGAATAAAGCGGTTCGAAAGATTAAGGATGCGGTTGAGCTTAATTATGATGAGTGGCTGTGTAAAGATTATGAGAAAGCTTGGAAGTAGTGTTCAAGATGTGGAAAGTGGTATTTGAGAGACCCTCGAAATTTTGTGAGAAAAGCAAAAGCACTCGATGGTCTTACTGGCCGCTGTAAGAAATGCGATAAGGAATTAAGAGGTTAAGAGATAAATGACAAAGAAAGGAGAAGAGAAAAAGGCTGTTGAATTTCTGAGAGAAATTTCAAAATTGGAACTTTTAGACTTACTTGCAATTGGAAATATTTTGGAAGTTGAAGAAATTGACCCATTTGAGGACTATGTGACTGAAATTGTGGAGAATTATTTGAAAAAGTCTAGGAAGATTTAGAGAGAACTTTTGAAATTAGCGAAAGATGTTCAGAAAGACAATAAAGCTATTTAGAAAGAAAAAGAAAAAGAGAACCCAACTCTCTGATTGAAAATTAAAATTAGAGTTAAAAGAGAACCCAACTCTCTTTTAGCTTTAAATTATAAATTATGATGTGCCGGCCTGCGTAAAATTGAGGCAAACTTCCTCTAAAGTTTTCAGACGGTGGCACAAGGAGATGAGGATTATGGCACTTAAGAAGTGTACGAAATGTGGGGAAGAGAAAACCACAGCCAACTTTATTGGTTGTAATTCTCCTCTTCACACAGGAAGTCTACCAATCTGTAGGGCTTGTATTGATAAGATTATCGCCGCGGCGCCTGATGATAAACGATGGAACCAAGTTGATAAACTTTGCTAGTGGGCAGACGTTCCATTTGTGCCGGCGCAATGGCAAAAAATTTATGATGGCGGCGCAAAAGATGCGTTTGGTCGTTATATGAGTATTTTCAGAAATGAAAAATACGAGACTCTGGATTGGGGAATGTATAATGATGTTTACTTGAAACTTTAGGAAGAACATCGAGTTGAAGATGCAATTCCAGAGTTGAGAGAAGAACAATTCAGAAAACTAAGAAATAAGTGGGGGCCTAATTATGATGATGGGGAATTAGAGTACCTTGAAAATTTACATTAGGGACTACTTGAATCGCAGAATATTGTTGGTGCTTTGAATGAAGACCAAGCACTTAAACTCTGCAAAATTTCACTCATTATTGAACAGAAGATTAGAGAAAGAGCAGATTTCTCTAAGGACTTGCGTGCCTACGATGATTTGTCGAAATTAGCTAATATTACTCCAAAATCAGTTAAGGATGCTAATGAATTTAATTCAGTTGGAGAACTTATGGCTTACTTGGAAAAGACTGGCTTTGTCAATAAATATTATGATGGCGCAGTAAGAGATGAAGTTGACTTCTGCATTAAAGATATTAAATACTGGTTATAGTATTTGTATGTTAATGAGAGTGGAGTTGCAGATGAAATTGAATTAAGAATTAACAATCTTAAGACTAGTGCGGCAATGACAGGAGGCACCTTTAATGAAGAAGAGTTTAGACAATATATGAAAGAATAGGGGTCTTCACCTATTACTGAAGAAGATTTTGAGGTGGATATCTAATGGAAAACGTTGAGATATTAATGCCGCAAACCATTCTGAATACTGTTCACTTTGTGATGAAAGACGTGTCTAAGAAATTCTATCGAGATGGAGTTGAACTCGAAAAGGGCGCTGTTATCACAAAACAAAGAATTGAAAAACATCGAGAACTGTATGAGTAGATTATGAATACTTGGTCAGTTTATCCTGACTTGTATTTAAAAATGATTACTCCTACAACATCAAAATTTAAACTAAAATTCTTTTAGATTATTTTTATAAGAGCCTGCTTAAGACACGGAAGACTTTTGACTATTGCGCCTAGAGCTATTGGTAAGAGTTTCATTTGTATTTTGGCTCTTTATTTAATTTGTATTTTTAGACCTGGAAGTCACGTCAGAAAGGCGCTACCGTATCGTGAGGTGCGGCAGAAAAGATTGGTTAAACGCTGGGAACTCCGAGAGTTACTAAACACTACAATAAGCAAATCCTCGCTTATGAATGTTACGAAAGTAGAAACAAGTTTTAGTAATCGGCCTATGGTTAAAGCCTAAAGGCTATTAGAGGACAATCAGCACTAGAGGAGGAAATAATGACAGAAGAAAATATTAGACGTAATGTTGAAAAGCATTTTGGTAAAGTTGATTTTGAATTAATTGAGTTTAGTAAATATAATTAGCCAGTAACTTATAAATGTTTACATTGTGGAAAAGTTTTTACGTTAAAAAGATTAGATAGTCTTTATAATTCAAGAAGAACACGTTTTTGTAGATGTTTACCTCATCCAATTAATTCACCAATGCTTATCTCTTTAAAGGATGCACAAAAAAGATTAGATACGCTCTATCCTAATGAATTTTTAATTTTAGAAAAAGATTACCAAGGTTGGACTAAAAAAGCTCTGGTTAAACATTTAAAATGTGGAAAAATTTTTAAGATAAAGCCAAAAGACTTATTAGAATCAGGACATTGTCCTTGCACTAAAATACTTTCAAAAGGTGAAGAAAGAATTTCTGCAATATTAAATAAATATAATATTTTATATGAAACTCAAAAGAGACTAGAAGGAATAAAAAAAGCTCCTTTTGATTTTTATTTACCAGATTATTCTTTACTAATTGAATTTTAGGGAAGACAACATTATGAACCGGTGGAGCAATTTGGTGGAGAAAAACAGTTAATTAAATAGAAAGAAATAGATAGAAGAAAAAAACAAATTGCTTTAGAACAAGGATATGATATTTTATATATTAATTATAAACAAATGTCTAATATTGAACAACTTCTAGTTCAAAGACTATCCGTGACGGGAGTAGGGCTAAGCGGCCCGAAAAGCCAATCGCCTCGAAATGAGGATTGATATAGTCTGTTCGTTATGTGAAAGCATAAGAAGAAATTAAGTAGCGATTAATTTTGTAACAAAAAAACTTTTAGGGATGTCCTGGTAAAGCCCAAGGCGCCAAGGTGGCAAATTAGAAAATACATCAATTGTGGGAAATCTTTCCACTTTTAAAAGAAGAAATTTTAGGAGAAGGTAACTTTGGAAACGATTACGTCAAATTAACTTTCCGTAATGGTTCTCTCCTAGACATCATCTCACCATTGAATTCATCTCGTGGTAACCGTGCGACAGCCGGTATCCTTGATGAGTTCCGTCGAACAAGAATCAAAAAGTTGAATTTTATGTATTTAAAATTCACTTAATGGTGAGGTGATAAAATGGTTGGTTACATTTATAGTATTATTAATAATAAAACCAAAGAAAGATATGTCGGATAGACTATTGATTTAGAAAGAAGGAAAAAAGAACACTTTAAAGATTTAGAAAGCAATAAACATTTGAATAAAAAGCTTCAAAGTGCTTGGAATAAATACGGTAAAAACAATTTTTCTTTTGAATATTAGAAATATGATTTAGCTAATAAGGATGAGTTAAATATTTTAGAAAAAGCATTTATACAATAGTATGATTCTTATTACAATGGATATAATTTAACTTTGGGCGGAGATGGAGGCAATACTCGAGGAAATCTCAGCTTTGAAAACTATTGTTTAATTTATATAGGATGCCGTTGGAAAGGAATGACAGAAAAAATTGCAAAGGTTTTAAATATTGACTCATCTACAGTATCAGCTATTTTAAGAGAAAAAGCTTATTTATGGTATAAAGAAGAAGCAGATAAATTAACTAAAGAGGAAAAGAAAGAAATTCAGGATAAATTTGATACTATTTTTAATACAAAAGGTAAAATAGCTGATAAGAACAGAATCCCTACACATTTAACTGAAGATGATTATTTTTATTGCTTATGTATAGCATCTAGTTATAGTCGAGGAATTGAAACTGCTTTATCAAAATTTTTTGACAAACATAAATCTTTTTTAGTTAATGGCATAAAAGGAAAAACTTCTGGTAAAGCTTATAGTGCTTTACAGAGATATAAAATGTTATCAAAAGAAGAAATTGTTTAGATAGGTAAATAGAAATTTGAAGAATGGGAAATATAGAAATATTCAAATGTTAAATTAAACATTGTTTGGAATGATAGATGGCGGAACTAAAATCTCTTAAACTGCGGGAACATCCTTAGAGTTCTAGTTACCAAACGTTAATGGTGACATTAACGCGGCAACACTAACTATGTTGGTAAGGTAATAAGATTAGAAATTGGACAATCCGCAACGAAGCTTCTCTTAGAGAAGAACGCTCAGAGACTATAATAGAGACACAGCAATGTGATTGTATAGTCCATTCCCTTTAAAATATCGAGAAATCGAGGGTACTTAAGGATCATGACCCAGATGATGTAAACGAAATACTTCTTCCTCTTTTGAATGTTGACCGCCCAATGGCCAACCAAGACAAAAACCCTTATGAACCACAACAAGTTCAGTTGTGGATTTCATCTGCATCGGATAAAAATACATTTGCTTATGATAAGACGATTGAGATGATGGAGCTTGCTATCCTTTATCCTCAAAAGGTTTTCTGCTGGGGAATGGATTATAGAGTGTCTGTTAAAACAGGACTTCTGTCTGCCGACTTCTTAAATGAAATGAGAATGTCAAATACTTTTAGTGAACAAGGTTTCGCAAAAGAGTATATGAGCCGTTTTGTTGGAAGTTCATCAGAAGCTTGGTTCGATTATGATAAGCTTGCTTCTAGAAGAAGATTGGTCAATCCAGAAACACACGAAATTATTAGAGAAGGTACAGAGAGCTTTTACTTAATATCGGTAAACAAATCTGCCGCCTAACTTAGAGATAAGTTAGTGAAAATTTACTTAAAAGCGAGGAAACCCGAAAGACAGAAAAACTAAAGATATTTTATCCTCAAAATATCAATGTTACGAAAGTAGAAATAATTTTCTGTATGGCATATGGTGTAAACCTAAGTGCTAAATAAAGGGCAATTCGCACTAACAAGGGAGGAACAATGAAAATAATAATAACAAAACTTGTTAGTTCAACGACTAGTTCTTAGAACGTAGGCTCAAGTGAGCCGAAAGAGTAAACTTCTGAAAAGAAGAAAATATAGTCTAATCTTTAATGAAAATTAAAGCAGCGAAAGCGGATATAGAGTAACGACCTATATTGAATATAAATGTGATGTCGCAAGAAGAGGTTGTCAAACTGTTGCAACCATTCTTAAAGTTTTTCCAGGAGGAGACCGTTATACTGCTAATCTAGTTAATGTTTACGTTCTTGGTAAAACTGAAAATGAAAAAGTATTTGACCATCAAGTGCTTGAACTTAAAAGATTAATAAAAGCTTTCAATCCAAAAGAAACCATCATAGATATAAATGGATTAGGAATTGGTTTCGCCGACTTAATGATTAAACCAACTTTAGACCCTCGTACAGGAGAAATTCTGCCGGCCTATGGTTTTTCTAATCGTGATGAATATTTTGATATTCAGCCGCGTGATGCTAAGAAAGTTCTTTTTGGTATAAAAGCAACGAGTGATATAAATAGTCAAATGCACTCTGCACTTTATTCAAAAATTTATTCTGGTTGTTTGTCGTTCTTAATTTCAGAACGTAAAGCAAAAGAGAAATTAATGGCTACTAAAATTGGTAGCAAAATGAAGCCAGAGCAAAAAGTAGCTCGTTTGATGCCACATGAATTAACTTCTCAACTTATTAATGAAATAATGAATTTAAAGCCAAAACCAACGGGAGTTGAAAATAAAATTGCCGTTGAAATGATTAATAAGAGAATGACAAAGGATAAATTCTCCGCTCTTGAGATGGGTGTGTGGAGAATGTGTGAAATGGAAAATGAAGAAATTGCCCATCGCCGCAATAGAGGAATTGGAAGACGGCTAACATTTACCCGCTCAGGAGGTGGAAGACGTAAGTGACAGAAGAAACAGCAAGATTAACAAATTTTAAAAGTGCTTTTAAAGGCATGACAGCAGCATCGCAAGAAGCTTATGTTAAAACTGGCAGAAAAAATGCTAAAACTAGAAATAGAACTTATGATAGAAGAGAAATCGATTCTATTATAGAAGGTGGCGACCCAGTGCGCCAGGCAGAACTTTCTAAGCATTATTTTGAAACTAATGGCACATATAAACGTATTGTTCTTCACTATGCGACTTTTTTAACTTATAGCTGGATGTTAGTTCCTTCTTTAAAGAATAAAAAAGATTTAATGACTAATAAACAAGTTTCCAAAGCCTATTATGATGCTACTAAGTTTCTTACTAATTTTCAAGTTTAGAATAAGTGTACAAAATTTGCTTTAGAAGTTTTTATCAAGGGTGGTTATTATGGCTTACTTAACTCAGAAGGTGGTAAAACTGTTCTTTAGGATTTGCCTTTTGAATATTGTCGTAGCCGCTTTAAGGATATAAATGAAATTGATATTGTTGAATTTAATTTGAAGTTTTTTGATACTATTAAAGATAGTAACTTAAGAACTGAAATTCTTAAAACTTATCCTCGTTTAATTAGAAAGGCTTATAATACATTCAAATATGCAAGTGGTCCACAATGGATATTCCTACCAGCAGATATGGGAGTTTACTTCTGTTTTTCAGAAGAAAGACCATTCTTTTTAGACCTTATTCCTCTTATTGATGATTTAGAAGATTACAAAGCAATGGATAAACAACGAAATGAGCAAGCTCTTAAACGTATTCTTGTTCAAAAAGTTGGCGTTGATGGTACAAGACTTGTTTTTGAACCAGACGAAGCAGAAGAGATGCACGAAGGTGTACTTGATATGCTTTAGAATAATACAGATGTTGATGTTGTTACAACTTACAACACTGTTTCATTGCTTGATTTAAGTAGTACAGATGATGAAAAGACTCAAATTGAAGAAGTTCAAAATCTTATTTATGAGTCTGCCGGCCTGTCAAAAGAATTTTTCTTTTCAACAACAGATACAGGTTTGGAAGTCTCTGAAAAAAACGACTTGGCAATGATGATGGTCTTAGCTCAAAAATTTGCTCATTTCTTTACTGTTCTTACAAATACAAAATTTGAGAATAAGAAAGTTGACTTTAATTTTATCATTCTACCTGTAAGTTATTATAATAGTGATACTTATGTTGATAAGGCAAGAGACCTTGTTTCATTTGGTTATAGTTTTATTACTCCAGTAGTTGCAACAGGACTTGACCAAACTAGCCTTTCAAATTTAAAATTGCTTGAAAATGATTTACTCAACCTTGATGATATACTTAAACCGCTTCAAACTTCTTATACTCAATCAGATAAGACAATTAGTGAAGTTAATGCGGCAAAAGATGCTGAAGACTAGAAAAATAAAGGACAGTCTAATACTGACCCTCAGTCAGACGACGCCGCGGCACCGTCTGACACAAATAAATAGACAGAGGAAGGTGAACAGTAATAGTGGAAAGTTTAAAATTTAATCAAAATTATGATAAAACTGTTCCCCGTAATTTAGATGTTACTCTTTATGGAGAGCTTGAGCCTTATAATGAGGCACTCTCCAAATGTAGAGTACGAATTTTTTATAGGGGACTAAATAGAAACCGCACTTATATATCAGAGGATTTTGCTCAACAACTTATTAATTCTCTCCCGTACACTCCAATTAAAGGAATTTTTGATTCTGATGAGGTTGACTTTAAAGACCACGGCAAGAAGAATAATGAAGGAAGAATTTATGGAGTTGTAATGGCAGACCCAAATTTTGCTTGGGAAGAACATGAAGATTGCGACGGTGTAGTTCGTAAATATGCTTGTGCAGATGTTCTTCTTTATACTGCTCTTTATTCCGAAGCAAAATTAATCCCTGGTTCATCTTAGTCTATGGAAATTAATCCATATACATTTGATGGTAATTGGGAAATTTATGACGATGGAAAGCCTTTCTTTAAATTTACTAAAGGTAGCCTTTTTGGACTTCAAGTTCTTGGTATGGCAACAGAACCATGTTTTGAAGGTTCGGCTTTCTATTATAATCTAATAAAAGATGATTTACAACCTTTTATTAGTTATATTAAAAATATCACAAAGGAGGAAAAACAAATGGCAGAATTGAAATTCAGACTTTCTAATTGCGAGAAAGCCCACAAAATCTTTCAGGCATTAAATGAAGGCGTTGAAGATTATGCCGATATAAAATATTGGCTGTGTGACGTTTATGATGATTACGCTGTTGCTCAAGCAAATACTGCAGAGGGTGGCTATATCAGAGCTTATTACACAAAGGATGAGGACACAGTTACAATAACAAAAACTGAACCTTGTTTCATGCTTGATGTAACAGAAGTTGAAAAAGCAGCACTTGAAGCAATGAAAGCAGCTAGTGGTACTTATGAGCAGGTTTCAGCCGATTATAGTGCTCTTGAAGCTAAGGTCGCTGAAATGACTACAGAAACAGAGACTCTTAAGTCTAGTCTTGCGGCAGCAGAGGAAGCTAAGGCAACTGCTGAAGCTGACCTTGCAACTAAATCAACAGAATTCGAGGCACAGAAAACTGAACTTGATGAGAAGATTGCTTCTTATGAAGCTAAGGCAGCAGAAGATAAAGTTGCTCTCGAAGAGGCCGCAGCTAACTATGCTAAGCTTGAGTCTGAAAAAGTTGAACTTGAAAATAGTAAAAATGACTTAATTAATGAGAAAGAACAGCTTGCTGCTTTTAAAGCTGGTGTTGAAAAAGACCAGAAGGAGCAGTTGCTTTCTAAATATAGCGAGCACCTTGATGATGCTTCAATGGAAGCTCTTAAGGAGAATATGGATAAATATTCTGTTGTAGACTTCAAGAAAGAAGTTTGCACTGCCGCAGTAGAACACGACCCAACCATCTTTAATAAGAGTGGAGAGCCAGACCGTTTTTATTCCAAAGGTGGTAATACAGCAGATAAGTTTGAAGGACGTACTGCTGTTGAGAGACTGTTAAATAAACATATTAATGGAGGTAATAAATAATGATTAGACGTTTTGACTGTAAAGGTTTTGGTCAAATCGAGCCTAGCCAGGTTTGGTTCACACGTACTGGTATGGTTGAATCTCAGTGCTATCTAGATGAAGAGAAATTCGCTGCTAGTTTTCCAATGACTCCAGCAGAAGCAGAAGATGGCAAGATTTACGCAGAGAATGGTGCTTTCCTTATGGTAGATAAGGCTAATAAGACAGCTACTCTTCCAAATAAGAAAATGAGTGATGCCGGCTTCCCTATGGGTATTAATTATTCATCAGAGAAGATTTACAATCAGTATACTCCAGGCCGCAGAAACTTTGCAATGATTGCAGGTGAGTATCTGCCAAGAATTGGTTATGTTGAGCCGGGTATGAGAATTTGCACTAACTCTGTATGCTGGGATGATACAGTATTCACAGTAAGCGATGAAGATAATGACTCTCCTTCTGTTCAGATGTATAAGAAAGTTAAGGAGCAGCTTAAGACTCCAGGTGCAAACCCTATTTATGCTTATGTAATTGATGATTCTGAGCTTCCTGCAAATCAAAAGACACAGGGTAAGCTTGTTATCGGCGCATCAGTAGAAAAGGCTCTTGGTGGAGTTTATGCACAGGTTGTTGAGGCTTATACAAATGCAGACACGACTCTTTCCTTTAAGATTCAGTTTGTAAATAAGCCTACTAAGTAATTTGGGATTAGGAGGTAAGAAAATAATGAGTATGGATAAAAGCGCAATTAAAGATTTAGTCGTTTGCTCTTTCTGCAAAAAGAATCCTGACCCTACAAAGTATTCACAGGAAGATATTAAGGCAACTCTGAGAGACGAGATTCACTCTATTGCTAACGACTATAATTCATATAGACGTAATAAGCTTGACCTGTTCGAGATTATGCAGGAAGCTTATACAGAAATTCTCCCTAAGTCAGTTGAGGAGTTCATGGGTACTTTTGCTGAGATTAAGAGAGTTGCTAATAATGAGAAGGCTCAGTTTGTAGTTACAACAGGTCGTAGACGTGCTAAGCAGTTTGTAACAGCAGTTTCTCTCTCTGGTGTTTATGAGTCTTTCAGACTTGATAAGAATACATTCGAGGTAGGTGGCCATGCAATTGGCGGTGCTGCTTATATTGACTTTGAGAGATATATTTGCGGTGACGAGGATATTTCAGAGTCAACCGAGATTCTCCTTGAAGGTCTCCAGGAAGCTATTTATGGCGAAATTCAGAAGGCTCTTCTTGCGGCAGTAAATGCTGATGACCGTCCAGCAAACAACAAGGCAATTGTTGCAGGTTTCGATGCACAGGTTATGCAGGACCTTTGTATGGTAGCTGGTTCTTATGGTAATGGTGTAACAATTTATGCTGCTCCAGAGTTCGTTGCAGCAATGGGTGCAGATGCTATTGGTCTTCCAATGGTATATCCAGTTGGTGGCTCTGCAAATGGTGTTGCAACTCCTGTTTATAATCCTCTTAATATTGATGAGATTGCAAGAACAGGTAGAATTAAGACTTTCAGAGGTAATCCAATTGTTGAGATTCCTCAGTCTTATACAGATGAAACAAATACAACTACAATTGCTAACCCAGCAGTAGCTTATATCTTCCCTAATGGCAGAACAAAGCCTGTTAAGATTGTTTTTGAAGGCGATACACAGGTAGACGAGTTCAAGAATAGAGATAGAAGCTTTGAGATTGAAGCTTATCAGAAAGTTGGCGTTGCTATTCTCACAAACTATGACTGGTGTGTATATGTTAATACAGACCTTCAGGATAATGAGAAGTATCCAACTAAGTACGAAACAAAGTTTGCTTAATTCTTAATGCAAAGTAAATAAATACCAATGAAAGAAGTGGTGGGTAAGATAGCTCACTCACCATTTTCTTTTGAGTTAAAAGGAGGAAAAATAAATGGCAGAAAGAATGGTTGTTCTTAAGAATATGGTTAATGGTAAAGTTGTTGTTAACAAGCCAGCCTATGGTGTAAGACGTGTTTGGAATAAAAGAAATCAGCCTATGGCAATTGAATATGATACGGTTCAGCAGTTGCTTTGGGACCCTGGTTTTAGAAATATGATTGACAGTGGTATTCTTTATATTGAAAATATGAAGGATAAGATTGATTTGGGTCTTGAGCCTGTTGGTACAGAAGAGCCTGTTAATATTATTGTTCTAACAGAAACTGAAATGAAAGAGCTTTTGACTACTATTCCTTTTAGCGTATTTAAAAGAAAAGTTTCTGAACTTTCAAAAGTACAGGTAGATAACTTAATTTCTTACGCTGTGGAAAATGAAATTGTCAATACTGAAAAATGTAAATATTTAAAAGAGGTTACAGGTAAGGATATCCTTGCTAGTATTAGCCGCAAACAGGATATGGAAGAAGAGGATAAGGCTGCTCGTTAATTTAAAATAAAGGAGGCTAGTTATGATTACATTAATGGACGTTTATAATGCCTTCTTAGGAAAAGTAAATGAAGATGATTGGTCACATTGCTATTCCAAAGATGACTTAGAATGGTTTATGAAAGACTGGCGTACCTTCTTAAATGCGGCACTTGCTTATTTTAAATTTCCACGTTGTAGTTTGGAAATTAATGAAGAAACTTAGTCTTTTAAGGACACTAATATGTCTCAAGACGAAGTACAGATACTTGCTACTTATATGAAATATGAATGGTTGAGTAGAACTGTAGATTCTTGGGAGAATATAAAAACTCAATATGATGAAAAAGATTTTTCTCAGGCGAACTTGCTTAAAAATTTTATCTCTCTTAAAGAGCAAGCTTTTGAAAATGCGGCACATCTAGAAAGAACTTATTATCGCTCGAGAAATAAAAAACCTTATCATTATGGACGTCTTGCCGGCGGCAGGAAACGACTTAAATGAATGATAATCAAGAAATAATCGTAGAAGCCTATAAAGATAAAATGAAAAAACGTCTTTATGGGCTTTTAAAAGAAAGAGAGAAAAATGGCGAATGGGAAAAATTTTTAGATACTATTTTAATTGAATTAGAGGGATATAATGACTCAAGCAAGACGATTGATTATTATACTCTTTATGCAAAGCTTTCTTCTTGTAGGTATTTGTCTTATAAATATTATCGTAAAACAATCTTTGAATGTATGAATTTATTTGATAGGATAAGAATAGAATGAATTATTTTGAAGATGTTTATTTAAAACGAATGAATATTGACGGACAAACTCAACAAGACAGAGTTAAGACTCGTAAAGAAAAAGAATTTGATAGATTGTTTTTAAAAAAGACAGAATATTAGGTTTTACTTTACGGAGTTAATGGAGAGCAAAGAAATGATATTTGTTCCCTTTAGCCAAATAAGTGGAATGAGAGTAATTTAATTGGTAATTTACTTATGTCCACTAGTGCCGCAGCCCTCAAAACAGGGGATATACTTAATATAAGACAATAGATAAAAAATGAAGTGCAAGATAGAATTTGGCTTGTGCTATTTGTAGAAGCAAATCTTACCAAAGGCTATCAACTTTTTAAGTGCATTTGTCTTGATGAAGAGATTAATATTACTGATGAATATGGAACAACAAAAGAAGTTATTCCTGTTAAGTTTATTAGTGCTACTTCATCGTTTATACAAGATAATTTCACACTCTCTTTTGGTGGTTATCGTGAAAATGATACAAGCCGCGGTTTTGTAACAGCAGATTGTAAAATTTTAAAGAAAGGAGTTCATTTTATCTATAAGGATAAACGATGGGAAATTTCAGGTAAGGATAATATTAGTATTGATAATGTGGCTTATACTTTTATTAGAGAAAAATTAATGAAAGCAGAGGAGCCTATATCTTCAAAAGAAATTCCTGTTGGAGAAGATGATAATTTCTTTTTAATAGGTAGGTGATAACATGGAGTCAGTTGTAAAATATGGTCAAGAAATTGGCCCGAATTTGATTAAAATTGCTAAGAAGCTTTTACAAAATGAAAACTTGCTTATGCTTCTAGAAAACACAGACTTAGACCCGCTTAACAAAGATTAGCATCCTGAGTCACCAAATCCTGCTGAAATTTTTAATAAATTAATAAGAGTAGTTCCGCTTATTACTCCAGATGAACAAAATACAAAGTCTAAAATAATTCTCTTATTTACTGGCGGCAACGTCGGAGGAGATAATTATGATAATGAAAATTTATCCTTAGATATCTATGTATACTGTCCTTTTGATGAATGGCGTATTGCTGGAAATACATTAAGACCATTTGCAATTATGTCTGAAATTCGTAAATCTTTACAAGGAAAAAGAATCAATGGCTTGGGCGAAATTCAATATAATGGCTTTACATCAGCCCTTATGACAAATCAAATGGGTTCTTATGAGATGTCCTTTACTATAAATGCTTTCTCTTAATCAATTTGAAGAAATTAAAGAACAAGCTTACTGCGGAAAACCAAGCCAATTACCAGGAGTTTGTTTGGTCTATCCTTTAACTATTTCTGAAATTATGTCAATGGGGCGAAGTACCTATCAAGGCTATTTAGGAACTTTGCTTCTTTCAGAAACAGATATTTCTGCACTCATAAAAGAAAAGACAGGAAAAGAACCTCCGATTGAATTTATCAATCCTCTTGCCTATCTTCTTGAAAGTGCGGATAAGGATGATAGATATTTATTAGAACTCTAGTAGATATTTTCTATTTTTATAAAAGAGGAAGTTCTTTTTCTTCCTAAAATGAAATCAATTGTCGTAGGCAGTCCAAAAGAAAAGCGGCTTATTACTCCTCAAAATTTTGGAGATTTTCAAACTATTTTGAAAATTCAAAATAAAAAAGAGATTAAAGAGCCGCCTCCGGAGAATGAATCACCGGGACAACGAAAAATGCGACTATTACGAGAGAAAGTTGCTGCTGTTAAAAAGAAGCAAGCTGAGAAAAACAACGAGGGGTAGTCTTTCTTAGAACTCCTTGAAATAGCGGATACTTTCGGAATTGATACAATGAATTGTTCACTTCTTAAGTTTTATAATCTTATAAGACGTTATCAAATGAGAGAGAAGTGGGATTAGGATTTGCAAATGCTTTGTGCAGGTGCAGACCCTAAGAAAATGAAAACAAAATATTGGGGCGAAAGCTCCGAGGAAAAATAAGGAGGTTAGTAAGAATGGCTAGTCAGAACCTTTTTGAAAAATATGGTATTCGTGATGTCGCTGATGTTACTCTTTACCGTATCGAAAAGAAAGAAGAGACTTTTGAGTCTCAGAGAAAAATTGCCGCAAGCTCTATCCTGAAGGGTGCTCTTGAACTCCGTACCGTTTATCCTATGATTAATGGTGTCGGTGATGAAGAAGGCTTCGATGCTCTCGTATTTACAGAAGCAACTATTAATAAGGGTACAAACTATGACTGCGATGATGTAGTTAAGCTTGATACTAAGATTAAGGTTATTTATAAAGAGAGTGCGGCTAGTAAGCCAAATGATAATGAAATTCTTAAGAATGGTGCTATAAACTATATTAAGACAAATTTTGAAGCAATCTTTAAGAACGCTTTTAGTGCTGATAAGGGTAAAGAAGTTGAAGAGGCTTCTAAGGGCTTTGTAGTTGAACTTGGTCTTGCAAAAGAGCAGGAAACAGGTATTGTTTACAGTGCTGAAAAGATTAAGGCTGCTCTTGCTTCTGATAATACTACTGTTGCTGCAGAAGGCGACATCAATGTTGAAGTTGTTGAGCCACTTGAAACAGAAGAAGTTATTACAGATGAAGAGACTACAGTATATAATTCTGAGGGTACATTCCTTGTAACAGCAGTTGTTGACCTTAAAAATGAGGATGAAAAGGCAACCGGTGTTTATGAGAATGAAAACAGTGCTACTCCAGACCAGAACCTTGAAATTGGTACTCATGAGTATACTTATCCAGAACAGATTTGTATGCTGTTTGCAAGACGTCAGAACATCATTGCTAAAACTGGTGTAAGATACGTTTTTGAAAACGCAGACGAAATCTTTGGTGATGTTGCTTTTAATGATAATTTTGCCGCAGCACCTAAGTCAGCAGAAAAAATTGTAGTTGCTGGTCTCGTAGGTAAGTTTGATGAAAGCACATATGACCTTGAAGAAGTAAATGGAGTTATTGCTCAGCTGAGAGATACTCTTGAAGCTAAGGCTTATGATGTAATTTATAATGACTACGCAGAGCTTGTTGTAGAAGATGAAATGGGTTACTTTAATCCTAAGTTCCTTGGTAAAGATTATGTAAGAAAGCAGGGCGTTGGCTCAATTACATTCTTTGGCGAGAACGGATATAAGGAGTATGTTGGTGACAACGTTGACGTAGCAATTAAAGATGCTGAGATGTGGAGCGATGGTGTTCATTACAGTATTAATGATGCTATTGATGCTTTGAGACAGAAGAAACTTGTACTTGATACAAGTGAAACTAATGGTGCTGTTGGTATTGAATCTATTTTCGGCGGCTATAAAGTAGGTTCTAAGGAAGACCCGAAGGCCGGCACAGAAGATACTGTAAATGCTGATAATATTTATAATTATAAGGTAGATAAGGCAGACGCACTTGTTGCTGCAACAAATAAAGATGGAGTAGAAGTTACTTCTAAGTATCCTCTTGAAAATGTTGTAACTGCTGTAAGTGAAATAGGTCGTGCTGGTGTTGCCTTTGGTAAGGCTCTTAGAGTTGATACTGCTGGTAAGACATCTAATAGAGCGATTTATGTTAAAGTTGATGGCTCAGTTGACACAGCGGCCGGTGCTTACATCTATCTGTTGAGAAATAAGAACTTTAAGAAGCTTTCTCTTGATAAGGAAGGTATCTTTAAGTTTGTTGATAAGGCTGGCAATGTTCTTTATTATCAGGATAAGATTTTCAAGGGTATTGAGTATCTTGCTCTTGTAGTTCTTGGAGATAAGGGTCTTATCTTTGTAGTAAATCGTCATGGCACTCAGAACATTGAAAGAGTTGCTTGGATGGTTAATGATAAGGGCTATGTAACAAATAGTCAGGCTAAGCTGCTTGTTGAGAATGGACTTATCCATACAACTGATATTACAGTTAATGATGAGTCATTTGAAGCAACTTGCACAGTTGGCAAGATGAAGATTCACGAGACAAAGAAGATGACTAACAGATATACTCCTGTTCTCTTCCTTGATACTCTTAAGGTTTCAACTCTTGAGCAGACAGCAAGTAGTTCTTATGCAACAGGTAGCCGTGGCAATGCAAATCTCATTGGTTGGGATTATGGTAAGGAGATTACTCTAAGTATTGATGATGCTCTCTTTACTCCTGCTTCTATGAGTGCTATCTTTGGTGCAGGAGAGAATGGTGACATTCGCAAGGGCGTTAAGGAAGCTAAGACTATTGATAGACTTGAAAAAGTAACTGCTAAGAGAAACTTTATTGTGCCGGCAGGCAATAGCAAGGGAACTCCTTCTGAAGCTGATAAAACTGCACAGGCAGTATTTATTGACCCTAACACAATGGAGCCTTATGCTGATGGTACTCCAATCGCAGAGGGCGAGAAGTTCCTTAAGTTTACTCGTTCAATTGCTTATGAAGGTCAGTCTATTGGTAATGTAATTGAGATTTCTGCTGAGAAATTCCCTGGTACTTACAAAGTTGTAGGTGATACTTACATCAGAAATAAGGAGACAGGTGAAGACCAGAGATTCCAGTTCATCATTCCACAGGCTAAGATGGGTTCAGAGCAGACTATTACACTTGAGGCCGATGGAGACCCAACAGTATTTAGTTTCAACATGACAGTTCTTCGTCCAGACGATGGCAAGATGGTAAGACTTGTATCTTACGATGTTATTGAGAATGAAGAGGAGAATGATGGCTCAACAATGGTTAAGGGCACAGAGAATCTCAACCTTCTTGATGACGCTGAACTCTTTAAGATTAGTGACAACAGTGAAGAGGATGAGTCATTTATCGGAGCAACTGAATTTTAATTAAAAGAGGTGTTAAAAGGTGAACATTTTTGACCAGTACGGTATAAAAGATGTAGCCGACGTAACACTTTACAGTATCCATAAAAAGAAAGATGGTAGCGGCGGGGTCTATTATGTCCCCGCTCTCTATCTTGATACTTTAAAGGTTTCATCGGTTGAGAAAACGGCAAGCAACACTTGGTCACAAGGCGGCCAAGGTAATAGCAGATTAATTAATTGGGATTATGGAAAGGAAATTAACGTAACTCTTGAAGATGCCCTTTGTACGCCTGCTTCTCTCGGTCTTTGTTGGGGCGGCATTTTAAGTGCCGATTGGAAAGATGGAAAGATTGATTATAATACTGAGGTTTGCAATTGCCGCAATCCAGTAAATAAAATTTCCAGAATGGAAAAGGCTATTTATCCTAGAACAAGTAATGACCCTAGTGAACATCTAATTAGTAGACTTCTGCCACAAACTGGTACAGAAGGAATGTCAATGGATTTACTGAAAAAATCAGAAGTTGTTGATGGTACTAAAATTCAGGGTGTTGGCACTGTTTTAGGTCATAGTTATAGATGGCGTTTAATTCTTGAGTCTGGCGTAAGGTCAGTAGCTCAAGTTCCAGATAGATTTTTTGATATAGAAGGTAGAAGTTATCCAATTGATTGGAACTCAAAGGTTTCAGTTTTCAATGGTGAGGCGGCTGCTTATTCTAATTTCAAAGATGCAGTAATTTACAGAGTAGGTCCGGCGGCAGAAAATAGTAAAGCAAAGCCTTATATTATTTTTGATGCTTGGATGGATATTGCAGAACATGAACAAAATAATGGACAGGATGAAGTCGCAGAAAGTTTGCAGAAATATTTGACTAAATATAAGGAGAATTTGTCTGCTCATACTGTTGCTTCTGTTGATGAAGATAGTGCTAATGCAGCACATACTTTCCCACCTTCCAATGTTTCTAGTATTAAACTTCCTTTAACTCAGGCTACTTTCCTTGCAATTGTAGTTGATAACAATGATGTATATCACACTTATGTTACTAATGCAACTGAGGATAAGATAAATAGTACAAGCGATAGAGAAATTACTTGGTATGAGCCTGCTAAGCAGATTGTTACATCTCAGTTTAAAGGTCTTGATATGTGGATTCGTTTTGAAAGTATTAATGAAATGATTTATTTCATTATTACTAAATATGAGAATGATATATTAAGCATTAAAGCTGCTTATAGAGCTAAGCCATCAGATACAGCAAAATGGGTTAAAAAGATTTATGAAGTTAATGAAGAAAGTGTCACTGCTGAACCACAAGGTCATCTATACACGAAAGGTAAGCTTATAAGTGTTTCTACTGTTAGTGAAAAGGGAACTCCTATTGAGAACACTACTAACATTGAACTTATTAGTGGAGTAAAACGTTGGGTTGAGTATGTAGAGGCTCCACTTGATAAAGATACTGAGAATCCAGACGCTGTTGTTGGTAGAGACACTACTATTATGGAAGATTATGATAATTCTGATATTAATGAAAAGACAGAAGGTAAACTTTGGGCTTATGTAAATCCTCGTACAATGAAACCATTTACAGACGATTATTGGATGCATCAAGGTGAGCCATATTACATTAAATCTCTTACTATTGCGCCGGCAGGTAAACAGATTAAGGGTAATAAAATTGTAGTTAAGGCAGACCAGTGGCCAGGTATGTATATGTTTGTTGGTGAAACTTATATCAGAGATAGAGATACTGGCGAAGACCACCGTATGCAGATTAAGTTCCCACAGGTTAAAGTTAAGTCTGACCAGACAATTACACTTGAAGCTGATGGCGACCCAACTACTTTCAATCTTGACCTTGAGGTTGCTAAACCAAAGGTTGGAGCAATGATGGAAATTACTGCTTATGAAATTGCACCTAAAATGATTCGTGGCGAAAACGGATGCTTCTATGCAGTTGATGGTTCTTCTGAGGTTGTAACAGAATAATATAAAAGGAGGCGATTAAAGTGAACATATTTGATTAGTATGGAATTAGAGATGTTGCAGATGTAACTCTTTATGGTATTACTTATGATAAATATGAGAATGAAGTTTATATACCAGTAATTCATTTTGACACTTTAAAAGTTTCCTCTACCGAGCAAGTCGCGGAGCAAACATCTGCCCGCGGCGGCCCTGGTAATGCAGAACAAGTTATTTGGGACTATGGTAAGGAGATTACTTTAACACTTTAGGATGCTTTATTTACACCTGCTTCTCAAAGTTTAGTATGGGGTGGTCTTTATGGTCTTAAAAACATTAAAATTAAAGGTTTTTGGGATCCCTTCATATATGAGAATGATGAGTTTGGCAATCCAATTTATTGGATTAAAACTAATTTAACAAAAGAAGAATACGAAAAAATCAATAAAGATGGTATTGCGGCACAACAAGCTTTAGATGCTGGCTTAAGTATTGATGGTATTGATTTACAAGCACAAATAGACCTTATGAGACGTACTGAAAAATTCATTTGTCCTTGTGATAATGAAATTAAATATGTACTTTGGAATTTTGGTGATGGTGCTTATAAATATTCTAAGTGGCATCATTCTGATATAGTAGAAGATAATGTTAATCCAGTTAATGGTCATTTTATTGGCACTAACTTGGAAAGAGATGGAAAACCTGTTCGTTCTGCATCTGGATAGATTATTAAAATTTATACTGTTGATTATTTTAATAAAATAATAAAGTAGAAAATGGAACGAGCTGAGATTATAGTAAATAATTTCGGTTCTTTTTCTTTTAAAAACTTGAAAATTGGTTCAAGTAACGAAGATTATTAGATTACAGCCGAAGAAGCTGATTATATAGATTATTCAGTTAAAGATATAGAACACTCTGTTTTACAATATGAATGGAAAGATTGTGAAATGAGAATGTTAGGGGAGAATAAAGACTTGGCAGTAGAATCTGATGTAGATTTCTGTTATCAAAGTTTTTATTTTAATAATAATAAAAGAATTTAGTTTATTGATAAAAAAGGAGAATATAGTTCAACGTTAGACTTTTATGCAATAGCAAAAAAAGTTATAATTGATGCGGATGGTTATGAACGAATTGTTTGCAGACCAGTCTTACTTGGTACGTTTTACATTGTTGAAGATTTCAATATTCCTACTGTCTCTGAAGAGTATGCCATTCAAAATATTGATAGTCATGTTAAGAATGTTCATTTTATGGATACCTTTAAAGAATATTGTGCCGCGAGACCATTTGCAATAAATGTTGATAATAATATTAAGAGTTATAATTTAGCACAATTGCCTGAATATAATCAAGCAATTTTGTCAGTTTATTATGACCCAATAACAATGCGACCTTATGAACCAAATGCCCATACCTTTGTAAGAGCAAATGGTTAGATAGTATAGGGCAATTTAAAGACATTCAAAGAAGGAGAGCATTATCTTCTTTTTTCTCGTGACCGTGCGCCGGCACATCAATCTTTAGGACAACATATTGAAATTAATGCTAAAAATTTCCCTGGAGTCTTTAAACTTGTTGGAGAAACATACATCAGAGACAGAGAGACTGGAGCAGACCAATGTTATCAAATTGAAGTTCCTCTTTGTAAATTAAGTAGTAACACTAACTTAACACTTGAAGCGGAAGGTGAGCCTAGTACTCTTGATATGACATTAAAAGTTTTAAGGCGTGAGAATGGACAAATGATGAAACTAACTCGTTATGAGACAAAATGTAGAGATAATGGCTCTACTTCTCAAAGAATAGTCCCGTTTGATATTCTTGATGAAGTTAATTATATTTACGAAGCACCTATAAATCATACAGTTCAGATATTGGCGCCACAGTAGCAAGAGGTTTTTTGTGTTGAACAAGATTGTCGAATTAAACAAGCCGACTATATTAAAGATAATCAGACACAAACTTATTTAAGATTGCCACTTGCTAATGAAAAAGAACTTTTACCTAATATTACGTCTATTGAAGATTTTGATTATGAAGAGTTTGAAAAAGAACATCGTAATCTTATCTTAATAGCTGAAATAGATGAAAATAAAAAGATAGTAGATTGGATAACTGCTGATAAAGTTACTAATTTAACTATTACTTATGGAGAGTGATATTAGTGAACTTATTTTAGAAATATGGAATAAAAGAAGTTGCTGATGTAACTTTTTATAGTATTATTGAAATTGGTGACGAAGAATTTTACATTCCTGTTCTTTTTCTTGACACTTTAAAAGTTTCTAGTATTGAATAGGGAAGTGAAACAACAACTTCCAATGGCGGCTATGGTAATCAAAAAGTTATTTCTTGGAGTTATGGTAAGAATATTAGTTTATCTTTAGAAGATGCTTTATTCTCACCAGCCTCCATAAATATGACTTTTGGCTGGCTTCAATCTAAATTATCTAAATATACATCAGTAATTGCAAAAATTAATTTAGCAAATAAGTACGGTAGATTGAATTATTCAACCTATGCTTATCCTTCTCCTAAACTGAGTGAAGAAGAAGAAGAACTTATTTATTTTGTCATTGGACAAAAATGTAAGACCATTGCTGCGATTGAGCAAATGTTCGGAACGCAGATAGGTAAGCAAGGAAATTTAGTAGGTTTAACAAAAGAATTTCTAAATGAACCATATGTGGCAGAGATTAGAACTTTTATTAAACAAGCTTATGAAACTAGAGCAATTTATTCTATTGGAGACCGAAGGGCGGCACTTCCTAATGAAGTGATTTAGCTTGTATTTGACTAGATTAAATATGTGGAACAATTAGGGAAAATTGATACTGAGAACTATGAGTTAGAAGTTGTAGATAGATTTGAAAAATGTTATGTCGAGTCAAAAGATGGCTTTAAGATTAACATGAAAGAGCAAATGGATAATCTTTTAAGTTATTACCTTGATGACAGAAGTCATGGCTATAATATTTATTATGACCCAAAAACAATGCAACCTTTTTTTAAAGAGAATAGAGATGGCTATCATGTTATAAAAGAATAGACAGCAGATGAAACTTTAATACTTAAAGAAGGTACGGTTTACTATAAATGGAGTAGAACCCTTAAACCTAAACTTGATGAAACTTCTCTTATTGGTAAAACCTTAGTTATCAATGCTAACACATTTCCAACAAATTTTAAGATAGTTGGTGAAACTTATATTAGAGAGCAAAAGACTCAAAAAGATTCTCGTTATTAGTTTGTAATTAATCGTGCCGCAATATCAAATCAAACAAATATTGAATTGCAGGCAGATGGTGACCCAACTACTTTCTCAATGACAATAGATGTTCTTAGTCCTCCAAATGAAATAATGATGGAACTTCGTTAGTTTGATGTTGATGAAGATACTACTTGCGGCGGCACAAGAATTATTCCTCAAAGTTCTAAGTACAGTTATACTCCAACATTATTAGAAACTAAGAACGTACAAATTGAAAATGATGAAATTTTTTAAGACGGCAGCAATGCCGCCTTATTTTTTTGGAGTAAGTTTATTTCAATTTTACTTTATCAATAGGAAATTAAAGGAGGTGGCTTATGGATAGCTTAATAGGTATTAAAGAACTTTATGACGTAACTATTCGTCTTAGACAGCCTATGGAAATAGGTAATCGAAAGTTTAGTATAAATGAACCAATTTTAACTTTTAAAACAGCGGAAATCGCACAAATTGGAGACATAAAATCTCGGAAAAAGGCGATTGGTGGTATTAATAATAGCTTATTAGTTGATTGGGAACTTGATAAGGAAGTAAGCTTTGCTATATCTCATGGAATTTTATCTCCTTTGAGCTATGCTTTATTAAGTAACTCTCAATTAAAAAATAAAAAAGTTAAATCTGTACCATTATGTGAAATGGTTGATGTAATAGAAGATGACAAATGTAGTTATGTTGACCTGCGTCGCCCTCCTAATTGTTTAGAAGAAAGACTTGGCGTGCAGCCAAACCCAAATTTTGAGCCTCTTCCAATGGGAAGACGTCCAGAATTAATGCTTAAACCATTGCCACCATCTCAATCAAAATGGATATTTTGTTATGATGTAGATACAGGCCGGCAAATAAAAATATTTTCAATTTGTGGAAATAGAATAATATTTCCAGAAACTATGTATCGTAAGGTAATGGTAAATTACACTTGCGACTGTGAAGATAATATTAGGGAAGTGGAAGTTGGTAATCGACTTTTTAATGGTTTTCTCAAACTTGATGGGAAAATGAGTGTAAAGGATGAAAAGAGTGGTAAAGTAACCACTGCGATATTGGAGTTGCCTAAAATTAAATTGTCTTCAAGTTTATCAATGAGGCTAGGAAGCGGATATAGTACATCAACTGTGGGAGATTTTTATTTTACTGCTTATCCAGAGGATGAGTTAAAGAAAAATAGCCCATTAGCGAAATTATCATTCTTAGATACCGACTTGACAGGGGATTATATATAAGAGGGCGGCAGAAATGTCGTCCTTTTTTATTGGAGGTGAAATGATTGGCAGGAGAATCAGAAAAAAAATTATCTTAGTTAAATTTATTTGCTCCTGTTCGATATTATCCGATAGGACCATCTAGCTCAACTAATGACAATTTTTTAAGTAAAGAGGATAGATGGAAAAATACGATTAATTCAGTTAATTAGGCAAAAAATTTATTATTAGCTAAAGATAAAGGCGACATAGAATCTATGTTAATTAATTTAGCCAAAGATAGCTTTGAGAGAGAATATGCCGTATATTCTACTATTTTAAATAATACAGGATATACAGGAAGTTTTTTATCTGAGATAAGAAATATTTTTAATTCAGCTTTAAGTAGTCAAGAGCCATATTTAAATAAAAAAATATCTTCATTGGGAAAAGATTCTGTCGGGAATTATATTACTAAAATGTTTTATGGCCTTAATGAAGATATGGCTATGCCTAAAGATAATTAGAAAAATCAAGAAGGCAAACTTGAGTTTGTGAAAGCAATGGCACATTTTAATGTATAGACTGCTTTTTCTGGTGAATTAAGTGCAAAACAAATATTTATAAATTCTTTATCAGAAATTTTTGATGATTATAATGATGAACTTACTGAGTTAAGATAGACGGCACGAGATATGGAGAGAGAGGCCTTACAAGAAGCTCAAGGCTAGAGAACATAGTTAACTACAGCTTTAAAAGGTTGGGTTGGTACAAAGAGCGTTGGTGTAGCTTAGAAAGCAATTGATGAAGCTATAAAAAAGTGGGCAGAAAAAGCAAAATCAAATAATGGACAAGAGGATAAAACTACTCAAAAGAAAGGTAGAGCAAGCAGTAAAGGGAAAAAAGTATCTAATCCAATGATTGATGAATTAGAGTCTATGGAAGAAAATCTTGTAGAAAATCTCATGAATAGATTTGAAGATGCTTTAGACGGGCTTTTTGAAGGAGAAGAAGAAAAAGCAAGTATTTTGGCTTCATTAAATATAAAAGTTTCTGATAAATAGAGTGCTTTAGCTAATGCAGATATTGGAATCAAGGTTATTAACAGATATAATTCTGGAAAAGGCACCTTTATTGTTGGTCCAGTTGCAATATTAATTAATTCTGATAAAATACTTAATAGAATAAATGAAAAATTATAGAAAAAAACAGATAAAAATACTTTATAGCAATTAAAAGTTTTAGATACTGTAGAAAAAGAAATGAATGTTTCAATGTCTCATTATATTGAAGATATTGTTGAGAGATTTGATAGTATAATTTATAATTATCTTGATGATAAAGCTAAAGAATATTTTGTATCTAATGTTAGATAGAAAATACATCAATCCATATAGCAAGCAATAAAAACAGCTCCAGAAATTACTGAAACATTTAAGACTCAGGGTGGTCTTTTTCGTGAGCTTAGAGTCATTGTAGAAAATCAAAACGTGGTAAATAATTTGTTAAAAGAATATGAGGAAAAATAGTCGTTAATAGACTCAAAAGTAAAAAATAAAGATGAATTAGAAGAAGGAATGAAAAAATTAAGAGGTAAGATTTCTGGACATATTGCCACTGTACAAGGTGCGATTGGTGAAATTTATGGTACAGTTTTAGTTAATATAGCCACAGGCCTGGACGTTTCACAAGAAGGTATGACAACGAACCTTTTAAATCAACAAGCGCACGCTGATGAAATATTTCATAATATTAGTTTAAATAATTCTTCGGATGGAAGTAATTTACAAAAACCGAAATTAATAGATATAGGTATTCAGATAAAAAATTATAAAGATAATTCAAGTAATTTATATAAAGAGAAACGTTTACTTATTTCGGATAATCGACGCTGGATTGCAACATCTCTTTCTAGTGCAGACTAGGAATTAAGTGCTTTTAATTATTTATTTTTAACACAAGGAATGACAAATATTACTACAGCGATAGGATTAACTCCAGCAGTTTTAACGACAAATGAAGAATTCAATTAGATATTATCTTTAAGGCTAGCAAACTTTATGCGTTATACTGATGTTTTTTAGACTTTGGCTGATGGACCTGAAGGAAAAGACCCTATAGTAAAAAACAACTTTTATATGTATCGTTTTAATATAATCCCTACTTCAGCATTATTTTTATAGCTTTTGTCTGAAATGAAAAAAGAAAAAAGTAAAAGTATGTTCGATATAAATGTTGACATGAAAGCTTTTGGAATAGGTGAAAATGAAGAATTAAAAACACAATATGGAGAACAAGGAACTACTACAGTTCCTGCAAATTTATTTGGAGAGTCAAGTTTTACTTATAATGGATTAAAAATAGACCTTATCAGTTTAATAGGTTAGCCAATTTTCTAATTTTAGTGAGGTGAATTGAATGGCGAGTAACTCATCAAAAATAAGCACTACGCTTTCTTACAAAGTTTAGCTTGATACAAGTGAAATTATGTCTAAGGTTAAAGCCCTTGAAAATGAAATGAAAGCAAAAAATGTGGACTTATTACCTATCGATGAAACATTAAAAAAATTGGATAGCTTGGGCGCAAAAATTTAGCAACAGCTATCAAAAGGTTTTTCTTCTTCTGATGATATTAAAAATTTAGAGAAGGATTATACCTCATTCTTAAAAACAGGACAAAAACTTCAAAAATCTTTTAAAGATTTAAATACAGATGCTGACCAATTAAGCTTAGATAAATTAAAAAGTAGTTTAGTTTCATCTGAAAAGAATTTAGATAAGATGATAAAAAGTGCAAAACTCTTATTTAAAACTCAATTAGATGGAGTTAAGAATGGTCAAAACTTTTCTAATCAGTACTTAGATGCCGCAAAGAATGGAGAAGATTTAATCGCAACTCAAAAGAAAATTTCTGCTGAATTAGAGAGACAAGTTGCTGCCCAAAAGGAATTATCTATTTCAAAACAATAGAGTCTTGCTGCGGCACAATCTGATTTTAATAATGTCACCTCTTTAACTAAAACAGGAGTTAAATCTACTAGTTTCAAGACAGCAAAGGGCAATAAGATATCTCAAGACCAATTTGGAAAAGTTACTTCTATCTATAGTTAGGTTGCTCAAAATACTGCTTTAAAAGGAGGAACTGGACAAGACGCTTTAAAGGCTTTTAAGAAAGAATTATCAAGTTTGGGAATTGAAATAAAGAATGACCAAACTCTTCTTAATTCTTTTGTCACTACTTTAGCAGCATCCGAAAATCAAGCAACAGTTTTCAAGGAAGTTTAGAAAGAAGCAAATTAGACTTCGGCTCAGCTTGAAAAGCTTCAACAAAATGCTCAGAAAACTAATGCGGCTTTTGCATCTGAGGAAGCTACTAATACTTTTAAAGAGGTCGCTGCCGCGGCGGGAGAAGTTGCAGAAAAAGAAAAGCTTATAGGAGAGCAGTCAACAAAGATTGGTAATGAAACTCCTGCAATGCAAGGCTTATCTCAATCTTTACAAAATGGCGCGACTTCAATGGGCGCTTGGTCAGAATCAGCTCATGACCTTTATGACAATCAAAAGAAAATAGATGAAGGTTTTAACAGCTTAACTTCAACAGTAGGAACTTTTTTCTCTGCTTTTACAGCACTTAATCAAGTTTAGAATGTTTTAAGAAGTACTTTTGAAGATGTAAAGAAAATAGATAAAGCATTTGCTGAAATCGCAATGGTTACTGATTATAGCGTTAATGATATGTGGAATAGTTATAGTCAGTATTCTAAAATGGCTAATGAACTTGGTCAATCAACAGTTGACGTAGTTAAAGCTTCAGGACTCTTCTATCAGCAAGGTTTGGAGACAAATGAAGCATTAGACTTAACTTGTTCAACAATGAAACTTGCTACTTTAGCAGGACAAGATTTTAAAGAAGCTACTTCTGAAATGACAGCAGCTTTGCGTGGTTTCCATATGGAAATGAACCAAGGCGAACATATCGCAGACGTATATTCTGAATTAGCAGCCAAGGCAGCCGCAGATGTAGAAGGTATTGCTTATGCGATGAGTAAGACTGCATCTATCGCAAATTCAGCAGGTATGTCTTTTGAGACGACTTCTGCGTTCTTAACACAAATGATTGAGACAACGCAGGAAGCTCCTGAAAATATAGGTACAGCGATGAAGACTATTATCGCTCGTTTTACCGAACTTAAAGAAAATGTTGCTGGAACAGCAGATTCTGAATTTAGTGATTTAAACTATAATGATGTAGATGAAGCATTAAAATCTGTTGGTGTATCACTTAAGGATACTAGCGGACAGTTTAGAGACTTAGATGATGTATTTCTTGAATTAAGTAAGAAGTGGAATACTTTAGACCGTAACACATAGAGATATATTGCGACAACGGCTGCCGGCTCAAGACAGCAATCTCGTTTCTTGGCATTAATGGAAGACTATGAACGTACTATGGATTTAGTCACTGTTGCGCAAGAATCAGAAGGTAAAGCTAGTGAGCAGTTTGGAAAATATCAAGATACGCTTGAAAATAAGATAAACAAATTAAAGAACTCTTGGGAACAGTTAAGATTAAGTTTTGCTAATAGTGATATCTTTAAAAATGCTGTTGAAAGTCTTACTGCAATAGTTAATAAAATTGAATCATTAGATGCAAAAAGATTATTAGCTCTCACTCCTGTTATTATTTTAGTTGCAAAGTCTTTTATTACAACTTTCATTAAGACAATTCAAACTTCTTCTAATGCACTTAAACCTGTTATTGAGAAGAAAATTGAAGATTTGTCTAAAGTAGCAAGAAATAAAATTGGAAAAACTAAGATTGGTGAAAAGATTAAGATTAATGTTGATACGGAAGCTTTTGGATAGGAAATTAAAGGATTACAAGCTAAATTAGATGCCTTTGAGGCTCAAAATAAAGATGGTCAATTAGATTTAGGAATTGATTTAGCTAAGAAGACAGGTTTAAGTGGAAAAGAACTTACTGAAAAAGTTAATTCAGCCATAGGTGGAAATAAAGAAGATTCTGCTTATTTAGAACAATATGGTATTATTCCAGCAAGATATCTTGAAGCAGGAATTGCTGCGGAAAAATTAGCGAAAGCAGAAGATGAAGTTGGCGTTTCTTATGCTAAAACTTCTAAATTAATACAAGAGCAGAATCAAAAACTCGAGTAGAGCTAGTAGGTATCACAAAACACTATACAGGTATTAGAAGGTGTTGGTTAGGCTCTTACTATGATGGTAAGTACCTTGATAGCAGGTGGAGATTTTGATGACGCCATTACTTCTTTTATGATAATGGTAGGAGTTGCATTTGCTTAGATAGTCGTATAGTCTGTTGCAACAGGTATTGCTGCAGGAAAAGGTTTTGGTGAAGGCGTTAAAACTGGTTTAGCAAGCACTGGAGTAGGGTTCATTATTGCAGTAATAGCAGAAGCAATAGCTGCTCTTGCATTAGGTATTGATGCTATTTGGAAAAGATATAAAAAGAGCCATAAATCTTTATCTGAACAGTTAGATGATGCCAAAAAGAGATTAGAAGAAGTACAAAAAGCAGAAGCCTCAGCTAAGGATGAAGCAAAGACAGCAAAAGATTCTGCGGACTCTATAAAAGAACTTAAAGAAGAATTTATTCAATTAAATAATATTCAAGTAAAAACTACAGAAGAACAAGAACGTTACGCTGAATTAGTATCTTAGATTAGAGAAGACTATCCAGAACTTGTTAAATCTTATGATGAATAGACAGGTACATTACAAGTTTAGAATGATTTATTTGATAGCTTAATTGAAAAATAGCAAAAACTTGCAGAAGAAGCTGCTAAAAAATCTTTATTCACTACTTATGCTAGTTTAGGTGGACAAGAACTTGTTAGCGAAAGAGAATCTGAATTAAATATAGATAAATATAATAAATAGAGTGATATTCTTTCAAAAGGATATTTTGGTAGCGAGGGCGATAAGTCAGACTACGATAGTGATAACAAATGGAAAGACAAATTAGATGATTTAGAAGAAGAAGAAAAAGCGGTTGTACAAGATTTAGCTGATAGTTTACATATTGATATTAGCTCGGATAGTGGCGTAAAAGAATTAGCAAATGTTTTGGCTGCTTCCAACGAACAAACAGCAAAAAATGCCTCTTTATCAGAAGATTAGATAAAAGAATATTAGAAATTATTAAACGACTATCAGAAAACTGTAGAAGACAATAAGAAAGCGGAAGAAGAAAATCTTAAGAAGTAGAAAGAATTATATGATTAGTAGAGAGAAGCTGCCCTTTCAATTTATGCCCAAAATGCTTTAGGTGAAGATGTAGGAGTTTCCAATATTCTTGCTAAAAGTGCCAGAAAAGCTGCTGAAAATGAAAATTATAGTGTTGATTTAAAAGAAAATCAATTATAGGTTGGATAGGTTACATCAGTTGGTGCAAATACTGGCGCAGCTATAGGCGCGACTATCGGTTCTGTCTTTGCTCCAGTTGTAGGTACATTAATAGGTACAGCACTGGGCGGTGCCATAGGTGGAGTAGCTTCAAATTAGGTTGCTAGTAATATTAACGATAATTTAAAAGCTTATACTGATTTAGATGAAGAAACCAAAGGTATTTTAAAAAATTTAGATTATACTGCGGAAAAGTGGGATGAAATTCGTAAAGATGAAGATAAGTATCAAGATGTTTTAAAAGAGATAGAAGATGCGCGCCCAGCTTATCGTGAAGAACAATTATTAAAATAGTTTGATGAAAATCTAACTCAAGACCAAAAAGATGCAATTTCAAAATGGTCAACGGAAGCTTCTTCTTACACAAAAGAACAGCTTGAAGAGAAAAAAGTTTCTCTAACTGAATCTATTTTAGGTGAAAGAGACGAAAAGACAAACGGCTACGTCTATGATAGTTTACAAGAAAATATTGATGAAGTTCTTTCTGCTTATAATCAATCTCTTACTGAATTAAAATCAAAAACAGGCTTAGATTTTTCAGATAGCTTTGATAAAGACCAGCTTGATTCTTTCTTACAACTTTTCCAGACTTATATTGATGAAATTGGCTCTAATGGAGCAAAAGAATATGTGCAATCTGTTTCTGAATCTTTAAAAAAATATAATTTGTCTGATGAAGATTTTCAATCTCTTCTAGGTAATATTGATTTTACAAAAGCTACCGCTGCAACCTGGGCAGACTTTAAATAGTCTGGAATTGAGACTGTTCAAAAACTTTTAGGAGTTTCAAAAGATGAAGCTGAGCAGGTATTTAATGATTTAGCTAAAGAAACAGAAGACAGTCGTATTCTTGATTTAACTGTTAATACAACTGGTGAAGTTGAAGAATTAGTTAAAACTTTAAAGGAATTTTAGAAAACAGTCTATAGTCAAAAAGATACCGTCTTATCTGCTCTCAATGCACAAGCAAAAGATGGACAATTAGCATTAAAAGATTATCTTGACCTTTAGGAAGCTGTTACCGAACTTGGTGGAGATATTGGAGATTATACTACTATTAAGAATGATGGTACAATTATTCTTGATAATGCAGAAGCTCTTAATCAATTATATATTAATCAAGCAAATTCAGTAACAACACAATTAAAGCAACAGAAAGAAAAACTTAGTGCTGAATTGGCTGAACATAAGGCTCAGCGAACCAGTCTTGATATTTAGAATAAAAGCCTTAAATCAGTCTATGAATAGGTAGAAAGCACATTAACTCTAGAAGAAGCAACAGAAGAATTATGTAGAGCATAGCAAGAATATTTAAAACTTCTTGTTGCGGCGGGGCAGCTTAAAGAGTCAGATATTCCTGTTCTTTCTTTCGGTGATAATGATACTATTACTGACATCAAAAATAAAGTTAAAATTTCTCTTGATAATCTAGGTAAGGAAGCTAAAGATAATCTAGATGACACAATTAGAACAGAAGAAGAAGCTCTTGAAAAACTTGAACAAGAGATTGCAGATAGCACAAATCTTGATGCGGCTTACGTTAAAGATTTAGTTCAATCATTAAAAGATTAGGCTGATAATTTAGCAGAAGAAGATAAGAAAGCTAAAGAAGAATAGAAGAAGGCTGCAGAGGACCTTCTTGATGCTTGGGACGATTTAAAGGAAAAGCAAAAAGAACTTAATGATGCTGTTAATGGTAGTAAGTTTTGGGAAAATAATGCTGATGCACTTTATAATTACACTACAAATCTTGAAAGAGTTACTAAGGCAGCAGATGATGCAAAATCTGCTCTTGATGATTTAGGTTCTGGTATTAATGTCCAAGATGAAATGTTCAAATATCTTGCTAGTGTTTAGCAAGAAACAGCAATTGGTGTAGCAAAGACACAAGTTTATGAAAATGCTATTGCTAATGGACAAAAAAGTTTAAATCAAGAACTTTTAAAATCTATTGATAATATCAATAAACAGCTTGGCGTATCAATTTCAACGGATATCTCAGACCTTTATACTAAGGTTGGAGATAGATATAATATTAATTATGACAAGCTTGCAAAATTATCTATTCCAGATGATTTTAAAGACCGTATAGTTGAGGAAGTATAGTCTTGGAACGATAACCTAGACGAAATTGAATCAATTCAAGAAAAGAAACTCGCCCGTCAAAAAGAATTTAACGAAGTTTACAAGAAATCACTTCAAGGTATGGTTGACCTTGAAGAAGAAATGAAGAACACTCTTAAAGAAAAATATGATGATGAAATTAGTAATATTGAGAATAAGTATTCAGCTATGGAAGAAGCTGATAATGAATATGTTAATGAACTTGAAAAGGCGATTGAAAAGCAACGTAAATTAAGAGATTAGGAAAATTCTTGGAATGAATTAGCAGATAAAGAACGTAAACTTTCTCTGATGTAGAGAGATACGTCAGGTGGTAATTTAGCTGAAACAAGAAATTTACAAAAAGAAGTCTAGGATGATAGACAAGACCTTCTTGATAATGCTATTGATAATATGATTGATGGCTTAAAAGAAATGTATGAACTTCAAAAAGAGAGTAGAGATGCTGAAATTGAGTATCGTAAAACTCTTATAGATGAAGGAGTTCTTATGCAAGAGGTTACTGCGGCACTTAGTAATATCAATAGTGCTGATGATTTAGTTAATTGGTTCTATGAGAATACTGCTAATTTGTCTGAAATGTCAACAGAGCAAATTCAATTAGAAGAAATGCAGTGGAGAGAGCTTTATGACTCTAAGATGTCTTGGTTAGTTACAAGCTAGACTGATTTTAATTCTGCCTTAGAGGTATCTTCTAATGAAGTTCAAGCTATTGTTAAAAATACAAGTGAATTATTATCATCATAGGCAACTACAAAATTAGATGAAGTAACTGAGAATGTAACTGATAATATTAAAAATATTCAAGATAGCGTTGCTGATGCATGGGATACTATTAAAGAAAGACAAGAAGCTTTAGCAGAGGCTGAAACTGCCGCAGCTAAGGTAGCAAATTAGTATGTTAATGCCTTAACAAATTTAAGAAATGCTCAATTAGCTTCTATCGGTAGTAGTGTATCTTCTGGAGCTTCAACAGTTGCTAGTACTGCAACTACAGCTATTGGAAAAGCGACATCTCAAAGTAAATATGATACTTAGCCTTAGATTGATTTAAGTACCTATAATGCCACCGAGAAAGAAAAAGCAGAAAATACAGTAGCTAATGCAAAGAAAAAATAGATACAAGATGAAAAGAAAGCTAAAGATAGATTTAGTGAAGCTTATGCAATGCTGAAGGGTTTTATGGAGAGTAACTATGATACTGACAGAGTAGAATTTAAAACAAAAGGAACTTCCGAATCAGATGCTATGGTTTTAAGAAATGCTAAAAAGCAACTTTTAGGAAAAAAATATAGCACGCAAGGACCTCCAGTTATTGTTTATCCTCCTTCTGGAGTAATAAGTTTGTCGAAAAATTCATCTCCTTATGCCTTCGCCAAAGGCGGCATGGTAGACTTTACCGGCCCTGCTTGGGTTGATGGCACAAAATCTCGTCCAGAAGCCTTCCTCAATGCAGATGATACCAAACGTATTGGTGAAGCGGCGAAACTTCTATCTGATTTACCTCTTCTTGACAATCCTCGTACACAAACCAATGAAATCTCTAACACAAATGTTGGAGATACGACTTTTGAAATTCACATTAATGTAGAGAATATTTCAAGTGATTATGATGTAGACCAAGCAGTTGAAAGAGTTAAGCAAGATATTGCTGATGCGGCTCAATATGCAGGTTCAAATGTAATCCTAAAGAAAAAGTGATAAAAGGGAGTCTGGGACTAATTAACTAGCCCCAGGCTTACCTCTTTTTATTAAATGAGAGGTGAGAAAATGAAGGATTTTTTAGGTTTTAGATTTGGTAATATCCATTCTAAAGACCTACATTTACTTGTTATTAGTTCAAGTAACCGTTATAACAAAAACTTATTACCATCTCCGACTGATTATACTCTTGATATACCAGGTGGCGATGGAAAATATTATTTTGGTTAGACATATGACTCTCGTGAGTTTACAATTAATGTGGCTTTTGATAATTTAGATGAAGTGACTTGGAGAAGAATGGCACAATTATTCTCAACTGATAAACTCCAAGACCTTGTATTTGATGAATACCCATATAAAACATACAAAGCAAAGTTAAAATCAGCACCAGATTTTAAATTTATTTGTTTTAAAGATAGAGAAACTGGACAACGTATTTATAAAGGAGAAGGAACTCTTAATTTTATTTGCTATCATCCATTAGCTTTTTGCTTTAATAAGTATGTTGTTAGGGCGGCCGACTATTATAAATGTACAATGCCACAATCTATTATTAACAAAAATTCAATTGAAGTTAATCCTTATAAAGCTGAAAAGCAACCAAAAATGCTTCAAGGCTTAATTAAAGACCATTATAATGTAACTCCCAATATGAAAACCCCTTGGAAGGGTGGCTATCCTTCTATTGAGCAAGTCCAATGGGGAGAGCTTTATTATGATAGTGCCGCGGCACCAAAAATGATAATTGACGTAAGAGACTATTGGAATAATATTCCTTAGTGGGAAGTTTCTGCAAAATTACTTACTACTCCTACTTTAGACTATGACCAAGAACTTATTTTTATGCCGTAGTATAGCAAAGTTAATTATTATAATATGGATACAGGTTTAAATAAACAAAATGGCTTAATAGGCAGTAGACTTCTAGTCTACAATCCTGGCGATGTACCTATTGACTTTGAACTTAAACTTGGTAATTTAACTTCTGATTTTAGAAGTAATTTAAAAGATTATACTTTTAGAATAAGTCGTTACAATGTTGAACGTTTAAGCATTGAGTAGGCAGTAGATTGGATTGGCCTTAAAACAAATGACCTTGATGATAATGAAAAATTTAAGTATGGTACTAAATATTTCACAATTGCTGAGCCGGCACAAGAAGATTCTTATGAGCCTTCTTTTAGAGAATTAAAATGGTCACATCCTAAACATTGTTATATAGCTGAGCCAATTCCGCAAGAACATTTGGCTCATTTTATCAAAACTTTCTATTGGCAGTCTAATCTTCTTTTTAATAAGATTGAGAATGGAGAATTAAAGACAAATACGCTTGAACATGATAATGACTTCTATGAAACAGGAGAAGTTATTAATACTGCACGTCACATCTTTAATCATGAACAAGGTATTTTCTTTGCCAATCGTTACGAAGAATTAAGATAGCTCTGCATTACAGACGATGAACGTAATGAACTTTATTGGGAAACTCTTAAAGTAGCAATTCTTGACCGATATAAAGAATTTAATGAAATGTTAATTTCTATTAATCCTAAACTTGCAATCTTTGATGAGACTTATACTTATGAAGATTTTGTTTATGATTATATTAATAAACCATTGGATTATATTCGTAAAGATAAAGATTTGAATTATGGCGAATTTATTTTTAATATAACTCGTATGCCGCAGTTCTACACTTTTGATTATTTTGATATATCAAGTAAAGATTTTGATAAAATACCTTATGCTAAGTGTGGTTGTGATATAGACCCAAAAGAGATTCATAATCGAGAGATGGTATTACCCTTATTTCTTGACTCTGAAAGCCGTTTGTTGTATAATATAAATGAACCAAAGTGGGAGAATACTCAAACATTTAAAAAGACTTATCCAGAAAAAGAGAAAAATTTCTTTAAGTATAAGCCTTCAAAACTTATCTATAATGATAACATTCAAGCAGGACATTGGTTTTAGTTGCCACCAGGCTGGTCGTTAATTGATATTAGTCCTGTTGTTGATGAAGATGTCTGGGGCGGCAAGAAATGGTTAGATGCAAGACCTTTTGATTGGGGTAAAGATAATCAATCAGAAGACTTTAGAAGACACTTTAATCAAGTTTATCGTGCCGCGGCCCTCAATTATTTGAGTCAAAATTGTCCTTATCCTGTTCTTAAGAAATATGAGAATGAGAAAATTACTTATCCTTCAACAGCTTCGAGAGATGTTAGTTCTCTTGAAAATGCTACGGCGGCACAACGTAAAGAGTGGTTTTCAACTTTTGATAATGAAACACTTGAAGATTATATGCAATTTCGTAGATGGTATGAAGATAAGATTGGAGAAGATGGTCTTTTAACCAAATCTTCTCTTTATGAAACTTATGGTAATTTTGACGATATTCCTTATGACTAGAGAGTATTTTCTGAGAAAAATTCTACAGAGCCTAATCCTTCTATTTTACTTAAGTCTTTTGGCTATGAATTAATGCAATTTAGAACTGAAACAGCAGAAATTGGTTTCCTACGTACTTTAGCTAATTATTGGAGAGCTAATGGTACAAAGGGCGACAAGATATGGAATAAAGCAGACGTAGATGATTGGTGGTGGTATGCAAATGACTACATTTGGGCTAACTTCCCACCACTTTATTGGGGTTATGCAGACTTATTAAATAAAGCTGAAATTAAATACATTCCTTAGTTCTATTAATTAAGAGGTGAAATGAATGTCAATTCTGAAAAAAGAGTATGAATTGAGCGTTTGGAACGAAGAATTAATAGATGGTATAAAGAAAGAAAGCAGAGGAACTACAATAGGTGCTAGTGGTATGACCCATTTGGGTCGTGCCACAACACCGAAGTTAGTTCGTTCAGTAAAAGGAACAAATACTCTTACCTTTCAAATGCCGACTAAATACTTCGATTCTGAGAAAGGGGACTACGTTAAAAATGAGTTATTAGAAGACTTATATAACGAGAGAAAATTAAAACTATATTATGATGGAGACTGGTATGAATTTTATGTAAAATCAATTCAAGAAGATAAACAGTTTAAATCAATAATGAAAACAATTACCTGTACAGATAGTTTTATTGATGAGTTATCAAGAACAGGTTATGAAGTTGAATTTTCTTCTGACCTTAATAATAGTGTTGAAGAACTAGGCACTTTTATGGAGACAGAAGATGATGAGAAAATTAAAGGTTCTTCAAAAGCAATTCTTGACGGTAGTGTTTGGGATTATCGTCCAGATATGAATGTGGGAGACTTTACTGAATTTAATGAACAACGCTTTTATAAGATACCGTTGAGTTAGTTTGGCGGCACGATTAAAGGTTATAAAATAAATTTAGAAGTTGATGAAAGTGATTTTAGGACAGGAACAGAAGAAGAAAAAGAATAGAGAGCTTATCTTCGTAATCCTTTTACAAAGGAAAAACGTCCTTTGGAATATGGTGATGACCAAGCTAGAGTTGAAGAACTCTTTTATGACCCATATGAAAAAGATAACGGCCGTGGTCTTTTAAGTGATAATAATTTGGTAGAGATTAGCGGTGATTATATTTATGTTCCTATTACAGATTTAGCTTACATTATGGGTTCCGTTTATAAGAGTGCTTCTGCTTCTCTTGAAGAGCCTGCAATTTACGGTGCTTATAATCCTAAAGCTAAAAAAGAAATTTATGCACTTCAACCAGTTTCTGAAAATCCTAGAGACTTAATTCAATTTCTCTTTTTCAATGAAAATGATGAAGTTTTGATAGATGAAGAAGGAGTTGTGGCGAATGAGAATTGTCATTATTTGATTACGATTGAGCAATGGAACGAGGCCCTTAAAAAATAGTTAAAAAATAATAGTGAAGGTCTTATTCATTGGACATCACCAGTTTAGAAAGATACAGAAACTTACACTCTTAATAAACTTTATACTACAGCAGAAACAACAAAAGATAATGAAAAAATTATTTACACTACAAAAGTTTTTCCTAATACAAGAACTATTGATAATTTTAACTGGTATCCTGTTTATTATGAAGGATATTTAGATAAAATAAATGACGAAGAAGTCTCTAAAGCAAGAAAAATTTCTATCACTGATAGAACTGAACTTAATCTTAATTCAGATGTCTATACAACAGTTTATAATCAAAAAGATACTGATTTTAAAGGCCTTTATTCTGAGGATGAGCTTAATGAGCTTATTAATAGACGAGAAGAATTACGAGAAAAACAAAGGAACAAAACTATAACTTCTGATGAAACAATTGAACTAGCGGCAATTGATAATGATTTTAGAGTTTGCTCAAAACTTGATACTCGTTTAATACTTCCTTCATTAGCAAGAAACTTAATTGAAAACGGAACAGAGATTACTGATACTAATGGTTGGGAGGCTAAAACTCAAAATATTAATCATGATATTTTTGATACAGGTTCTTATCGTAAAATGTTGGAAATTAATGTTCAACAAACAGTCAAGGAGCAAAATAATGAGAGTAATTTAATTTTATCTGAAGCAGACTTGACTGGCGGCACGACAGATGAAGGAGTAAGTGACTATTATTTAGAACTACTTAGTCCTTGTTTAGCCAAAGGTGATGATTTGTCTGTAAATGGTACAACTTTTACGGACTATGCAATTAACTTTGGAATGATTGGTCAAGAAAAACAAATTGAAAAAGGTAAAACATATGCCATAAGATTGACAACTGGTAGTTGGAGAACTGTTGATTATAATTTTGTTTTAAGAGCAACAGGTGAAACTCTTAAAGATGAAGACCGTCCAATTTCTTATGACGATGCCGCAGCGATAGATTATAAAGAAGCTTTTATTCGTTACAAAGATAAAATTAACGATTTAAAGGACAATGATACTTTTAAATCAATCTGTTCTAGTAATGAGACAAATGAAATTATTAAGAATCCTACTGGAGCGAGTGATTAGAAGAAATCAATTAATGAACAGCTTTATGATTTATTGATTAATATTTTAGACGGAAGCAATGTAGACTAGCCTTATAAAAAGTTAAGCAATATAGCTAGATTAGCTACTCCTGATGAAGTAAGTCATGATGATTATAGCAATTCTGATTTGGTTTATGTTAAATACTTATATTTGAGTGAAGTCGGCTTACTTGATAATCTATCTAATTCAAGTTCTTCTTTCTATTATGCTACTTATTTATCCAATTCAATAGTAAAAGATTGGCAAGATACTTATATTTTGAAGAACACGGTCTTTGAAAAGAAAAATAATGTTGATTTAGACAAAGTTGTAATTGGAGAAGGCTCAACAAATCTTCAAGGTAATTATGTTTTAGATGGTGTTGATAATACTTCTGACAAAGCTAACTATATTAAGTTCTCTGATGTAGCAGACGTTGCAGATACAGGTCTAGTTTTCTTGCCGAGTGATACTTTGCCACCAAAAACAAAAGCTTCTACTTATCTAACTAATCCTCTTTACTATAAGAGAAAGAAGAATGATAGTGGAGTTGAATTATCTTCTCGTTGGTCATGGGCCGGCGCAAATAACTCAGAAGAAGATAAAGATTATTACTCAGTTGAAGATAATGCTTTTCTTTTATTCAAAGCAAAGAAAACTATCAAGAATCCTTACGTTGCAATAAAACTCGAAAGCGGGCCGGTGCAGATTCAATTCGATAAGATTGAAGAAACAACTTATACTAAGAATAGTGGTATTGGTGTAAAGATTTGTGCTGGAGCAACAGATGCAGAGACTGAATTAATAGACGTTTTAACTGATAATTTTGGCTATTTAGCTAATAAGTCAATTAAAATATATCAAATTGATAAGAACCATTTTAGTGACGATTTCCTTAAATCGGTTCATTTTAATGAAGATGATGGTACTATTAGTTTGAAAGATACAGATAACTCAAATTTTGCTAAAATGACAAATAAATCGTTTAAAGATGATAATGTGACACCAACTTGGCAAGCACAAACATCTACTGGAGCACCTGTTTATTTTACGAGATTAAGAATAAAAGAAAAGAATAGTAAAAAGACTTTTGGATATGCCTTATTTATTGATGATGTATATTATGGAGTCTTTTGGCTTGAAAAGAAGTCTTAAGGAGGTGAGTGAATGGAAAATTTATTTAAGGTTTATAAAACCAATTCTTCCACTTTTTAGGGAGGAGTGAGAGCAACCCAAGAACCTACTGATAATTAGACTTTAATAGTTTCTTGGCTAGATAATCCATTAGAAAAAGTTTGTTATCGAACAAACAATAAGATACATTGGCAACGTTCTATGAACGATAAAACAGGAACTATTTTTTTTGTTAAAGATGATGTTATTAATTCACAAACAATTGATTATATTTGGAAAGGTCGTCATGTTAACCGAACAACAACTGTTGGCTATCCTTTAAAATTTCAAGCTACAAGTGCTCATTCAGTTCCTTTTAATTTCACCTCTAATAAAGGACGTAATGCCGCGGCAATACTTTATAATTTTATTCATAGATTATCTGCGACAGAATATAACCAAATTCGTACAAAGAAATTGTCTATTATTTGTATTGCTCCAAAAGATATGGCAATCTGTAATAGCCGTAATATTCATCTTATTCATAGAGCAACTTCTATCACTTATACTATGTATAATATTTTAAATCAGGAGTATAAAGACTAGCCGCTTTCTGATAATGCTTTGTATACGGCAAAAGGCTATTCTTTTTATGAAGATTCAAGTGTAACTAGTGGCGGCGTTTATTTCACTAATAAACATAAATATTGTGTCATAAACAAGAAAGGACACTCCTTAGCAAATAATCCTAGTAGTGCTCAATCTGCTCTAAATGCCTATGAAAGTAAGAGTAATCAATCTGACTATTATATAATTCAGTTAAAAGAACAAGATGATGGCTAGAAATATACAGATGTAAAAGTTCCTGAGTTACAAGATAGCATACAAGATGATAATTCTTCTTCTTCTGATTTTAATGATGTTATAGATGTGACGCCTTCTTATATTAAACAAGACCTTGATTCTTATTCGGTAGTTTCCTTAAACTATGCAACTAATCTTAATAACTGGAAACTATATTTTGTTCCAGCAAGCGATAAACGCACAAATTCAAATGAAGAAAAACATTTAGGTCGTGGCATCGAGTAGAGTAAGGGTTCTAAAAAAGGTAGTGTTACTTACTTTACACCAAGTAATAATACCATCTTAGGCCTAAAATATTCAAAAACAGAGAATATTGATTTAACAACACAAGAGCCATTATCTACTTTTACTACAAAAGTCGATTATGATTTACAAGACTTTGCGGCACAGCTTGATAGTTACTTCCATTATACAACTAAGTATGTTTGGAGTGAAAATGACCTTTATCTTCCTGGTCGAGTAGCAAAGAGTGATAGTCAAGGCAAGGAAGACAGTACTAATTTATTAAATATTCAAAAAACAAATTATCAATATGCAGTAAAAAGAGTGCCTAAAGTCGGTGCGATTATTGTTAATAAAAAGAAGTGGAAAGGCGGCAAGATTGAAAAGTATCAAGATTTAAAATCTGCTGTTGCGGCAAGAACAAGTTTTAAGAACTACTTTACTTCTCCAGCAGAAATTCAAAATAATTATAAAATTCTTTATTATAAAATTGAACTTAAAACTGATTTTGACTCAACCTCAACCGTTTCTAAATCAGTTATTATTTCAGAATCTTCAATAGAAAGTTTTTCTGATTTCTTAGCTCAACTTAAACCAACTATGCGTGCCGGAGCAATGTATTCTTTTAATGTAGAAACTTCTATTGCACAAGAACGCACTTCTATTAATCTTTATGATTTTAAATTAGTAGAAGCTTATACAAGAGGTCATGATTTTATTCAAGAAGATTATACAACAGTAAGACCGCAAGAACGCAATCCAGATGATAATTGGGCATTACAAGAAACTAGCCGCCTTATGAGTTTTGACGACAACTACTTTACTTATAAGTATTCTGGTAGAGAAATCAGTCTACCTGTCGGCACAACATTTGCTCTTATTCATGAAAAAGATTTATTGCTTGAGAGTGATGTTACTTTAGGTGAAAGTTATGGTGAACATCAATATTTTATTGAAGCTATTAAATATAAAAATGAGGGAAATAATTAGACTCTTCTTCCTTATTTTTATAAAGATACATTTAAGGTAAAAGATTTTGTAAAAGCTATTGGAGAAACTCAATATACAGAAGATGATTATGAAATTTTAACAGGTAAAATTGATTTACTTCAATGTAAATATTATAAACCAGATAAGGCTACAGCGGCAAATAACTGGTGTGATTGTAGTTTCGACAGTAAAGATAATAGCTGTATTCATGAATGTATTTATCAAAAACTTGGTAAATGTCCTTATAGATTTTAGACTGAAAAGCATCCAAGACGTATTAGAACTCTTGAGCAAAGTAAATCTAACCGCTTTAATTTAATACAAGAATTGAGTAAAGTTTTTGAGTGTTATCCACAATTCTATATTGAATTTGATACTAATGGTAGAGTTTTGTTAGATGAAAATGGTAGAATGAAAAAGCACGTTTTCTTTATGACAGAAAAAGGAGCAGAGTAGTATTCTGGTTTCCGTTATGAGAAAAATCTTTCTTCTATTTCTCGAACAGTAGATTCTAATTCATTAACAACAAAAATGTACGTTGAGTCAGTTGACTCTGACCTTACAGACAGTGGACTTTGTACAATACAAACAGCAGAAGATAATATTGGCCGCAATTCTTATGTGCTTAATTTTTCTTACTATACAAAGAAAGGACTTCTTAATCCTATTCAAACACAGCGAGATATCTTTGGTATAGAAAAGGGAGACTTAGCTTTCTTACCTGTCATTGGTCAATATAATAAGAAATATGATGAGTATTCTAACTTAATTATTAATATGACCAATTAGGAAATGTCTACTCTTCAAGCTTCAAATGAAGTCGCTATAACAGGAATTGGAACAGCACTTGAAGAACGTAAAAAAGTTGGTCAAAGACTTTATCAATTTAAGATGACACAAACTACTGAACGTAAAGGAGCTTTAATAACAACAACTACTACTAAAAGTTATACTACATCTGATACTTATAAAACTTACTTAAGTAAATACAGGGAACAAGCTGTTATACTTTGGGGATTAGTTGAACAATTATTCTTTAGCGGGGATTATTTCTCTTATTGTACAGTTGATGAAGTAACTGGAGTAATTAATAATTTAACTATTAATTATTCAAACCCTTCTGCCGCAAGCTCAGAAATTCAAAATCTAATTAACACTTATAAAGATACTTATTGTAAAGGAGAATTGTTCTGGCGTTTAACTCTTGAAGGTTTTAAAGATATTAAGGAAGACTCTACTTATAAGCCGCCTTTCACTAATTGGAATGACTTTAAAGAAAAAGTCGTTGATGTTCAAGAATATCAAATTAATGGTTCTTTGGGTCAGTATAGAAGTCTTTATAATCAAGTTAAGCATTGGAAACTTGAAAGAGCAAAAGTTCTTAATAAAATAAACGAAATTTCAGATAAATTCTATAAAATTTATGAGCCGTATATTAAAGAAGGTACTTGGACAGATAGTAATTATCTAACTGACAATGAATATTATTGGGCAGCGGAAGATGTCTTAGAAGATTCTTGCAAGCCAAAACTTACTTATAACATTAATGTTATAGATATCAGTCCATTGGTAGAATATTCTGACGATTATAAGTTTGATTTAGGAGATACAACTTATTTAGAAGATATTGATTTCTTTGGAGTAAATGAGAAAACAGGTTTGCCAAATAGGCAAAAAGTTATTATCTCAGAAATTACTTATTCTCTTGATAAGCCGCAAGAAAATAGTATTACTGTTCAGAATTATACATCTGCTTTTGATGATTTATTTGAAAGTATTTCAGCTTCTGTTCAGTCTCTTACTTACAATGAGAATACTTATAAGCGTTCTTCTAATTTTACTGCAAAGCAATATGTTCAAACAGATAGCTTGCAAGGAACTCTTGATATGGGAGACCTTACTCTTATAGATGCTAATAATAATAACATCGTATTAGATGAAAGTGGTACGCAAGGTAATGCTATCGACAATGCTTCAAGTTAGTATAAGTTAAGCGGAGAAGGACTTTTCTTCTCTACGGACGGCGGCACAACGTGGGATTTGGGCGTTGGTCCAAAAGGCTTTAATATGGACTATGCAAAATTTGGTAGTCTTGATGCTTCAAAAGTCCAGATAGTAGATGGACAATACATCTATTTTCTTTGGGATAAGAATGGTATTAATGCTTATCGTAATCCTGCTACAAGTACAACAGGTTTAGTAGATTTTGCTCGTTTTAATCGTTATGGTTTAAGTCTTGTTGAAAAAGGAAATATCCGTCTAAGGGCAGGTTATGAGTTCAGAAATAGTGCCGGCGGCAATAACGTTTCTGGTGACTATGAATCAGAGTCTCCTCTTACAAATTAGAATGTTGGTTTCTATCTTTATAATGATAATGGTCAGCCAATCTTTAAAACAGAAACTCAATCAGATTATGCAGATGATACTACTGATTACACAGCTAGATTATCATTGGCAGGTGAGATGTTTATTACAAATAAAGTTTTGGATAATGAGGATGATGGTAGCGTTGTTGCTTCTTCTTCTGCTAAAACTTTATCTAATGGCTATTTAATCGTTCAAGACAACATAGCTAATTTTATGGATAGCACGATTGGCGATGTTTTAGACCAAGACCTTAATTCTTATTATTTTGCGGAAAATAGTTCATCAACTTATACTGTAACACCTATTTATGATAATATTTAGAAAAAGAGTATTATTACTGTAAAATTAGTAAGAAAAGAGAATAGCAAATCAGTCGTAATGCCATATGATTATTATATCATTACTACAACTCCACCTCTCAATAAAAAACCTACTAGCACAATTACTCAAGTTGAAGGCACAATAATTGAATGTTCATTTGTAACTAATTCAGAAGTTACAACTCCTATTACTTTAAATGCGGCAGATTTAGCTAATCATAAAGGAGATAGAACAATAGAACTTGGTGGCGTATAGTGGTCTTCTGCAATGATTTCTTCTTATATGTCTGAAAATTATTATAAACTTAATAATTAGACTTATCGAATTGATAGGGTGTCTGCTTATTTATGTTCTGGCATTAATACTTCGGCTTCTGTTACTGTGCCGGCACAAGGAGTTCATACTGCTGATATTAGCTATTATGATATTAATAATTTGCCGTCAGACCCAATTACTACAAGCCTTTATGTTTATACCAATGGAACTGAGAATTATAATTATTGGGGAACAGCTATTGATAGTGATACTCCTATTTCATCGACTACAAGTTCAGTATCAACTAAAGAAGTTGGTATTTTCATTAATAATAAAGTTGGCTTCTCTAATAATTCTACTATTAATGATATAAATAGTATTCAAGGAACAACCGAAGAAGAACAAAGAACAAGCAAGGCTGTTTCTGGAGCAGAACGTCTATTTATGATTGCTCTTCGTGGAGATGAAGGCGGCAGTACAGAATATAATAACATTTTCTCTGTACTTAAAAATGGTAATCTCTACATAGGTGGTAAAATTAAAGCAGGAACAGGAGAAGCACTTAATGTACCAGGTTTTGCTTACATACCAGACGAAGTTAAAATAACAGAACCTTCATTAATAATGAGTAATGATGGAAATATGTGGGTTTCTTGGGAGAAATTCTTTAATCTTACTTCTGATGGACAGCTTGGTAATAATTCATTATAGAGCGTTCTTAATAAAATTCAGCAAGGTATTATTGATAGTGGTGGAAATTCAGATAGTGGTTCAATTCAGAAGTCTGGTTATTATATTATAGACCCAATTAAGGATTAAGAGGTGAGAAAATGAGCATTTATTATTATCACCCTTTAGGAGATTATGCAAAAACTTATGAGCGAAATATAGACCACTACTATACTTATTCTGATGGATATCACGTTGCGGGAGAAATAGACGTCGGTGTTACTACCGGCGTCGCCCAATACGCAATGTGCGATGGTATTATTACGAGCGCAGGCAAATGGGATGATGACTATGGTACAACTTATGCAATTCTTGAATGTAAGGCTAACTAGAATGGCTTAAATGATACTTTTTATATTAGATATTTACATGGAGATTATACTGTAAAAACAGGTCAAACCGTAAAAGCTGGAGATAAAATAGGTACAACTGCTAGTCATGGTGATGTCACCGGGCCACACTTGCACATAGGCTTTTCTCATAGTAAAAATGGATATCGAGACCCAACTGTTACAGGCAAGCTTCAAATTCGCAATGGAAAGCACTATTACATTTATAAAAATAAAGAATATCCAATAGATGATGATTTAAATATAGATTGGAATTTAATTGAATAGTGGAAAGCTCAATTAAAAGTTACAAATGATGATATTGGCTATTGTTGGCTTGTGCTTGCTTCTGAGTTTAAAGAAATTAAGGCTGACAATACAATGATAAATAAAACAATGGATGTTTCTTCTAAGTTTAAAAATGAGAATGATTGGCTAGCTCTTTATGGAATGTTATGGTATGAAGAATCTGGTTTAGCTCAAAAACTTAATGATGATATAAGTAAAGGTATTTGTGAATGGGTAGTTAGGGTTTTCAGAAATCGTTTATTTAGCGGACTAACTATTTAGCAAATTTGTCTTTGGAATAGCAATTAGCCTGGTTACTCTACTGCTGTTTCTTTAGGTAAAAATTTACCACAAAAGGCACGAGATTTTTGTAAAGATATTATTAGTGGAAAAGATTATTTCTATGTTGAAAAAATTGCTTAGAAATATCGTTATAGCAGTACTTCATCTTGGAATGATATAAAGTGGTTTAATCGGCTTTATAGTGCAGATACTTTCTATGGTGGAAATTCTGCAAGATGGCCGGACTCAACTCTTGCCGCAATACCATTCTCTGGTGGACCTTACTTCTTTATGGAAGGCGAATTTACTAATAATGTACTTAATAAGTTTTGGCCGAATGGACGAGACGGTGCAGCAGCTTATCCAAATCCTTATTTATCGAGGTAATTTAAATGGAAAGATACTTTTATCATCCTCTAGGAAAAGAAAACTATAAAAATCCTCCCTTTACTTAGCCTGGTCATGGAATTGGCAAACTTGATATAAGCGGAGCTAATATGCCACTTTATTCAATGACAGATGGAGTATGTCAAGAAAATGCGATTTGGAGCGATGGTAGTTGCTTATCTATTTAGGTTGCTTCTTATGATACAGCAATTACTTCTCCTATTTATATTCGATATATTCATGGAAGATATCTTGTTAATATTGGAGATAAAGTAACTAAAGGACAATTAATTGGATATAGTGATACTATTGGAACAAATAATTATCATCTTCATATTGACATGAGTTGGGTTCCTAATGACTTTTATCCTGTATATGGCACATTAAATAAAGATAAGACAATTTATACTGTAAAAAATAAATAGTATCATATAGACCCAGACCAAATAGATTGGAATTTAGTTAATGCATGGAAAACTAAGAATGGCGGGCCGGCAGATGCTTGGGGATATATGTGGTTAATTATGGCAAGTAAAGGTAGGTTAATAACGGAGCCAGAAATAGACTCCTCATCAATCGTTGCCGCGGCAAAGAAAGTCATAATGGCTTATTATAAAAATGCAATAGAAAACTATGGTACAACAACAGGATACTATAATCAGAGTCTTTCCGCTACCTTAAAAGTTGATGGGAAAACGATTAAAAGCAGAAGAGATTGTAGTGGCTATATAGATGCTATTTTTTAGTATCTTAATGATGCGGATTCTTCTTATCAAGCTAATACATCAGGTCTTGTATCTTATCCTCCTAAAAATTGGAAAGTCTATAAAACAACAGAAGTTACTCCACAAATTGGAGATGTTGTTGTTCGTAATCAAGGTAATGGAGACCATACTGAAATTATTGTGAAGATAAAGAATGGCATCTATTACTCTTATGGTTTTGGTGGAGATTATGAATTAGAGTAGTGCGGCAAGAACGGTACTCCAATTCCTTTATATAATGGAATAAATTTTTATAACTATATCTTAAGAAGAACAAAATAAAAGGACTAGGGATTATATCCTTAGTCCTTTTTTATTTAATTAAATCAATAAAAGCATTTAATTCTTCCATTTTAAGTTCAAGTTTTTCCAGTTCATCTAAGCTAAAATAGAGGTCTGGAACTTGGACTTTTATTTGTTTTAATTCATAAAGCTTTTCTTGAAGTATGTCCATATTATTCTTTTTAATCTTTGTGCCGCCGTCTTCTGAATGAATAATATTTCCTTGGTCATCTTTTTCTGCATAAGAGTCTAATAAAGATTGAAATTGCTCCACATAGATAGGATATTCTTCATCAGCAATTTTAATTAATTTTAAAAGCTTGTATTGTGTTTGTATATTAAACACTTTATCTTTTAATTTGTCTCCAATATTTTTAATTAAAAATAAGTCTGCCCTTTTAATTAACATTTCTTTCACCTCTTTTATTTTTATTATAACATTTTTCTCTTTTAAAGTCAAAACTAAAAGATGACGGCTATTAACAATGTCTGGTCATATTACTTGCGTAATAGATGGAACTTGTGATGATACATTTGACCCATCTGACCGAATAATATGGGGTATTTACAAAGTAAAATAAAAAGAACCAGACTATTGCCTGGCTCTTTAAAAGAGGTATCATAAAGAGAGAGCGATTTGTTCGTTCTCTCTTTTTTTTAAAATTGAATTATTTCTGAATTCTTATGTTGTCCAACAGCCCAGCTAGCAATGAGAACTGCATCAGCCTCATCTTGAGTAACACTGACATCATAGAGTTTTTTAACTTTAAGTTGTGCATTACGTTTGCGGTCTGTTCGATTTTTACCTTTTATATTTGAAAAATGTCGCCAAGTGGCGGCAGGAACAACAATATAAGGAATACCATTTTCATAACAATAATTTTTTAAGACACCTTGTAAATGAGCAAGTTTCTTAAAAACAAGAACCGCATCTCCTTCACAACCACTTCGAGTTGTAAATTTTTGGAGTTGAATATCTTCAAAAATAACCTCATCAGGTTTCCACTTCTATATCATAGAAGCAACCCAATATTTTGTCTGAGCAATTCTTTCTGTACTTTTTACACCATCAGAACTCCATTTTCCAAAATTAATAAGTGAATTATCATCAAAAACTGCCCAGCCAGAAGTAATACTAGCTTGGTCAAAAGCAAGAATACGATAACCTTTCTTTTTAGGAGCAGTTATTTCTAATGTTTCTTTATTTTGATGAAAAGGATTAGATTTACAAATTGGACACTCGTAGTTGCCACGGCGCCATTTCTCATAACAAACAAAGTTGATGTGTCCTTCTGGACACACCACTTCTAAGTCTGTCTTTAAATTTTTATATTCAGTTGATTTTAATTTCCAGCCTGCATTTTCAAAATCTTTCCGAATTTCTTCTATTTTAAACTTTGTCGCCAATTAAATCAACTCAACTCAACGGCCGCTGCTACCAAAACCGCCTGTACTTCTTTCAGTATCATCAGAAATAGTAGCAACCTCCTTCCATCTAATCATTGGAACTGGAGAGATTATAAGCTGAGCAATCTTATCTCCAGTTTTAACCTCATAAGGTGTATCAGCGGTATTATGAAGAATAATGCCTACCTCTCCACGATATGCACTATCTATTGTTCCTGGCGCATTAGCAACTCGAATACCAGTTTTTGCTGAAAGACCACTACGAGGTCTAACTTGAATTTCATAACCAACTGGAATTGCAACTTTTAAACCAGTCTTAATAATTTTTGTTTCTCCTGCCGCAATAGTAACATCTTCTGAAGAGAAAACATCTGCACCAGCATCCGTAGGATGAGCATACTCTGGAAGCTTAGCTGTATCTGAAAGCTTTTGAATTTCTACTGTAATTCTCTCTCGTGGCACTTCATAAAGTTCAAGTGTTGCAACTACTGCTTTAGAAAGAAGAGTTGAGAGAAACTTTTTCTTATTTTCAGAAAGGGAGTCATCAGCCTTAATCTGTTCAATAAGTTTTGTAATTTCTTTCTTTTCCGCCGCAATATCAATATTTGGAATTGTTTTAAAGTTAGCAAGAATTTCCTTCTGAAATTCTGTTGAGTTCAAAGTATCAGAGAGAGTTGCAATTAACGTATCATACATCTTATCAAATACTTCATCTGGTAATTGAATAATTTTTTCAAATTGTTCCCAAACATCAGCTGGCATCTTTCCCTGAGTTTTTAGTGCATTTTCAATATTTACATTCATTTGTTATCTATACCTCCTATAAGTGAAAGGACTGAACTTGTTTTTACAACATCATCGGCAATGCCATAGCGGATAGCTTCATCAGTGCTAATCCACCAATCGTCATTAATATGAGATTCATATTCATCATTAGTAATTTTAGTTTTTTCAAGAACAATATTCTTCATATCCTTCAAAAGTCTCTTATAAAAGTCAGCATATTGCAAACATTTCTGAGCATCTCCCATAAAACCACCGCTACCTTGATGAAAGAGAAAATAAGAATTAGGAAAAGAAACTCTGTATTTTCCTGCTAAAAATATAATAAATCCTGCACTCCAAGCCTTACCGCAGTTCCAAGTAATTACTGGTGTTGGACACAGGCAAATTGCATTATAGATAGCATATCCTGCTGAAAGACTGCCGCCACAAGTATCAATCATAATACTTATTGGCTCTCTTTCATCCTCTGGAACTCTATCAAAATCATCAATACCACTCCAAAATTGCAGAGCAGTAATAACTTCTTTTGCTAATTTATCTGTAATCTCTTCATTAATACGAATAACACGATTAATAAAATCAAAAGTTTTTGTACTTTCTTCTGGGTTAATTTGAGTTAGCGGATTAGTGCAGAGTCTAAAAAGGTCTCCTTCTTTATAAGAGTCTGGTACATCAACTGCCTGCTCATAGAATTTTTCCATTTCTTTAATAAAATCTTCTTTTGTCTTAACTGTTCCATCATCTTTAGTTAATGAAAATACTTCACTTTGTTTACTCATTACTTATTATCCTCCATCTTTTTTCTTTCCTCTTTAAGCTCAGTAAGCTCTCTTGCGAGTTCTGAAATACGAGGATTATAAATAAAGGTTGTAAGAGTTAAATGGTTAAGCTCATCTTCTTTTTCTTTTATTTTAAAATTAAGATTTTCTAAGTCTGTCATTTAAATTATTCCTCCTTTATTTTATAATATAATTATATCATAAAAGACCAGTAAAGTCAAAAGTTGAGGTATCAATTTTTTGAGGAGACGTTTTAAGCATAAGACGTAAATCAGTAGGTGCGGAGGCAATAAGTAATTGGACTGATTTATCAGATTGAAAATAATCAGCGAAAGATAAAGAAGTTTTATGAGAACACCATTCTCCTATCTTTTTTCCTAAAGGAGTTTTTAAGTAACAATAATTATTTTCTGTTCTTCCTATTGCTAAATAGTAAAGACCCTGTGCCGCTGCCCTTAAATTTGCATGATAATCACTTTCATTTTCTTTATTTCGGAGAAAAGGAAAGACATTTTTAGGATTAGAAGCATATTCTTTGAAAAAGTCTCCGTCATATTCAAAATCTATTTTAAGCTGATTTTTAAAAACAATTCTGTACTTATCAAAAAGTTCCATCTATTTAGGGTCGCGGCACTGTATACCAAAGATAAAATTAAATTTATAATTTTTAAATTCTTCAATAAAATCAAATGCGTCTTCTCTGTCAAAATAATTTTGGTCTGCTACATAGATAGAAGTTTTTTCTTTTTTAAAACCAGATAAATCCCTATTCTCAATTCTTATATGAGAATTTCTTTTGAGAGATTCAAAGTTAGTATTAAGCTTATCAAAGAAAGGTTCATAAATCAAATAAGATGGCGGCACATTGTAATAAACAAAGTCTAAAGGATAAAAAGTTTGATAAAAACCTTGACCATAAATGTTCTTTTTGCTGCCTGTTAAAATAAGAGTTTTTGGTACAATAGTTGAAACTCTTTCTTTAAAATAGATAATTTTGTCAAAACGTCCTTCATCAGTTTTAGGAGTTAGCATTGTAACCATATCACCTTTTTGTCGGTGATAATTGGCTACTTTTGCTAATTCAAGATTTGGATAGGTTTTTTGTCCATTATGCCAGAGGTCAATATCATAAAGTCCTAAGTGCATTATTATTCAACCTCCACTCTATCAGTTTGGCTTTCTGTAATAAAACCATTTTCAATCTTGTTAATTTTTGTGAAGAGAGGATAGGTAGTCGATTTGTATTTCTTTGGAACAAAATTATCTCCTCTTCTAATACCTGTTAACACAAGTTTATTTCCTCTCTTAAACCAAGATTTTTCAACAACGTGTTTTTTACCGTCATCGCCAATTTTTGATATTTGTTTATCCCATTTTGCGAATTGATTTTTCCAAACTTTTACTGTTACTACTCCTGTTGTTGTTAATAGAGTCACTGTACTTTTATTCTTATCTTTATCAATGACTGTACCTGCAATTCTATGAAGTTTGAACATTTTAATTTCATTACCATCTTTCGTTTCAAATGTTCTTTCAACTTCTGGTTCTTCTGGTAATTTATTAAAATCATCTATATCATAAATATCAGAATGAAGATTTTTAAGTTCATGGTCATGATAATAAAAACCAAGACTTTCCATTTCGCCTTCTGAAATATTATCTGAACCATATTTATCAATCGTATCTTTTAATAAAGAACTGTTTAATTTATTAAGAATTTCTTGCTGATTATCTTTCATCCATTTACGCATTGGGTCCATACCTTTCTTATAAATATTGTCCCAATCTTTTTGTGCTATCATTCCTACGATACCATTTTCTGTTATTGATTGTTGAGTTAGAAGACTGTCGTCATAATTATCCAAATAAAATTTCAAAGCTTTCTTATCTAACTTATAAAAAGTTTTTACTTTAAAATTCTTTATATATTGATTAAAATTGTAAAGACGTCTTTCAAAATCTAACTCTTTTGGAATCAAATTTTTTTCAATCAGCATCTTCATATTTTGTAGAGTAATTCTTTTTTTCTTATCTGAAATCATTTCAAAATAGTCATTAAGAATTTCTTCTCTACTCTTATTCGGATAAAGATTATCAAAAGCACCAGCTTTTAATAAGCTAATCATCTGCGTCTTATTTAATTTTACCTTTTTAAGAAAATCTTCGATAGATGTATAAGGACGATTTTTAAAAATTTCATAAACTAAAGCTGTGCCAATTTTATTGATACCTTTCATTCCATAATAAATTGCATTTTCTTTATAACTTGGTTCAAATATTAATCCAGAAATGTTTATATCTGGTGGCAAAATATTAATTCCTTTCGCTTTTGTCTCGCCAATTGCCATACTAATTTTACCATAGTTAACACTTTTATTTTTAATTTCAGTCTCATCATTATCAAAATCTTCATCATCAGATTCTAACAGTTCTGTACCGCCAGCATTAACAATAAGACAAGCACAATTCCAAAAAACTGAGGGATAATTAGTTGCCAATACTAATGTTTGAATACCTACAAATGAATAAGCTAAGGCGTGAGGTTTCGCAAACGCATACCCCATTTGCGGCCCCATTGTAGTTTTCCAAACATATTCTCCTAAATTTCTTGTCGGACATTGAGAAACAAATTTTTCTTTTAAAGCAGGAATTTCACTCATTTTTTTCTTTGCAACTATTTTTCTGGCACCATTTGCTTCTTTTAATGTAAAATGTCCAAGTTCTGGGTCAAGACATACCATCATCAAATCTTCCTGTGCCGCTGGAACTCCATAATTTGGGAGATAATATTTTTCCAAAATTTTAGTTTGTTCTTTTGTTATATGCCATTCTTCAAGTTCTTTATACCATTGACTCATATCATTCTTAAGACGACAATATCTATCTAATGGTCTTTCTTCTCCTTTTTCGCCCATCAATCTCATTAACGCATTAGCTGAAGTCAACTCTAAAGGAGTTCTCGGTTTAACTTGCTTAGCTGTTGCTAATCCTACTCCTGTGCTAAACTGAAATACATCTAGTACTTCTCCTTTTGCCAAACTATCCCATAATCTTGTATCATTAAGATTAAGAACAGTCGGGTGTAAATACTTATCATAAACTTCTCTAAGACTCATATTTTTTGGAAGAAGATTATTCTTTTGAAGTAGTTCAATACAAATTGAAATTTTATCACAAATCTCAGTTACCAAAAAATCATACTTTACGTCGCCCATTGCTTCAGATTGATGAAGGTCATACTGTGTTGTTAAATCTCCATTTGGCGACCTCATAATTGCATTAGTATAAAATGGAGATTCATTATAAAGTATAACTCCACTTGCGTGTTGACCTCTTTTATTCTTTAATCCTTCTATCGAAAGAATGAGGTCAAGCAGTCCTGGATACTTATTTACTTCATCAATAAAAGCTTTTATTGGTTTTCTGTCTTTTTCTTCATTACCATTAATGACTTCTTCAATTGTCCAAAGAAAACCTCTCTCCATTGGAACAAGACTACTTAAATATTGAGTTGTTTCAACAGGTAATCCTTCTGGATATTCTTCACTACGATATCCTCTTCCCGCCGCAGCAATGGCACTTCGACTGCCTTCTGTTCCAAAAGTACAAACTTGAAGAACATTTAGCTCTCCTCTCTCTTCTCTTATTTTTTTCAAAATCTTTTTTCTCTTTGATGGAGCTAAGTCAATGTCAATATCTGGCAATTCAATTCTCTCTTTATTTAAAAATCTCCATTCAGGCAATCCCCATTCAACTGCATTTAGCTGAACTATACCTAAAAGATAATTTGATAAGAAACACGTTGCACTTCCTCGTCCTGGACCGATAATTGAGCCACATTCCCAAAACAAATTAATATAATGTTGAAATGTATTAAAATATTTAAAAAGAATATTGTTTAATTTATGACCAACAGTATCAATAATATCAGCTTCTGTTTCTAATCTTTTTAAATATGTTTCATTATATAAATCTTTTCTTATTAAAGCTTCTAAACACTGATTTACCCAATAACGCTCTTGCGGCTCATCACTTTCTAAAAGTTTTCCTAAAATAGGATAATCTTCTTTTTTATCAAAAACCTTTTTTGGATAAATTTTAACTTCAACCTCTGGAATAATTGGAGTATGCCAAAGATTATATTCTTCAATTTTATCGTAAATTTCCATTGAATTATTGCAAATTTCAATAAAATCTTCCTCTGAAAAATAATCTTTAATATTATCATAAGCTTCTTTTGCTGTCATAAAATGAGCATCCCAATAGAAAGCATCTACTTCTCGTTCACCTTCTTTAGAATTAAGATATCCTTTATGAGACGCTCTTTCCTTCGCCGTAAGATAATGTGCATCTGAACCTATAACTAATTTTCTATTATAAGCTTTTGCAATATTTTTTATTTTTGAGTTGAATATCCTTTGGTCTTTTGATGTGCCAGCGGCGAACTCAATATAAAAATCATCGCCAAATAAATCAATATTCCAACGAATAAATTCATCTATACCTGACTTTAATTGATAGATTGTATCAGAATTTGGATTATCACTCTTTTCTTCTTTTGCTAATGCAAGTACACGGCCGCCAATAAATCCACCTATACACGCATTTGTAGCAATTAATGAATTAGGGTATTTTTTAACAATCATTTCAAGTTCTTTTCTTTCTGTTGGAACTCTTGTCATTCCTCTTGAAGTAAAAGAGTGATACCAAGCAATTGAACTTAATTCTCTTAATGCTTGACATCCCTCTGTATTTTTTGCAATTAAAATATAATGCCAATACCTTTCAATATTATCTCGATTATCTACAAGATAAATTTCATTACCTAAACCGCATTTAAAATCTTGTGGAATAACGCCTTTATCTTTAAGCTCTTTTTCTGCTTGTAAAACTTCAATATGTCCTGCAACAGTTTCATGGTCAGTCAAAACAAACCCTGAATAACCTAGGTTATAAGCCGTTTTTATCATATCGGGAATTTTATTGATTGAATCGAAGTAAGCGGATATTTGAAAATTCACTATGTGCGTGTTCGTCCATTCTTTTTAATGTACTAAAATTCATAATCCTTCCCTCCCTTTTATTTTCTATAATAATTATATCATTATTTTTTTAAAAAGTCAAATTATAATAAGTGCCGCCAGACCATAGTCCGGCGGCACAATATTACCAACGTTTAACTATTTTACAAATGTAATATGAACTAACTACTTCTCCTTTAGCTTTCTTTTCCTTAAGAGTAGTTGAATAACTTACAATCTCAAATCCTTCTGTTTTTGCTTTTTCCTTAAAGCTTTCAATAAGAGCCTTTGCTTCTTCCTCTGTTCCAACAGTAATTTCATCTGTCTGTTTAATCAATTCATAATCCATTCTTAAAGTCCTCCTTAAAAATCGTATTTTGAAATTTCTTTAATTTCAATTTCATCTATCTGAATTTGTGGTGTCATGCGGCCGCCCCAATGATTTACATTTGCTCGGCCGGCAGCAGTAATATTAATTTTATCTGAATAAGACTTAATTTGGTCAATTAACTCAGTTGCTTTAAATTTAATATATGTTACTCCATTAAAAGTAAAGCGAATTGTGTCAGCGTTCTTTCCAATAATATTAATTGTTTTTGGGTCAATTGTAATATCTTCTGCAATAATAATTGGTTCTTTACAACCTTGACCATAAAGAGCTTTACCTCGGTCAAGCTCCTCAATCATTGTTGGAAGATAAGAACAATTACCTTTTACAACAAAATCTGCTTCATAGAAACCTTCATTAAAGTTAATATCTTTAAGTGTTTCATTTGCATAAGCATTGAGTTTGTCTATATTACCAAGTGGAAGTGATGCGCCGGCGGCGTTTGCGTGCAAATTACTATAATTTCTTATAGATTTAGACTATTTTTTACTATCATAATGATAGAACACCCATTTCCAATTACGTATCAATAGTAATTGTACTCTCTATATTAGAGATAGTCGTTACAGGTTTAATAATGCTTTATTGATTTCTTTGTTATTTCTTATGGGATAAACAAGTAAATTATTTTTATGATTTTTCCCTTGATTAATCATTTTCGCAGAGCTTCTGCCCCAACCATATTTTGCTCCAAGCTGATTCATTGGAATATCTGTTAAAATTAAATCTTCTATTATCTTTTGAGCCTTTATTTCATTTAATTTTTTCTCAGTAGGACGTAGAGGATAAGATAGTTGGTCATCATGCCAACTTGTTCCTTCATTAATATGACGAATAATATCAAAAGAAACATTATATTTTTTTTGAATATTTTTTCTAGGGATATTCCAATTTTGCAAATCTTTTTTAATTGCTTCTGCAATATCATTTGAAATTTTCGCAAAATTATTATTTTCTCCTGAACCAGTTGGAGGATTTTCTCCTCCTTTACAAATATTATATCCATTAGGCGTAAGACTTCTATATTTTTGAATGTAATAAATTTCTTTTTCATTAAAATCTTCACACCATTCTAATATTTCAAAAGTAAAATTTTCTTCACCATATTTTAATATAGCTTCATGTATTAAAGAACGATGTGCAGTTTTTCTTACACAATGCTCCTTAAAGCGTCTTTGAGGATTATTAGATTGTCCTATATAAATTTTATGATTTATTTTATTTTCGATTTTATATATGGCTTTTCTTTCCATTTTATTCACCTCCTATATTTTTATTTTAATAAAAGCATTATTTTTCCCACGAGATTACCATATTCTTTAGAACTTAGGCTTCCTCGTTAGCCAGATTTCTCTGACCCCGCTGATAAACGGAAAAGGAGTTATGGGCCACAAGTCGACCCTCGCAATAATCAATCAAATGACTGTCTTGTAAAAATTTCTGAAAGTTCTTTAGTTCAGACTCTTCTCTTCCTCTCATGGAGCCTTTAAGTTTTCCATCTGGACTTGTCCTTCCAAGTATAACTGGTTTCTTATGCTGTGCCGCAACACCCATTGCACACAAACCTGTTAGAGTATTTGGTATATCAAGTTCATCGGCATTAAGAATAAGAATTTTGTTATTTTCCAAACAATTATCCATTATTTGAATATTAAGCATTTCGATTGCTTTGTCTTTTTCTCTATTCTGTCGAGCCTTAGCATTAACGCAATTTCTTACACTCTAAGTGCTGATTGTTTCTGTAAGTCCTTTTTCTCCTCGTTTTGTAGAAGGAACGAGTTCATTCGGAGTGATAAAAGCTTGAAAAAGACGTTCCTTTTCAATTGAATTACCAACTCGAATAAGAGCATTGATAAGAGGAGTGATATAAAAAGCAACTCCTATCTGCGTCAATGGACCATCACCTAAAGAATAAGACTGTTTTTCAACTAAATCTTTAAAAAATTGATTGTAAAGATGTGAAAGACCATAATCACAAATGTAACGATTTTCCAAAGTAAGCATTGCCATCATATCGCTTATAAGACCAAGCGCAACTAAATCTATATAATTCCAAATTATAAGGTCATCGCACTGCTCTTCTAACTGTGACTGTTGTCTTTCTTTTACTTCAAAATACTCAAAGAATTTATAAACTACTCCAACACCACTTAAATCTTTATTGGAATAATTTTTTGAAAGTTGATTATTAATAACAACTGCATTTTCACTATAAGTTGGTGCATTATGATGGTCAAGTACAAGTATATCGTATCCCATTTCTTTGAGAGTTTTATGGCTATCATAATCATTACTGGAACTATCTGCACAAACTATAAGGTCAGCTATTTTATTTTTTGTAAGGTCTTTTAGAAGAGTATCAAGACCATGTTCTTTTCCATCTGGAATATGATAAGAAAGTTCAAAATTGAAACCTTCTTTATTTTTATAATTATCTGTTAGATAGTTGTAAAAAAGTGCTGAAGAAGTGAAACCATCGACATCTGGTTTTTATACCCTGTCTTTCGACATATTTAAAAAATTCTAAAATCTATTATATTTTCTGTCCATCCAAACAGTAGCATTATCATATAGGAGATGATAAAACTCTTTAATATGGTTTATACCGCCAAAAGAAAAATACCAAGTAGAAGCTCTTCTTTTTTCTTTGAAAATGCTTCCAAAATTAAAGATATCTTTAAGCCATATTGCCATTTCATATGTAGTGGTAAAGCTAATAGTATAAATTATTTTACTTCTATTTTCACTTTTCATAATACTTCCATCTCCATCAAAAAATCCTCTAATAAAATCATAGATATATTTTTTAGGAACTTTTTTTGGAGGTTTTAATTGTAAGCTTTTTTGTTTTCCACATCCTTGATTAATTAAATCGTTAGCTGTTTTTTGTGAACAAAGCAATATTCTTCCCATAGGCTAACCTACTTTTGGATACTCCCAAGTTATAGGATTAGAAGCTTTAATAGCTTTCTTAAACTTTTCTAAGCTATCAATACTATCTTGAGCTAAACTTAATCCAACTTGGTCTTGTCCGTGTCGATTACTATTATCAACTATATATCCATCTGCATAAAAGAAACCAAGCCAATAAGCCTTTTCTTCTGTATCAATGTTTTCAAAGAAATTTTCGGTATGAAAGTATTTTCTGTAATGATTCCCTTTAGTAGTTTTTACTCCTATTTTTTCTAAATATTTAGCTACACTTTTACGAGTTACATCAAAGTCTTTTTCTATTTGACGCATTGATATATTGTTTTTATAAGCTTGAATAATTTCTGCTTTCTTTTCTTCTGATACTTTATTAATTGAAATTGCCATTTCTTCACCTCCTTTTTACTTTATTTATTTATTTAGATTTTAGAATTAAGGGAATGGACTATACCTTCACTTTCGTGTTCCTATTATAGTCTCTGAGCGTTCTTCTTACTTTAAGAAGCTTCGTTGCGTCTGGTTACCCAATTCTTAACGATGTTACTGTACCTCGGTCGCTAGCCTTGCCGCAATAATATCACTATTATTGTTTAGTTGTTAAGACTCTAAGGGAGTTCCCGCAATTTAAGGAATTTAATGTGAACCCAATAATTAATCCACTATCAACAAAATTTTACTGCCGGCCGTCAAATGTTTCTTTAACATTTGATATCCCTCTTCCATATGGTCAAAACCTTGAGGCGGCAATTCATTCTAAAGAGTTGGATAAAAGAAAGAGTGCCTAAATTCTGGTGTATCGTCTTTTGAAAGAATACCTCTATCAATTAACAACTCTTCAAGAAAATTACTTGTAATTTCTTTTTTAGTTTTTCTTATGTACTTCAAACATAAATCGCTCCTTTATATAATTTTTTAAAAGTTTCTTGTCCTTTATCAAATGGGCTGTCTTTTAAGTTTAATAGCTCTTTTGTATCCCAAAGAAAACCCATTTTACATCTGTTTTTATATTTTAAACAAATTTTTTTTAATTTGTTATAATAAAGCTGTTGTTCTTTCCAAGTTTCCCCTTCTTTATCAAAACAAATTAAAATTGTTTTTGCGCCGGCGGCGGCCAATAATTCAAACTGATAAGTATGAAATGAACTGCCACAAGCCGCAACACAAATATTGTTTTCTTTTCCAAACATGGTTTCATATTGAAGGACACTCTTTTCACCTTCTGCTACTAAGGCAATTCCAGTTCTTTTAATATTATCCTTAACTAAATTTAATCCATAAAGATTGTAGCCTAACGGATGATTAAGAAGTTGACCTTCAATTTCAACAGGCATATACTTTATGCCGGCCTCTACACTTTCTTGATTTAATGCTCTACCTCTTATTCCAATTAATTCGCCTTTTTCATTATAATGAGGAATAATAACCTTATTCTCTTTAATATCATATAAAATATTAAAACGTTTCATTACTTCTTCGCTTATTCCATCATTTAACCATTCTGGTGTTGGATTGAAAGTATAAACATTTAAAAGATTGGGATTAAGAACTTTTAATTGAACATTAATTTCTTTTTCCTTATACTTCTCAAATTGTGGTTCATAAGGTTCATAAAAAGTTTGCTGCGCCGGCGCAAGGTCACTTTTTTCTTTTAACTTTAAAACAATATCTTTATAGAAATTATACTTAATTCCTAATAATTCATATCGTCTTTTAAATAACCCAATTAAATCAAACGAATCACCGCAACCTGTATAACAATGAAACAACTTATTTTTCTTATAATAATAAAGTTTCATTGAAGCATTACTTGGGTCAATATTATGACAAATAGTTTTAAAAATTATTGCTGTGGCAGTATCTTGATATGCATCTGACCCAAGTTCAGTTACAAGTTCAATTACTCTTTCATCAGAAAGAGATTGACATATTTCATTTAAATCGTCCATTCATTTTTCCTTTATATCAAATCTTCAAAATCCATTTCGTGTACCATTTTACGACGTTCTTGCTGATTTCCAAAAGCTTCTTCAATATCATTTGCAAATTGAGTTGGATACTTTTCAACAAATGCAGAAATAAGCTCTTGAGCATGTTCATCAGTTACGACGCCATTATTATAACATTCTTCTAATTCGTCCATTTCTTTTGTTCGTTCTACTTTAAAATCAATAATTTGGAACTCTTCAATAATTTTATTATCTGGAGTTGTCACAAATAAATCATGCCGCCTTAAAGTACCAAGATCCATATATGACCAAATTCTACACATTGTCCAACGTCCTCGTCTATTTTTAAAAACGTCAGTTACAAGATTTGGACTATAATTGAAACGCGCCCTAAAGCCATCTACCATTTTAAGTTCTTCTGGAGTTGGACGTGACATTATACACGCAAAATCGACTAGATTAACTATCGCTCTTGACCCTTGTACATTACGAAAGTCCATAAAACCTCCAGTTTTCTCGTCATTATTACTTACCTGTGTTGCTGTCATAATAAAAGCGTCAAGTTCAATTGCAAGATTTTTTAAACAAGTTGTGAACAAACGCAAAGCAACGTCCTCACGAATCTTTAAATCTCTAAATTCATTGAGCATTGCTGGAGAAGAAAAAATATAATCATAAAAGAAGTACTCAACTCCTTTTTGAAATGAATACTTATGAAAAACATTTTTAACCAAAGAAGAACAAGGGTCTGGTATTCTTACAAAAAGAAAATTATCTTTATATCTTTCCATAATATCCAAAGCTTTAGTTATTCTATCCATATGTTCTTCTCCAAAAGTACCGTACAGAAAGCGTTCTTCATTAATATCTGTAAGATAAGCTAAAATCATTGTTTGAATTTCAGCAAAATCTTGCTCTGTCATTATATAAAGAACAGGTTCACAAACTCCTGTTGCCTCCCATCTTTCACTTACTCTATCATAACGAATTGGATAAGCAATTTGACACGCATCCGCAACCATTGTTCTACTTTTACCTATTCCACTGGCCGCCGACCGCAGATATAAAGTACCCTTACGTCCACCACGAGTTATTGTATTAAAAGCTTCTCCTTGAAGTTTAATACCTACTTCTGGTCTTATTTGTAATTTTTTTATAAGCTCTCTTATTCCATCAAAAGCAGTTCCTTCTTCAACTAACTGATTTTCAGAATATTTATTCTCCAAAACTGCCATTTTACCTTTTAGTTCTTTAATTATATCAGTAGGAGTCATCTTTTCAAACTTATCATTAATTTCATTTGATTTTGGATTAAATAAATCCTCACAATAGAATCCACTAATGTCTTGTCCAGATTTTTCAAGCTCTCTCAAAAGAGCAAATTTTTTAAATCTATTATAATAATAATTAAAATTTTCTGGCTCACAATAAGCTTCACAGTCTTGCATAAATGCAATTCCATTCTCTTTTTGAATTAATCCTGCGGCAGCTTCGTTTGATTGCAAATAAGTATCTATATCAACAGTTCTAATTTTTTCTGCCCCGCCGGCATAAAGATTGTAAATTGCTGAATAGATATAGCGGTCTAGGGGCATAGAAAAATCAGATGGTTCAAGTTGATACTTATCTGTATCGCTTAATAAAGATGGCTTCTGCATTAAAGTTCCTAAAATCTGTATAACAGTTTTTCTGTCAACTTTAACCATAGGCATCACTCTCCTAATGTATTTAAGTCAATCATTTTTTTCTTTTTCTTTGGATTAAAGTAATCTTTTGGGTTATACTTTATTTCCAGTCTATCTTTTTGAAGTTGTCTTTCAATAGCTTCACCGATTTCATCGGCTTTCTTTGCCTGATTATGATAATATTGTCTTGCTCTTTCATAAACATATTCAATAATACCAATCGTTTTATACTGTTCTTTAACAGGATGATGTTCTACTTCATAAAAATATTTAATAGTTAGTAACTGTCCACGATAAGGATAACCTTTTGCTTTATATTTTTGCATAAGAGCTAGATTATGAGCACTTACTGGCTCTTCTTCTGAATTAATTCCAAATAATCTTATAATATAAAAGAATAAGGCATCTCTATCATCGTATTGATTTTTTACTTTCTTTAAATTTTCTTCATTCAAATAACGCTTAACAGTAGCATTTGAAATACCTATCTCTCTTGCTACCTAAGACATATTGAGACATTCTGCATAAAGAACATTAATTTTTTCAATTATCTCTGGAGTTACTTTAACTCTTTTTTTCGGCTCATTTGCTGCCTCGGCTCCAGCGTAAAGATTAAGATACTTAGAAACCGTTGAAGCAGAAATGCCAAGTTCTTTTGCAACTCTCGCTTTAACTCCATATTTCTTATAAAGAATAGGAATTTGTTCTATTATTTCTTTATTAATTTTGCTCATTTAATTCCACCTTTTATTTTTCTTTTATAATATAATTATATCATAAAAAAGAGAAAAAGTCAAGATTTAAATTATAATCTTGACTTTTCTTTTTAATTAAATATTACCAAGTAGATTGTCAAGATAATCTGCTGCTCTAGCAGTAATACTTCTTTCAACAGACTGTAAACGAACAGTTGAAAAAATTTTAGAAAATTCTGGAGATTCACTCAAATGAAGCAAAAGCTTCAATCCACTCTTATTTTTAAAGATTTCAGAGTCAGTCTGTTTAAGGTCTCCATCAAAGAAAATACGACTTCCTTGTCCACAGCGGCCAATAAGAAGTTTGATGTGGTCTTCTGTAAGATTTTGAGCTTCATTAACAATTATAATTGAATCCGTAAAGTTACGACCTCTCATAAATCCCATTGGAACTACTTCGAGTTCTTCTTCTTCAAGCTTACGATTAATTTGGTCAATACCAATAAGGTCTACAAGTGGACCAATTTGACCTACTGTTTTACTGAGAACATCACCAGGAAGGCTACCGATATCAATTGTATTTGCTGCAAAGGCATTATTTGGAACATAGACAATTTTACGAATGTTGCCTTGCTCAAGCTGCCAAAGAGCATAATTATTCAGCAAGTAACTCTTGCCTACACCAAAGCTACCACCAGCATAAAGAATGGAGCTAGATGATGTTGTAAGGGCATCAAATAAGCAAACTTGTTCATCATTCTTTGGAGTAACTTTTCCTACATATTTATTTTTAAAACCTTGATTTTGTAGAACTCTGAGTTCTCCATTCCTATAAACACAATTACAATTTGTTTCATATTGCTCTTTTTGAGTATATTTATCAAGAACTTTATTGTTTTTATTTCTAATAATTACATACTCATTTTCTCGAATGTCTGGCAATTTAGTTTTTCCAGAAAGCAAATCATCAAATTCTTTATTATATCCATTTTCATCAAAATCAAGATTTAAATAGCGAACGCCTGTGTAGATTTCTGTGCCGCCATATCCTCTGTTATCTATGTTCTGAATGTTAGCTTTGACCTTCAAGTAAACATCATTAGTAACAAGAACTGCATTTTCCATTGCCGCGACCTTAAGTAACTTATCATCAACAGCAACTTTCTCATTTTCATAAGTTGAGTTCCATTTTAATTTATCTAAATTACGAGAAATCACTACTGCGGCACGACGTGCTTTAAAAGCAACTTCTGAATTCACATTAAGTTTTAATCCATCAAGTTCTCTTAAAGTATCTGTTGCAATAATAATATTCTCTTCTTGCTGAATAATCTAAGGATAATCAAGTAGGACACAAGTGTCTACAAGAATTGGTTTATTCATTTATTTCCTCCTTAAAAAGAAAAGGTAGAAGATAATTCTCCTACCTTTTCCTTTAATTATATATTAGAACGAATTTCAGTAAGAACTTCTTCTAGTTTATCTTTCTGGTCTGGTAGAATTTCACTAAATTTAATTGGTTTACCAAATTTTGTGTGCAATATCTGAGTTGCCATATCCACCTTTCCTTTTGAAATTAGTTCTGTCCAAAGTTCTTTAGCATCTTCCATAAGTTCATCAAAACTTCTTTGTGTATAAGGATTTTCTTCATTCGTTGCCTCACCGCCTGTTGCTGCGACTTCTTTATCGATAGCATCATAGATAGCATCTACAAGTTTATTGTAGTCAAGTTCTACTCTCGGTGCGATGTAACGATAACGAGATTTTGCAAGATATCTATCACCAAGCTCATCTCTAAAGAACATAAATCTCTTGCGAACAGGCTTTTCTGCTGTACCAACGTTAATTTCTCTAATGTAAGCAATCAGGTCGACCATCTTGTTTACAATATCAAAAGGACGTGCCGGCAGAGCAGGAACAATTTCTGTATATTCTTCGCCTTTTTCATTTTTAAATGTTTTCTCGGCTGAGTGAGAAATGAAGATTAAACCGTAACCGCTATAAGCTAAGTCACGAAATGTACCAGAAAATTCTTTCTTAGCCATATCATATCCCTGCTATTATACCGTCTCTTTCGAGATACTTTAACACTTCTATAAAGTCGGAATAGACTATATCTTTTTCTTTTAAATAAAAGAAATGTGGCATTTCGGAATTACTTCCTACGTTCTAAGAACTAGTCGTTGAACCTTCAGTGCGGCGGCACTGCTTGGCTGCTGATTGCCTTATCTTTAAAAGACTTAGGTGTTCCAGCAATTAACCACATTATTCAATATACATCACTGTATAAGGGAGCCAGTTGACCCCAGGGAATATCTCCTAAATTCTCAACATTATTCTACGAACAAATATATTTTACACAAAGATTCCAAGCTTCATCAGCCGTATCAATTGCAATAGAATGGAACTTTTCCTTAAGTTCTTTCTTTTTTGTCAACTGACTTACCATTGACTTCCAATCTGACCAAGTTTTAGCTGGCTGAACATAAACATTGTTGAGGGCATTAGAACCCATTTCAAAGCCCGCAATCAGCACATTCTCAAACTTAGCGGCGAGAGACGTCTTGCCCACGCCCGGTTTGCCATAGGCCAAAATAAATTTACCTCTCAGATTTTTACTTATCTTCTACGGCTCAAGAGCCATCAAATCTATTGCCATTTTAATCCCTCCTTAAAAGTCTTTCAGAATTGGCTTCTAATTAGAAACCAAAACTGTCAGCTTTCTCGGATGTTGATTTTGCGGCAGGCTTTGACTTTGATTTATTCAAAAGAGCTTCCTTCTTTGCCTGTCTTTCCTTAAGAGCTGCTTTAATGTCATCTTCGTCATAAGCATGGTCTTCATCTGCACCTTCTCTACTACCAGCAGTAATAAGAAGTTCTCTGCAAGACTCTGTACGATGTCTTACGATTGGCTCACCAAAACCTACTTCTTCTGTATATGTTGTAACTTTCTGAGTCATATTGATAATTCCAGCAACTGTTACTGTATCAGACTTATTCCAATTATCCTCAATAAAAGACTTGGCATTATCTTCCGCAATAGTTTCAATTACATCAACCTTACCAGCATAGCCAACCAGACCAATATTAACAATAAGACGTCCTGTTTCTTCGCCTTCTTTGTCCTGTTCTGGTCTCATTCCAAGAACGACACCTGTTACTTCAAACTTAGCTGCATCTTTATCAGATTCTCTTGCTGAATTAATAAAGTTTGAAGAAACCTGAAAACCTGTTTTTACTGCGCCAGTTCTCTTGTCAACCCACATATTCTCTACCAGATTTGCTGTTTTTCCAACAACAGAAACTCTTGAAGCCTGTGAAATTGTTTCTGCCGCCGCAGCAGATGTAAGAGATTCCTTATAATCTGCAATTTTGTCATAAATAGAGTTCTGAGAGCCATCCTTTTTAAGTCTCATTGCAAACATAGAAACAGGAATAAGATTTTCAACCTGCTTGCCCTTTACTTCCTGGTCTACACGGATTGTTGCTGTACCACGAATGTAATCTCTGCCGTCAGAGGTCTTTCCTTCAACAATATCAAGTTCATTCAAAATACCAACAATAGTACATTCATTCTTACTCTGTATCTTTTTAATATCTAACATAAATTTTCCTCCAACTTATATCTTAAAAATTATTAAAATTTACCAAAAGAAAGTTAAAATTAAAGTGGGGTATTAATGTTACCCCACTTAGATTTTACTTTTGAGAATTAGTCCTCAACAGCCTCAGCGTCTGGGTTAAAGCCTGCGCCAGCCTCAGTAAGAGCGAACTTCTTAACAATCTTCTCCTTACCATTCTCATCAGTTTCTGTTACAGAGAATCTCTCAGCATAGCCCTTATTTACAAGACCTGTAACTGAACCTGTAACTGAACCTGCCTTCTCAAAGCCGCAAATCTCCATCATTTCGTGAGTTGTAAATGGAACACCTACGCCTGCCTTCTGAAGAGTCTCGAGTACCTTTCTGCTTCCTTCTGTCATTGCCTTCTTTGCCATAATAAAATTCCTCCTTAGAATTAAAATAAAATTTATTAAATAAAACCAATAGTAAAAATAATTTGATGTGTTGTTTAGAACACAATGACTATTGTTTTATTTTCTATAATTATTAGATCATAATCTGATTTTAAAATCAAATTATTAACTTGGTTGTTCTCAGTAAAAAGTATTCTTTTCTTTTACTGTATTTATATTATATCATAAGTTTTATTCTGAGTCAAACTTTTAATTTTCCTTTTTCGCCATTAGAGCCGCAACAAGGTCTGACAAAACTTCTATTGTTCGTGTCAGATTTTCAACTTGCTTTTTCATTGTTTCAATAGTAAAATTAAAACTAAGAGCGACAAGATTAATTTCATAAAGAGATAAATCAAAGTTTTCATCAATTAACTTACGTCTAACACTTTCGTATTTTTGAGTGTCTGCCCTAACTTCTTGAATAAAATTTTCCACTTTTTCATTTCTTTCAGGAAGAGGAAGCATTTTACCGTCTTTATCGAAATATTTGTCAGTTAAATTATACATTGAATCAAGGCAGTTATTGAGGGCTGCTATTGCAGTCTCTTTATATTTCTTGATTAATTCTATCTTAGACATTACCACTACTCCTTTTGTAAATCAACAATAATATCATTGTCATCAAGAGTTGATGATTTTACCCCTACTGCGGCACGACTTAATACTCGTAGTTCTAAAGTAGAAATCTTTATACTCTTTTTCTTTGATACTATTATTATATCACAATCTTCTCCTATCGTCAAATATTTAAGAACCTTATCTCCGTCTTTAATTTCAGAAATCCTCTTGCCCTTAATATTACGATTACATACAGAAAACTCTGAAAGATTTACTTTTTTAATTATACCATCTTTTGAAATAGAAATCAAATATTTATCTGTTTCTTTTATCAAATGAGAGTCGATAACATAATCATCATCAGAAAGTTTAATACCTCTAATTCCCATTGAAGTTCTTCCTATTGCTTTTATATCATCTGTATTTATTATAACAAAATTTCCATTATTAGTCAAAATTCCAAGTTGCTCTTCATTAGCAAAATGAACTGACTGAACTTCATCAGACTCTCGTAGATTAATTGCTTTAATTACCTTACCTCGACGCATTTTATACTCAGAAGCAAGTGTCTTTTTAATCATTCCATTTTTAGTTACAAAAATAAAATATTTACATTCATCAGCCTTGTTATAAGTCGTAATTGAAGTTGGAATTTCTCCAGACTTAAATTCAAATAGCTGATTAACATTAATTTTTGAGCCAACAGGTAATTCATCAACTGCAAGAGAATACATTTCTCCTTTATTTGTGAATACAAGAAGAGAACTAAAATTATCATCACGAATAGTTTTAGTTATAACTTCTCCATTGGAAAGTTTAATTTTTGAACCTTTTCCGCCGCGGCGTGTTCTAACGAGAGTTGAAGATTCAAAGGTATAAAGATTGCCGAAATTAGTGTAATAAATAAGGAGTTCTTTTTTCTCAATAGGCTCAGCATCTTCTTCTTCACTTGTAAAATCAAAATTGGTTAAACGAGTTCTTCTTTCATCTCCATATTTATTTGCTACTGCTCGTAAATCTTTTTCAATTTCTTTATAAAGAAGTTCTTTACTGTTAAGAACAGATTCATGGTCTGCTTTTTCTGCCAACAACTTTGTTTTTTCGTCATTAAACGACCCTATTTCAAGATGCATCAATTTACTCAGAGTCATTTTAAGAATAGCGTCGCACTGAGCATCATCAAACTTAAATCTGTCTGAAAGCTTTTTCTTAGACTCTGCCTTGTCATTAGAACTACGAATAAGTTCAACGACTTCATTAATATTAGCTATCGCAATCAATAAACCATCAATGATATGAAGGCGATTATCTATTTTTACCAAATGATATTGATGAATATTTGTTCTCATTTCAATTTCATGGTCAAGATGTGCTTGAAGAGCTTCTTTCCACGAGAAAAGTCTTGGGTATGTGCCATTATCAAGCATAACCATATTAATTGTATAAGATGAGTCAAGGTCTGTCTGCTTAAAAAGAGTTTTGATAAGATGACTTGGATTAGCCCCCTTTTCAAGAACTATCTTAATATTAGAAGTATTTTTTGACAAATCCTTAATGCCATCTTTTGCAATGCCAATTATTGTTCCATCATTTATTCCTTTTACTATCTGTTCTACAATCGTATGAGTATAAACTCCATATGGAACTTCCGTAAAATAAATTGCATTTTCTTTTGAGTCATATTCTGCTGTTGCTCTCATACGAACAGAACTACCCAATTTCTTTCCATTGAGTTTCATTCCTTTAACCGCTTCGCCGCCGCCATAACGAAGAATTTCTTTTACAGCATCGGCATTAAGAATTGTACCAGCAGTACAGAAATCGGGAGCACAGTAAATTTCATCAAAAGAAATATCTGGATTCCACAATAACTTAATCATTGCTTCATTTACTTCTCTAAGATTAAACTGCGGTACAGAACTAGAAAGAGAAGTAGCAATACCAGATGTGCCATTTACAATATTATAAAACCCTAAAGATGGCACAACTGAAGGAAATTGTTTTGTATTAGAGTAGTTGTCAAACCAAATTTTAACACTATCTTCATTAATTCCTTCATACAATTTACAACCTATTTCTCCTAGTCGCATATCTGTATATCTCGCCGCAGAAGGTTTACCAGTTTTTATTGGACCAAACTGACCTTTGAACCCCATAAGGGGATAACGCTGGTTATATGGACGAGCCAATCTAACCAGTAAGTCATAACAAGATGCGTCGCCATGAACATAGAAATCTGCCATTGCTTTTCCGACGCACTCTTGTGACTTAACGAAAGGTTTCTTATAAGTATATTTATTTAAAAGCAATGAATACATACACATACGATGTGATGGTTTGAGGAAGTCTCTTGCATCAACTATTGCTCTATCCTGAATAGTCATTCCAGCATATGTTCCAAAACTTTCTTCAATTACTTTTAACATATCAAGTTCATTATATTCCATTCTCTCACTCCTTTTATAATTATATTATATCATAATTTTAAAAATAAGTCGAATAATTAAACATTATTATACTTACTAAAGTCGATATGAGACATAACGAACTCTTTACGATATTTAATGTCAACGCCCATTAATTCACACAGACGCTGTGCCGCCGTAGCACTATACATTATCTTGTCAACTCTCTGGCCGCCTGTTGTTGAAAACATTGTAGCTTTAAGGTCAGCTTCTTCTAATTGGCCCAATCCTTTAATTCTATCCAAATCCCCTTTAATTTGTCCTTTTGCTCTTGCGGCAGCGAGTTCTTCATTAGTGTAATACCAACTTAAAGGCTGCATATTTTTGTCATAAGCAATAAACAATGGACAACGCAACCAGTGAACTCTGTTCTCCTGTAAGAATTGAGGACATAGACGATATAGATTAGCCAAAATCAAAAGTGCTATATGATATCCATCATCCATGTAATCCAGTCTTTCGAGCTGGCACTGACTATATTTTACTCTCTTTAAGAGAGAATGCTCTTTCCCGATGCGTGCCAATAGCACCAGTACTCTCCTATAACGGAGATAGTCGATACACCCTTCGCTTAATTATTCCTCATATAAAGAGAGAAATAATTTACGATTGGCACGGTATTCCCTTTATCTCACCATTCTCAGGTTTAGGGTTTCTTAGTCAGATTATTCGTCTTTGGTCTATGGCTCGTTATCTCTTGTGGTTTCAACGAGCAGTCTTATTTTTCTGATACCGTTAGCTTACTTAAATTATTCGTTAATTATAAGCAAACCGTCCTAGCAAGGACTAAAGCATTTTCGGACAATGTTACTTATCCGCATCGACACAGATGTAAATCTGTCCATAACGAAGTTTCTTTGGGTCATAATGGTCAACATCAATTCCCAACGCATACATTAAAAGTTCAATTTCTTTATTTGAAAAATATTTTTCTTCGTTATCTTCCTTTAAGCCATTTAACATTTTACCTCTGAGATACATTACACCATATTTCTTAGTATCTCGCCCAGCAATAATTGCGTTTCCTGCCGAGTCACCCTCACAGAGACAAAGAATTGAATCTTCTCCTAAGTCTTCTGCATCGGCTAGCTTATCAAGAAAAGCAACTTTTTGCTTTCTTAATTCTTTCATTTTGTTGTTGCGGTTAAGAGCAGCTTCTCTTGCCTTGTCCGCTGCTTTTTCAGCGTTAGCAATCTTATTCATCATTTCAATAATAGGACCGAAATCTGCTGTATTAGAAAACATTTCTAGTCCCTCATCAAATGCCTGCGCCGCAAGAGTTCTTAAATTTGGATTATTAATTTTACTCTTAGTCTGATTTGAAAAAGAAGGATTTGCAACCTTACAATTAATTGCAAAAACGAGTCCTTTTCTTATTAGTTCTGGGTCAAAACTCTTTCCGCTAAGTGATTTAATTTTTGTTGTGATTTTTGCTTTCGCTCCAGTAACTGGGCTACCACCTTCTGGTACTGCAAGACCATTAACAAACACATAAGACTGTGTTTCATCTTTCGTCCAAATAAAAGCAATTTCCAACTCATCTGTACCATCTGATGCCGAAGCAAGAATTGGTTTAGACATTAAAGGAGATTTAGCTTTTTCTCGAATAAAATCTGCAATACCATTTTCAGAATAAAATTCTTTCTTTTCACCTGCCGCCGTAGCAACTATAAAATGAAGTCTTTTGTTTAGATAAGCAATATTTTTAATTTCTTCACAAATTCGCTTATATGTGTAAGTTTCTACCATATTAGAAAAAACTTCTTTATCTGGCTTAAATTCAACAAAGGTTCCATCTTTTTCAGAAGTTGAAGTTTCTTTATAAGAAATTAGATTACCTTTTATAAATTTTGCTTCTGCACAAGTTCCAGAACGAATACTTCTTACTGTAAAGTATTCAGAACTCATACATACTGCAGTGCCTCCAATCTAGGATGTTCAGCAAGATTCGCTACGTCTTGCTCGGAATTACTCCAGCTTAATGTTTCCATTAAGAACAGACTATATCTTCTAAGTCTCCTTTTTCGACCCGCTTGGGTCTATTTACTCAAACACTTCTGCTAAATTGACTCCTAAAATTTTACTCATATTAGGATGTTCTTCTTGCAATAGTATTTTTTCAATAGTCGTTGAACGTTCATCAATTAAATACTCATTTTCTTTCATTTTGCTTATGCGAAATAATATAGCATCTTTTAAAGCTAAATCATAATCATTATTATATTTTTTTAAATTAAACGATTTTGATTTTTGCTTTGCTCGATACCCACCATATTCATATTTTGGAATCCCTTCAGACCAACGCACTCTTATTCTAGGATATTCTCCTTTTTCTAAAGAAATTCCATTAAAATTAAATTTATTAGAAACAGTAGTTTTCTAGTTTTTCTTGTTAATACTACAAGTAACTATTCTTAAATTTTTCTTTTGATTATTTAAACCATTTCCATCTATATGGTCAACAATAAGTTTATTATCTGTTACACCTAAAATCCACCTATGCATACGACCATAAGTATCGTGAGTTGCATATCTAGTTTTTCTATTTGTATTAGAATCTGTTCTTTTCTCAGGTGTTAAATACCATCCAGTCTTCGGAAGACGTTCATAATCATCATCATCTAAGTAAACAACTGCTCCACAAGTAAGCTAAAATTCTTTAATAATAATCACTCTCCTTTTAATTAGAGAGCATTTAATTGATACTTCGCTGCGGATTATCCAATTCTTAACTATTTTACTTTACCGACCCAATTACTGGCCGCCGCACCAGTGTTACCACTAATGTTTAGTTGTTAAGACTCTAAGGACTTCCCCGTCAATTTAAGAGATTTTACAACGGCTATGGAAGTTAACCGTTCAAGCCCGAACTATTTTTATAAGCATTTTTATCGAACTTACCACCAGTATGACTTTCAGTATAAATAGCTACAAGTACATTCTTACCATCTTTTATTCCAAAAGGAACACCACGGCCATAATCTCTTACAGAAACACAATTCTCTTTTTCATTAAGAGTAATTTCTATTCGATTACCATAGCCTGCAATAGCTTCATCGGTAGAATTATTGATAATTTCTTTTAAAGCCTGATATGTTCCATCGGTATCATCCGAGCCAAGATACATTTGAACTCTAGCACGAATAGCTTCTCTGGTTTCCAAATGCTGGATATTATCAATACCATAATTTCCCATTCATTTTCCTCCTTTATTCTTTTTTATAAATATATTATATCATTTTTTATTAAAAAAGTCAAAAAGACAGACTACTAGAGTCTGCCTTTAAGTTACTTTATGTCAAAATATTTTTTAAGTGCCGCCTCAGCGTCTTCTAGATGATGATAAATTGTACCATTGAATTTAAAAGTATCATATTTATGACCTAAAATTGCATAACTCGTATTACTGCAGTCCATAATGCAAAGTTTCTTTAGTTTCTCATAATCAATAATGACTTTACCTTTCGGAACAATGGTTTCTATTTCTTTTTCTTTCTCCTCAATTTTATCGCAGGCCGGCGCAATATATTGTGGAAGTTCTCTATCAAATGGAACGACATCTGCCGCTGCAGCAATATCTGCTGGAGTTACCTCTTTAAAATAAGTTCGAGAAATATTAAAATAAAAATTGCCTTTTCTTTCCCAAGCTTGCTGATTTGTACTACCACGATAGTCAAGACCTTCAGGTCTCTTAGTCATATCATACTCACCATCGATAATAATATCACAATAACTAAGTAGACGGTCCGTTGCTTTATCTCCTCTTGCTATAAGTTCAGATAGTTTATAGCCTGTATAGCAGATGATATTCTTTTCTTTGTAAAGAAGAGTATCTTTTAGAAAATTAGCTAGCGTGGCAACATTGGCTGGGAAAAATGGGTCACCACCAGATAGCACTAAATTTTCAATGTGTGGATTCATTGCCATTTGATAAAGTTCTTTCTTTACTTCATCAGTAAATGGTACGCCGGCGTCGACTGACCAAGTTTCTGGATTATGACATTCTTTGCAATGATGAGAGCAACCACTTACAAAAAGAACAACTGAAAGTCCTCTAGCATTGGCGGTATCATAATTTATAATTTTACAGAAATTCACTTTAAATTCCTCCTTTTTATTCTTTATAAATATTATAACATAAAAAAGAAAAAGAGTCAAGATTTTTAAGTCTTGACTCCTTTAAAATTACTTGTCTATGTTTAAATGTTTCTTTCTGTTCATAATATCTTGGCTTCTGCCTTGATTAGGAGTGTAATTACTAATATCATTTCTACCCTCGATTTCTCGATATTTGTTGGGATTGGACTATACAATTTTCAAGGTTTATAGTCTCTGAACGTTTTCCCTCGACTTGACGTTAGGGAAATATCGCTGCGTCTGAGGAACTTGCATCCTCGGTTGCCCAATCTAATAATTTTTTCTGGTTTTACTTTTACATTCACCACTATCACGCTCGTCTTTTCAAACCACGTTGTAGTATTATTAGCTCTAAGGGTTTTCCCGCAATTTATCCTTTTTAACGTGGACAATTAGTTTATCCACACACTCTATAACTCGTATGAACGACATCTGGGTCTGTCTCACCGCACTGTGGGCATTGCCATCTTATTGTTCCATCCTTAGCATAAACTTTCTTAAAATCATGTCCTTGACATCCACACTTGCCACAAGTTGAAATCTCTGAATTAATCTCACCATAAAGACAAGTATTACCAATATGTTCAATAATTTCCAACATTGCATCAAGATTATTGCCCAAGTCTGGCACTTCAACATAACTAATTGAGCCGCCTAAGGTTTTGTCACTAAATTGAGCTTCTGAAGTAAGTTTTGAGAAGGCATCAATTTCTGCAAAAACAGGAATGTGATAAGAATTGGTTTCATACTGACGAATTTCCTCTCCGTCAACAGTACCAAAATCTCTTACACAAGCAGATGCAAATTTGTCAGTTAAACTTTCTGCAGGTGTTCCATATAAAGCAACTGACACATTTAGTCTTTCACCGAGTTCCCTATTATTTCTGTTTAAATAATCAAGTATTTTATGAGCAAGCTTAATTGCTTTTTCATCTTTCCAATGGTCTTCTCCCGTAATATATTTGACACATTCATATAAGCCTGAATATCCAAGAGTAACAGTTGCATAGCCTCCATAAACCAATGAAGATAAATCGTCTTCTGGGTCAAGTGTTGCTAAACCACCATAAACCCAAAGTATTGGGCAAGACTTTGCTTTAATCTTTGCACAATGATTAACTCTCCAAATTATTCCTTGATTAGCAACACCAAGATATTTGTCAAGATTAAGAAAGAGCTGTTCTTCTGATTTGTCTGGATTATTTTCCATTGCTATATAAGGAAGATTAAGAGACATAACGCCGCAATTAAAACGGCCCCAAGTTACAAATTCACCTGTTTTTGGGTCTTTATAAGGTGAAAGTAAAGCTCTACACGTTTTTTCCTTTGTCGCCAAAGGCACTGACTATATCTTCTCTTTTACAAGAGTCTTCCGCTTCGGTTTTCAGATGATTCGTTTCCTAAAACATCGCTAGTACCAATCTCTAGCCCTACTCCCATACATTCATCAGGGATAGTCGATACACTTCATTCTAAAATTTCCACATCTATCAAAAAAATTAGATAATTTTAGAATTTTAGCACGGTCTCATCTATTGCAATATCTAAGTATTGTTAGACCTAACCGTTAGCCTGCTTAAGCAGACACCCTTTGGTAAGGTTCAAAAGATTTTACATGAGCTATAGTATTACGCTTACCCATGCTTGGAGTTACAACGCCCTTTAAGTCTAAGTGCTTCTTGACACTCATATAATCTGGTACAAGTCTTTTAGCACTACATTCAGCACAAAGCTTTGTTATCTCGTAATATTTTCCTCCACGCATTGTATCCTCATCAAGAAAATAAATAATTTTTGGAAAATTAGGATTTTCTGCAATTCCATCTTCATTTGGAATACCTGCAATTCTCTGTTTTAACATCTCTTTAAAAACTAAAATTAAATCATCTACATATTCTGGACTTTCATTTAAATAAACAGAAACTGTTAGAAAAACTGCTTGACCGACACTTGAACAAAGAGTTAAATTCTGATACATAAAAGTTTGAACTCCTTGTCGAATTTCTTCTTCAAGTTCTCGAGCCGCCAATCTATCTAAAACATTTGAATCATCTATAAATTCCGCTAATTTTTTACGAATTTTTTGTCTACTAACATCGACAAATTTAGCTAAAGCTAACAAATTTATAGTACATCCACCATAAGTACAGCTAGCAACGTGCGTAAGAATCTGTGTTGCAATAGTACACGCAGTACGAAAATCATGAGGTTTATCGACCCAAGTATTATTGATTTTACAGCCGTGCTGAAGAAGATAATCTAAATTCAGCAACTCACAATTAGTCAAATCTCTTACAGAGTAAGCAGAATCGTGAGCATAAACGACCCCTTTCTTATGAGCTTCTACACAAGCTGGTGGAAAGACTTTAAAAAATTCTTCCTTTGATGGAATTTCTGCCAAATATGAGTTTTTAATATGAGTTAGTGTTGCTTTTTTGTTTGCATTTTCAAGCTCGACTTCTGGATTAGTATAAAGAACTTTTTCAATTTCTGTCGGATTTTTTTTAATTCTCTCCTTATTCATTTTATAAGAAGAAAATTCACGAGCAACAGCAGGTACTTCTCTATAAAGAACACTCATTATAAGGTTCTCAACTTTTTCGACAGCAATTTCTCTTTTTTCGCCAGCCTCTGCCCAAATCAAATCTTCAATTTCATCAAGTAGCATATCAATTTCATCAAAATCTGGATAACAAATTTGATTATAAGCTTGAATAATTGCATTACGAATACGGGCTTTGTCATAAGGATAACGTTTATTTCCTTTAATAATAGTCATATCCCATTCTGCCATATTACATTCCTCCTATTCTTTTTTTATATTTTAATTATAACTCAAATAGAGAAAAAAGTCAAGGATTTTTACTTCCTTGACCCTTTCTTTATTTTATATCTCTTCCCATTCTTTCATTTCTTCTGTGATTGCATGAATATAACAGTTGCCGCCTTTCTGCTCATATTTTTCTAGCATCCCCATCCAGTCTTCTTTAGCATAGTGAGGAATTTTTTTTGTATCCTTATACTAATGGTAAAGGTCTGTTATGGAATGCCTGAGCATCACTACATCAGTTTCATCTGATTCTTTTAACTTTTCTTCTATGATAGTTAATTTTGTATTGACTTCTTTATTTGCTTCCTCTGCCCCTTCTTTAATCATTCTCTTAATAGCCGCTCTTGGCTTTTTGGAAATCAATCCGAAAAAAGTAATTATTGTTACAAATACACCAATTACTGAACCTATATTTTGAAAAATTACCAATAGAGCTGTCATTCTTTCACCCCTGTCTTCGTAGATTATCATTATGAAACTTATCCTTTACAAGAAATTTTGAGTTTGTAAAAATTTCTTGAAGGGTAAGAGTTTCTAAGCTCCAATAAGGAACTCTAATTAATGGGAATCCGTGCATCAGACAATATTTATTCTTCCGCCTATCCCACTCTTGTTGTCTTTTAAAACTTGACACTGTTTTGTGAAAATGTGGTACATATTCAAAATGTTGCCGGCCATCTACTTCGATAAGGCAAACTAATTTTTTACCTTGAAAAACCGCAAAGTCAAATCTTAAAGGCGTTTTCTTATATCCATAAAGGTCGGGAAAAATATATTCCCTTTTGAAATTCAGACGAGCATCGGTGAGAAGTTTTTCTATCTTCTATTCTCCCTTACTCGTCATTCAAATCATCTCTTCTTATTACAGGCTTTTTTGGATAACACTTTGGCCTTGGCATTGGAATAAAGACTGGATATAAAAGAGGGGTAGGCGCAAATTTATCTTTAAAACAAGGAACTTGTTTATCTTCGATGTGATAAGTTGCCAAATGATGATAAGGCGGCACATCATCACAACAACAATGAAGCTTCATTCTATCAAGTCCTTCTTTTTCAGTTAATTTTTTATCTTGCTCATAAAAATCACATTTAAGAATAGCTGAAAAATAGGTTGTATTGATTATATCTTTTTCTTTATTTTCTTCTTCTTTTTTAATTTGTTCTGTTCTCCAATTTTGTAGTGCCGTCTAGTCAAATTCAGAAGACTTCGTCTTATAGACAATTCCATAATAGATTTCCTTGCCGTCTGACAGTTCATAACGACTAAATTCTTCGCTCCAAGTTACTTTAAAAATAACTAGATATTTTTCAATGTCATAAAGCAATTGAATGAAATCTTTGTTTCTGAATTTTGCAGCTTTTAACTTAGCAGTCAAAGTGTTAGTTTCATCGCAAGCCGGCACAACATCAAGGCTTACTGGAAATAATTCTTCTGGCTTTTCAAAGTCAAAACCGCTAAAACTTTCATCGCAACATCTAAGCTCTCTGTCGTCTTGCGGGTCCCCAAGTATCTATTGAATTAGATAAGCAGTCTTTAAATAATCTTCTCTAATTGAACAAACAGGGAACTTTTTGCAAGTAGCACAATAAGGCTTAATCTATGTGTGATGTGGCGGCTTACAAATTTGAGCAGGACTTAAGAAATAATCCTTATCCACAAATAAGTCACCCCTTTAACAAAATTAAAAGAGCAGGAAAACTCCTGCCCTTCTAACTAAAAGTATTTTTTGTTTAAGAGGTCTTTAAGTTTTTGGTTTTAGCTTTAGTTAATAGCAATCTGGTCGAAAGTACAATCTTCTGCCGCCTTATCACTTCTAAAGCCAAGTATTTTGCCATGACGAAGTGAATATTCACCGTCAATATGCTCAATCTGCATACAAGAAACTTCAACTACTTTACCGACCAAAGATTCAGGCTCATGAACGATACGGTTTTTGACATCATCTGTTATGCCTGAAATCCAAGCAATATGGACAGGTTTACCATCTTTCATTACAGACAAACTTATCGCTGCCGCCCACTCATTATAAAATGGACGTGTTATTGGAATGATAGGAGCGCCATCGCAATAGTCTGAATACTGACAACTACCAAATTTCTCACCTGTTTTAACATTAAGCCAATATGGCCAGGTAACAATCTCTTTGCCGCTGTACTCTTTTGTTGGTGCTTTCCATGCTCCATCTATAAAAGCATCAATTGTGCTTTCAATTTCTTTCTTAACTTTAATGGTCATTCTTGCAGTTCTCTTACCACAATCATAAGTAGCAGTTTTCTTCTGAATAACCATTCCTTCGTAGCCGGCCGCCAGTATCTCGCCACAAAGAGTCCAAAGTTCCTCGCCCTCAACATACTTAGCTTTTTCCACAAAATTATAGGTAGGGCGGCACAGTGTTTTTTCAATGTACGTTATACGTTTCTCAATTGGAGTCTTGAGCAAAATTTCAGACTTATATGCAAGCACATCAAAACAGTAGAAATGAAGTGGAGTCTTTGCCTGCCTTTCCAAACTCTTATTTTTCAAGCAGTTCAGAATAGCTGTTGCTTTTCTACTTCCCTCATCTCCATATTTGTAAATTTCTCCAAGTAAAACTGTTCCAGCTGGTATGTCCTCAAGTTCTGATAAAATCTGAGGTATCCAGTCTGCCTTATCTGCATAAGTGCCTTCAACATTCTTAGTACGACTTCTAAGATGAAAATTACCCTCTTCATCTTTAATAATCATTGCCCAAATGCCGTCAACTTTTCTTGCTCCAATATACTGGCCACTCAACATATATTCGTGAATTTCCTGCTTCCACTTTTGTCTGTCGTAAGACTTAGGTGGTGCCCAGTACTTCATTGCATCAAAGCCATCCCAAAAATCTGTTCCGTTTATTATAATATTCATTTAAAATTCCTCCTTTTTCTTTTACTCTTAAATTATAACAAAAATTTTAAACAAAGTCAAATTTTTTTCTTTCTCTCAGAAGAAGCGGCGCGCTGTTGCAGCGAAGCGAAGCGGAGCAAGACAGCACGTTCGCAGGCTTTGGTTCTTTTGCCAGCAAAAGAACGATTCTGGTTACTCTTTTAAAGAGTAACGTAACTTATGATAGTAACCGCTAACAAAACCTGATAGTAAATGTTAACAACCGTGATAGTAACTATTAACATTTTCTGATAGTAACTATTAACATCCATGATAGTAATCGTTAACACCGTGATAGTAACTATTAACATTTTCTTAGATTCATGTTAAATCTGAAAAATTTAAACAAAACATCTTTAATTTCTACTTATAATTAGAACGAAAAGGAGGGATTATAATGTTAAGAAAAATCAACTTCGTTACTAATGAACAAAAACTTAAGGAAATGGCTTATGGAGATACTGTTTATGCTTGGTTATTATTACATTCTCATTATGACCCTGATGAAGAGCATAATTATATTTATAAGAATGAATTTACTTATGAAATGATAGGTAAAGATATTGGGCGTACAAGGCAAACTATTTCTAAACGTTTTAAAGAATTATTGGCTTAGTCTTTAGAAAATAAAGATGGAGTAAGGAAAGATTTAATATACGAATGTGGAAAGAAATATAATTTACCTTGTTTTAGAGATTTTCAACAATTAGATAAAGATACTGTTCTAAATCTTTTTAGACTTTGTGGTCAATCTCGTAGAGAAGAACTTATTAAGACTTATGCATGGCTTTTAAAGAAGTTTGAAAAAGGAGAGAAGAATATTAGTTTTAATGATATTATTCTTGCCTTTGGTCACTCCAAAGGAAATGAACAAACTTATAATAGGTACAAAGATATTCTTACTACGCTACAAGGTGCGGGTCTGATAAAATTCAGAACTGATGTTACCCGAACTCAAGGTAAATATGGCAAGACATTATATGTTTATCAAGTTAATAAGAAAGCCTCCCAAGAATGGCTAGATAAAAATAAAGAAGACAATAATGAGTAAATTAAAAGAGGCCAGACTAATTTCTGACCTCTCTCTTTTTATGCTTCTTCAAATTCCTTAAAAATTCTCGATACTGTTTCTGCGGCTTCTCTCTTTCCAATTACTGCATACTTATCTACAATTTCATTTTCCTTTACACCCGAATGACCCTTAACCTTTTCAAAAGAAAGAGTTCTTCCTTCCTCTTCTAACTTACCCATAAGAGTCCAAATTTTCTGAATAACACTCAAATTTTCGATTGGTTCATGCTTCTTTCCTCTTGTCCAACCATTTTTCTCCCAATTCTTTGCCCAAGAGGTAAAAATATTAATACAATAGGTACTATCTGATACTATTCTAATATCAAAATCTGGTATTGTTGAGGCGGCATCAAGTGCATGATAAATTGCTGTAAGTTCCATCTCATTGTTAGTCGTCTGAGGAAGACCCCCATAGTAACCTTTTAGCTTGCCATTTTCGCTCTCATAACAAAAACTCCAGCCGCCGGCCTCTCTCACATAATTGCCGTTTGCGTCTTTTCTCATTGTTGCTGCGCCATCAGTCCAATATCTCATTTCATTTTCTCCTTTCTTTTTCTTTAATTTTATTATCTCAAAAAAATTTTAAAAAGTCAAAAATCCGTTATGCCAACTTACGAGAACTTGAGACTTTGAATTCACTTCTTTAATTTCATCTTTTTATAGTATTCATCTATAGAGTAATAAGTTCTATGTTCCCAATCATCTGTAATAAAATCAATGCAAATATGGTCTACTACAATCATATCATGTGGGTCTCGAGTAAAGAATTGTCCATTTTCATCTCTACTTGGTTTCTCTTTAAAAGCGAATAAAATATTAGCTCTCTGGCTAGTTGTAAACCACTTAAAATTAAGTCCTTTAAGACACTTAAAAGCTTGGAGAACTTCATACTCAACGAGAAGAGGCTCTTCTCTTTCCAATATGTGCATAGTTACATCAGTTATTTCTCTTAACAATCCCAGTTCAGTCAATGACATTTTTATTCCTCCTTTTATAATATTATAATTATCTCAAAATTTTTAAAGAAAATCAAAAAATTAAAAATGCCGACTTGTGTGCCGGCATAGGTAATCATTTATGTATCCAATCTAATTTTGTCTCTTTTGCGAAATAGCCATCTTGTCCTTTTTCAAAAACAAGCCAACAAAATACAGTATCTGTTTTTACAACCTTATCATAACGAGTGCATTTAAGTCTATTAGAAAAAACAAAGACCCAAGAAGGTTTACACGTCATATAGATATTAGCAAAGCGGCGCTGTGATTCTAAGCTTACAAGCTTAGTCAATACACAAACTGTGCCGCCACGTCGTACATCAGATAACGCCTTTCTTACGAATTGGTCAAAACCTATTGCATCTCCTCTTCCTACTGTTGGAAAGTTAGAAATAATAAGGTCATATTTATTATAAAAGTCTGAACGAATAAAATCTGATTGAAGTATATCTGTCGTTCCTTCTCTAACACAAATATCATATTTATCTACTTTGATTTTAACTAAATTTTCAAATCTTTCAATAAATTTACCTGTGCCGGCACAAGGTTCAAGGACTTTTAAATTAGGATTTTTTAGATATGGTAACTTAGCTAAGAGAGAGTTAATTGCTTCGGGGTCACTATCATAATAGTCCCATTCTGGTTTCTCAATCATCAAGATTCTCCATAAAAGTCAAAGCCGCATCTTCAAGATCTTTAAGTGTTCCTGTGTTATTAATAACATAGTCATAAAGATAATTATGAACATTATCATCAGCATGATTACCATAAGTATGATTAAGATTTCTCTCAACAAGAACTGTAGAAACTTGAATACCTTCCTGCTTTGCCGCGTCCTTTACCCTATCAATAACATCGGGGTCTCTAATATCAAGAAAAACAATATCATAAGTTTCTCCCCATTCATCAGAAAAATCTTCTTTAATTTCTGTAAGAGCAACTTGAAATGGACTATCATTCCAATCGGTTAAAGCATCATTAAGGTCAGATAGAAATTTTCTATCTGCATCTGTCTTTCCACCAGACCAGCCTAAAAGAGTAGCTTGTTCTTTTACAAAATCAATAATTGAAAATTTGTTTATTTTAAGTGAACTATTCTCACGGCATAGTTTAACAAAAGTATCTTTACCACTGCCGCCGCAACCATTCATTATAATTAATTTCTTCATTATTTTCCCTCCTTTTACTTAATGACCAAATCTACCTAATGTAATTCTATCTTTTGCTTCTTGCGGCCAATTACCACTAAATTTACATTTAATATCAGAACATCCTTTATCCCAATAATATTGATAAAAATCGCTCGCAGCATTGTAAGATAAATAATTATAAGAGTCATAATCTTTCATATTAAATCTATTAACGGTATGTTTTATTACTAAATTATAAGTAACATTCTTTAAAATTGAAGGAATATTAGAAGGATTGGCGTAGAAATAAAAAACAAGACCATTAAATTGTTCTGCTTCCTGTAGTAATTGTTCATTGCGATAATAAACATCTTCACTATCACCATCTTCAATCCATAACATTAGACAGTCTGGTACATCATAATTTTCAAATTTATTCCAGTCTAAATAAGACTCTACTTTATCAATTTTCTCTTGAATATTACCTAAGTCTTTATCAAAAACATTAATTTTCTGTCCATTAATCTTTTGATAGTCTTTAATATATCCTATATGGTAGAACTTTTGACTCATACTTATTTCATCTGGAGTAAATCTACTCATTAATTCATAATCATAATAAAAGCTGGAATTATTAGAGATATGATTTATATTTCCTACTTTATAAATAGGACTGAAAGATGAAATAAGAAAAGCTTTAGAGTTTTTAATTAACTTTTTAACTTTTCTTTGAGAAATAAAGCTTTCTTTAGCTTTAATTTTCTTTTTAGTTTTCTTTGGTTTTTTACCACAAATCTTTAATTCAAAAGGTTTAATTGCTTGTACAGCTTTTAGTATGTTGTATCCAATTAAACTTATTAAGTCATCATTATATTCGTATACAATTATTTTTGAATTATCTATCTTCTTGTATAAATCATTTATAATATCATTTATAAAAAAATTGGTTTGTTTTTCAAGAGATAGGTCTTCAATTTTATAGTCCATATTTAGTCTATAACGAAGAATTAATGTTTTCATAATAGATGTAATAACCATTTTATTAATCATCATAGCACCTCACTTTCTTTTCTCTTATTATAATTATATACCAAGGAAAAGAATAAGTCAAATAATTGTAACGAATTATTGTAGGAGGTAAATAATTTGATTACTTTAAATTACAAAATAAATACAGATTTAGCTGGTCGTACTGCGGCACAGCTTAATTGGAACTTAAACAAACTTTCTTCTTCTCTTTATATTATAACAAAAGAAAAAAGAATGGTCAATGGTAAATCTCTTGTTGGCTTGTTACAAGGTAACATTCGTAAAGGAGACCTAGTAACTATACTACTTGATAAAGAAGAAGACCTTGCAAAAGCAAAATCTTCTCTTAATAATATAGGTAAACAATTTTAAAAAGAGGTGAAATAAATGATTTTTAATCAAGGCACAGACACAACTCTTGAGCCTGCTTATTTTGCTAGAGTGCAAAATTCTGATGTAATGGGAAAATATGAAGGGCGTATTAGAGAGCTTGAAGAACAACAGAAGGAAACAACGGCTACTATTACAACTATTCAAAGTAAAGATACTGAACAAGATAATAAATTGGTAGAACTTGAAGAGGAGATTGTTGCATTAGGTGATGCTTGTAAATGTGACCCAATGTCTCCAATTTCATCTGATGTTTTAGATAGTTTAACCTTTTCAACACAAATTTAAAGGAGAGAAAATAAATGGCAGACGAAAAATATTATTTAAACGAAGTTGGCTTGCGTGCATTATGGAAAAAGCTTGATGACAGAGATAAGGAAGTTGTTAAGAAAATTCTTGACAATAAAACTGCTATAGACCTTTTAAATGCTACTGCTACTATTGATAATCAAGCGCCACTTGGTTCTGTTGAAAGAACTGTTGGAGATAAAGTTGCAGAAGAAATTGCAAAAATTGTTGCAAATGCACCAGCAGACTTTGACACATTAAAGGAAATTGCAGATTGGATTTCAACACATAATGATAGTGCTGCTTCAATGAACTCTGCTATCCAGGAGAATAGGGATGCAGTTAGTAGTTTAAAGACGCTTCTTGGTATTGATAGCTCTACTAATCTTTGGACATCTAGTGAACTTACTGGTATTAAAGCTGATGTTGCCTAGGCAAAAGAAGATATTACAACTTTAGAAACAGCAGGAACAGAACAGGATAGGAACATTGAACGCTTAACTAAAGAAGTTGAGGGCGATGGTGCTGAAGTAAAGGGTCTTATTTAAGATGTGACAACTCTTACTACAACAGTTTCTAGTAACACAGATAATATTACTACACATAGTAGTGATATAGCTACTATGAAGGAACAGATTGAAGCTCTCACTGGTTGCGATGCTACAGATGGCATTTCAACTGAAACTATAAATTCAATTTGCACTTTTACTTCTATTCTTGATTAAGGAGTGAAGTACAATGGCAGAATTAAAAAAATATTTGAATGAAAGAGGCCTGAGAGAAGTTTGGGATATTATTAACGGTCAAAATTCTCTCATCGTTTCCAAAATAAAAGATATTCAAAAAAGAGCTACAGTTGGTCTTTATGCAGATTCAACTTCTGGTTGGGCAGAAAATGAGTCAAAAATTTCTGAGGCAGGTGCCCTTTATATTTATACAGATGCAGAGGCTTTTAATGGAAAAGTCATTGCTAAAGTAAAAATTGGTGATGGTACTTCTAGTTTAGCAGACCTCTCTTTCATAGATGCTCCTTATTCTGCACATATTGCAGACAGAGATATACATTTCACTGCGGCTGAACGTGCTGAAACTGCAAAGACAGCGGCGGAAACGGCTAGAGATACAACTGTCAGTGCAAAAGAAAGAGCTATCGCAGCAGAAGCAAACGCATCGTAGTTTGAGGACAGAGCTGAGGAATATGCCCACAATGCTAAAGGTTCCGAGCTGAACGCTGCTGAATCGGCAGAACGAGCAGAAGGTGCACGACAGGGGGCATATTCTAATGCAAACATAGCAGGGGATTACGCTACAAAAGCTCGTGATTCAGCTAACAACGCAGACAGTGCGGCAAATAGAGCACAAGATCTCGTAAGCTAGGCGGGTGAACAAGCCGACAGAGCTACAGTGGCGGCAAATCGTTCTGAAACCGCTGCACAGACCGCCCAGACGGCAGCTGACAGCACTGCGGCAGACAAGCAGGCGGTGCAGACGTTGGCAGAGCAGGTGACGGCTGACAAGGCTACAGTGGCAGACCATGCCGCACAGGTCGCAGAGGACAGAACAGCCGCTGAAAACGCCGCACAGACAACACAATCCATAGCTGACAGTCTGCCAGCCGACATAAATACAAAAGTAGAAACAAATAAACAGGATATCTCTTTTATAAAACTTAATTATGTAAGTAAACAAAAACTTAACACTTGCTTAGATAAAAATGCATTTAAGGCAACGTATTCTACATTTATAGATTGCAAAAGTCCAGGTTTTGAAAGTACAAAATCCATGTTTATTGACGCTATTAATAGCGGTGGTTTTACGTGGGATGAACGAATTGGACTTGGTAGTGGTTTTGAATTAAGGGAAGTTATTGAGAACGTTCCTTGTATTATTGACCACAAAGAAAGTACAAAGACGGTAGAATACGATATTTATTTTCGTTGTGTAGCGGTGGACTTCTTTAGACCAACAAATTGGTCGAGTAAAGGTTCTTTTACATTTATGCCTACGGCACCAATAGGAACAAATATTATTGATAACGCTACAGGTTTAGGTGACATTCACGCATACTCTCAAACATTCATTCAGCAAAAGGTTATGCCTGTTTATGCTGCACATTTTAAAAGTTTATTTGGCGAAAATCTTGCAGAATTTTCAGACCCATTGCCACTTGAAATTCGTAAAGATGTTGGAAGTTATGCTTATTCCGATAGGGGTGGCAGAAGTGTAGAAAATTATGGTAACAAGGACGAATATACTTCTTATTCACTCAGATTACCAAGTGAACCTGAAATTTTTGGGCATTATATTACATCAGGTTGTAATGATAATTCAGGTATGGAATCACAACTGCCATATTTTATAAACAATCCAATAACCGCATGGACTTGGAGTCTTTTTGACGATGATAAAGGAATGTGGTTATCGTCATATTCAGGTTCAAATTATTACGGATATTATGATCTTAAACGTAAAACGATTGGTTCAAGACCAGCCATTGTTGAATATGGTATTTTTCCACTTCTGACTTTAGTCCGAAAATAATTTTGCGGTAAAAATCTTGATTGACCACAATTTAAAAAAATGATGGAAATAGAAAATCTTAGACCATTTGATATAATAGTTGTGTATAGATTAGACAGAATTAGCCGTAACGTAGGCGACTTTGCTTCTTTAATTGAAAAATTAAATAAAAAGAATACATCATTTGTATGCGTAAAAGAACAATAAAGACAAGGACTACTATGAGCGTGGGCTGTGGTCGTCAGAAAGGGTCTATAACGCCGTCGGCAAGTGGATCACGGCTGAGGAGTACAAGGAAATCACGGGGAAGAAGTATAAAATTTCTCAAAATAATAACTAAATAAAATCCCCATTTGATTAAAAATACAGGCTCGGAAAGTGCGTAGATGCCTAGTTTGCGAGCCTTGTGTTTTTTTAAAATTATTAAAAATAGACAAAAAATAAGAAGATGAGATACGATAGCTTATGGCGTAATAAGTTCTTTAATTACAGAAAAAGTAACAATAGAGGAGGAACAAGTATGCAAATATATGAAGGAACAGACGGACTAAGAGGATTAGTCAAGAAGCTTATCGAGGTGTAGAATTTCAAGAAGATAACGTATGACGGCGAGGGTTCAACAATAAGCACGAATAATGTTGTATTTCATTTGTGGGTAACTGATGAATTGTTTCTGTCTGGTCAGTTCAGCGACACAGAGAAGCAGGGCTGGCTTGACCTCGATGTACAAACAAATAATCTAGTATGTCCTTGTGTAGGTATTTACAAGTATCCAGATGAAAGACGTTGGGTCATTTACAAACAAAATGACCTAGTTGCTTTTGGTATCCACAGCAATCAGAATGAAAGGCCGCCAATATTTACCGTTATCGGCGAGGTCGTTGACTATGAAACGCAAGAAAAAGGCTATGGCTTGGCAACAAGCTATGCGAACAATAACAGCCAGCGTTACTCTGTATTTACTGATGGAACGGAAATAGTGTCAATGCCTTACAGACCAATGTGCCGACGAAAGGCAGTCACTTCTTTCGTACCCGTGACGTCATCAACGCTGAATCAGGGTTTTACAAATCTTTATCATGTTCTTTCACATACTTCGGGTATAAATGATGACGATACATATATCAGCTACACACCTCCAACACAGACAATACTGCTTAACGGCAAGAAATATCTGTTAAGCAGATTTGCATTTGAGATAAAAGATTAAATTTTAAAGGAGGGATTATATGACAAAAACATATTTGGATGAAGAAGGATTAAGTTAGGTTTGGAACGTGATTGATGCCAGAGATACCAAAGTAGTTGAAAAGCTGAAAAATCTTGAAGAAAGAATGGATGCTTAGGAGAATAAGGTGACAGTTGCCTCTGGAGTAGCTTATGCCGCCGCCTATGGGAATTCTGCAAAGCCAATAGTAGGTACTGCAACTGAGTATACAGAGGAGAGTGGTAATTAATATGAGTATTGAATGTACAACCTTAATTAATGGTACAAGATTTGAAGGTTTTAATCAATTTAGTCCAATAATAACAAATGCTTTAACACAAATTTATTCTAGCTATAATTGGTATGAAAAGAGTGGAATAACAGGAGCGTTCGATGGTACTAATAATTATTTAACGGCTAGTCTATATTTTACAACAGAATCTTATATAAAGATAGTTATACATACACAAGAACCTTATATACATATATTTTTTGTTACACCTAGTGTTACTAAAGAGGTATTTACTCAACCTCCAACCTGGGATGGAAGTCATAGAAGTGAGTTTTTTAAAATGTCTATAGGAAAAACTGCTTATGGTATAGGTATATTAGCTTATGGTAATAGTGATACGATTATTAATTCTCGTAATATATTATTTTATAATCTCTATGTCGGAGAAATCACAAAGCTTGATGGAACAGTAACAAAAGGCTGTATCTATGCTGCTGACGATGGAACACTAACTATCGCTACGGACGACGGCATCTCTTCTGAAAAAGCTCAAACTTCTACAATAAACGCAGATAGACCTGCAATTCTTGCTCCTGTTGTTGATACAACTTATGGTAATGTTTTTAAAGACATTTATTTCATGAGAAGTTCTCCTCTTAATTGTAATATTATGGCTGTTGAAGGACAAGGTAATTTTCTTTGTGGAAAGACTCTTGCGTTGAAAGATTAAGGAGGTCGCATAAATGATTGAACACACAACTTTAATGAGTAATGTTCAGATAGGCTCTAATGATGTTGCTAAAGTTATAGCGATATATAATGCAATTTTATCAGCTTATACCTGGGAGACAGGTTCAGAAGTTTATAATATTGCTAATATAGGGGCAATATACGGAAAATATTATTTTACTGCAAGCAGCTATATAAAAATCGGTAATTATACACCGCACAATTACGGAGTAAAAATTGAAATTGTAACGCCAAGCAGTACAAAGACAATCAGCCTGCAAGACCCATATTATATGTTTTCACTTGGTAAAACATCAAAAGGTATTTGCATTTGTGCTTACTCAGGGGGAAAGGATACTCGTGACCCTCATTTTTATAATCTTTATGTTGGTGAAGTTACACATCTTGATGGAACGACAACGAAAGGTTGCATCTATGTAAATGATGATAATTCATATATTGTTGCTACAGATAAAGGTATATCAGAAGAAAGTGCTTTTGTTTCAACCATAGATAATACAAGAAAAGCACAACTTGTTGCTGCGGCAGATAGCACAACTGGTGCAATTTTTAATGATACTTATATGATGTTTAATACACCATTGCAATATAATAAAATGAAAATTCTTGGAACAGGTAAAACTTTTCTCTTAGGCAAGTCTCTCTGCTTAGCAGATTAATACAAATTAAAAGTTAATTATTTCTGGCTCGTGTCAATCCCCTCAACGACACTAATTAACTTTTTAATTATATATCTTTTACAAAGGAGAAGTCATCATTTGATGGCTTCTTTTTCTTTTATTCGTGCCGCGAGACCAAATGAGAGAAATGAATCTCTAAAGTTTTCAGACGGCGGCACATTGTAAGCTTGAGTTTTTGACTCTGATGTGTTATAATTAAGTAAAAGGTTAGAGAAAGTTAAAGTAATTTTGACTTATAAATGAAGAATAAACACGGAGGTGGCAATGTGAGTAATTCAATTTACTACAAAGGAAAGAAATATGGCGGTGGAGAAGCAGCAAAGCCGCAAGAAATTTAGGCAGAAGAAAATGAAATATTAGTTGGCGATGGAGCGAAGTGGACAAAAAATAGTCCAATTCTCGCAGTAAAAAAAGCTTTAACTGCCGGTGCAGAAGCTTTTAATGCTTACATAGTTGGAGCACAAACAGAGGGAACAGATGTAATGAGACTTTCAACAGACCCTAAAGGAGAAAAAGAAAATGAAGGACATCTTGATATAAAAGATGCAACACAAGTTCTTCATGAAGGTTCTTCTATTGTTCATACAAGTGGAACTTCAAGTTTTACAATGAGCGATGAAGCCCAAATGGATATAACTCATACTGCACAAGTCTTTATTCATGATGGCGCTATTATTAACATGGACGTTGAAGGAGAAAATGACTATTGGACACCAGAAATGGGAATTGCATCAGGTAACTGGCAAACAGATGATAAGCATAGTTCTCTTTTTATTCACAATCAAGCTAGAATTATGGCTAGCGGTGCTGCGGCATTAATAATTGGAGAAACAGCTTCAGGCAATTTCAATGGTCATGCTTACTTTAGAGCTGGCACAGTAAAGAAAGTAGACAACACAATTAAGTACACCGAACCTCATGTTATATTTGATACTGGTAACTTCTATTTTGGAGAAAACATACTTGATGATACAGCTAAGTCAAAGAGAAGTCCATACTTTAAGATGGGTGGCGGCGCTTCCTTAATAATGAACACTAATGATGACAATGATTTAGACCCATCATTAATTTGTTCTCCAACAGAATTTTATTTCATGAGTCAGGGAAGCCGCGGCGTTGATTATTCTGGCGAAGAAAGAAAGAAATGGGATTGTCCTCCAAATATAGGAGATAATCCACAAGTATCTGGATATCAACCAAATCCTGTTTGTACTACTATTAAAATCTCTGGTAAGACAACTGTTCTCATGGATAACAGCGGAGAATCTAAAACTTACTTGAAGATATGTGCTGATAGCGGCAAGCTTGTAAGAGCTTATATTACTGGCAATACTTTTATTCAGCAGTCTGGCAATGCTCATACGGAATTTAATGACTATGCCTTTGTTCAAGCTTGTAATGATAAAGATAAGTATCCAATTTTTAGACTTGGTAATAATAGTCATAATACTAATGACACAAACCCTACTCAGATAGCACCAAGTCTTAGACCTTTTGTTGTTAGAACTGTTGATACTACTTTAGACTTTATTAACACTGGAAAAGAAAACTATTGTGGTTGGGGTAATCGTAATGTTTCTTATGTTTATCTTTCTAGTACAGACGAAACATCAGAAACTCGTTTTGAAGAACTTTCTTTCATCACTAATGAAAGTTCTTATGATGCAGAATGGAACGCTGTTGCTCAAGGTACTTCTAATACTGTATCTTGGATACCTGCAAAAACTCACATAGTTCATGAGAGTGGAAGATATTGGTTGACAAAAGATGCAGATAATACAAGAATTTGCTATGTAAGTTATGCTCATTTCCACACTGGAACTGGAGAGAGTGCTGGTATTAGCTTCTATCTCGGTCCAACACTTAATAATCAATCTAAATTAAGATATCTCAAATTTAGAATTACTAATGCAACAGGTACCTTTAAAGCTAGTAAAGCACCAAAAGCTTCTTTAGAGCTTCCTGCTATTAGCTTAACTTTAAAAGCAACAAATGGAGTATATAGCTTTGATATCGACAAAGACTTACGTAATAATACTCCAAACTGGTCAACAGGTAAGTATCTATTCATAGGTCTTGATTCTATGAAGGATATTGTTTCAACAAGCTATGACGGTCAGCAATTAGTTAGTCCAGAATATAGTACTGATGATGGTAGAGACTTATTAATTGGTACAAACTCAAGACTTTCTGGTATTAAAGCGGCAGGAAATAACTTCTTAGCTTTAGGTAAAGCAAGTGGTATTGATATCTTCAGCGAAAGCAACTCTATCAAATTAAAAGCTCAAAATCAGAGTATTACACTTGGTGGCGCTTGCATTAAATTAACAAGTGACGGCCAGGTAAGTGCTTTAATTCAGCATGCTGCTTCTTTGAGAATGGAAGGCTCTGGAAGTATTGTTTGTAAAGACGGAGCAAGTTTAAGCTTTTCTGGCGGCACTAGTGCTCAAATTGCAGGCGGTACATTTAATATTTCTGGTTATCCGAATGTAACTGTTCAAGGCGGAGCAGTTTTACTGATGAGTGGTTCTGGTACTCTTAATGTAACTGGAACAGCAAATGTTACTTTTGCAGATGGTCCAACAGTTAATGTTAAGGGAGGTTCTAGTATCAATCTTACAGAAGAAGCAAAGCTTACCTTAAGTTCAAGTTCAGAGTTTAATCTTAGCGGTCATTCCACAATCATTGGTGAAACAAATAGTAATCTTCAAAATGAAGATGAGACATCTTTCACATTTAAGGGCGCTTCAACAGAAGAATCTGTAACTTTTACTCTTAAAGAACTTAAAGCTCTTAAGGCTTTACTTTCATAATCTTAATTCATAACTTTAACCTGAGAATAAAAATCTACGGAGGGAGGTAGAGTGAACTATTTTATAATCGGCAGCGACGGAGGCGGATGCTGCAATTTTATTCAGTATTAGGGCTGTCCAATAGGATATTCCGATGGTGCGCCCTTTATATCAGCAAATAGATACAAAATGCCACAAAAAATAGATACAAGAAATGAAGAATTAAAATAGAATAAGGCTGACTCAGAGAAATCTGAGCCAGCTAATAATTGAGGTGAAATCTATGACGTATGATGAATTCATTAAGAAGCATAAAGGAGTTGCGGTCGACATTGATGGCGCTGCAGGGGCACAATGTGTAGACCTTGCAACAGCTTACTTTTATGAAGTTTTTGACTCTAATATCAAAAATTTCTGGTTTGATGCTCATCACTTTTGGGACTTGTTTAATAACAATGCTTGGCTAAAAAAGAACATGACTAAAATTGAGAATAAGCCAGAAACAGTTCCTCAAAAAGGTGATGTTGCAGTTTGGAAAGGTTCTTTGAATGGCGGCTGGGGTCATATTGCAATCTGTACAGGAGAAGGAGATACAAATTACTTCTATTCTTATGACCAGAACTGGACAGGCAATCACGATGTTTGTACAAAAATTAAACATAATTATAATCATATTGCCGGTTTTCTTAGACCAAAAGACCAGTCTAAAATTAAGAAAGAGGCAACCTCAAGTACAACAGATAAGAACGATGTGCCGGCAGGTGTAAAATTAGTTATTGATATCTCGCAGTATCAATCCAAAGTCGATTATGCTAAACTCGCAAAAGCAGTTGATGGCATTATCATTCGTGTTGGCTATCGTGGTTGGGGAGATGCAGGAAAACTTTGCATTGACCCAAGTTTTGAAACTCATATTAATGGAGCAGTTAAAAACAAAATCCCTTATGGATTCTATTTCTTTTCTCAGGCAACTAATGCAGAAGAAGGAAAAGAAGAAGCAGATTTCTGTTATAATTTAATTAAAAACTATAAACCAACTTATCCAGTTTACTTTGACTCTGAGAATAGCGGCGCAGGTAATAATCAAGGTCGTGCAGATAAAATTTCTAAGGCTAATAGAACCTCAGCAGCAATCGCTTTCTGTAAGGAAATTCAAGATAAGAGTCTTGTATCTGGCATCTATGCTAGCGAGAACTGGTTTAAAGAAAACCTTGAATGGAATGGTATTAGATGCTATTCTATCTGGTGTGCTAAATATGGTTCAAACAATAGCATAGCACAAACAAAACCAACAATTGAAAAATATGATGGCTGGCAGTTTACTTCACAGTATTCTGTAAGTGGTATTAATTCAAAAGTTGATATGTCATATTTCTACAATGTGCCGGCCAGCGGCAATTCAAAAGATGATAATAACAAAAATGATGACAAAAAACCAAAGATTACCTATAAAGATTATTATGTAATTGCAACTAATGGAGTTAATGTTCGTTCAACACCGAATGGAACAATTAAATCAACTCTTATGTACAAAGCAAAAGTAAGTTGCGTTGTTGGTTCTGAGAAGAGTGCTGGTGGCATAACTTGGATTAAGACAAAGAATAATACTTGGATTGCTAAAAAATATCTGTCAATTACTAAGCCAGTTACAAAAAAGACAACTTACACAGATTATTATGTAACTGCAACTGATGGATTAAATTATAGAACATCCGCAAATGGTACTATTAAGGGTACTTACAAGAAAGGCACAAAGATTACTGTTGTTGATGGCTCAGATAAAACTGTTAATGGTCTTGTTTGGGTAAAGACAAAAAATAAATATTGGGTAGCTAAGAAGTATTTAACTAAAAAGAAACCTAGTGCCGCGGCACCGTTTAAAGTGAATACTGACTATACTTTACAGGTAGACCTTAAAGTAAGGTCGGGCGCCGGCACAGGATATGCTCAGAAGAAGACTTCTGCTCTTACAGTAAATGCCAGAAAGTCAGCATATAATCAGACTTGTGCAGTTCTTAAAAGAGGTACAAAGGTAACTGCTCTTAAAGTAGTCAAGAAGTCTGATAAAGAGTATTGGATACAGATTCCTTCTGGCTATATCTGTGCAATGCAGAAAGGAGAAAAATTTATTAAGTAATGCCACTTCAACCTCAATTTACTTCAGTTTGTAATGGACTCTTAGTAAACAATTTGATTTTGACACCGCCGGGACAAGAGCCAGCGGCAATAAATCTTATTAAAGTTTATTAGCTACCCGAGATTACTTTTGGTGCTTTTACAACAACTCAAGCTGAGTTTATGAGCAGACAATGTGTTTATGAGAATTTTGAAAGATTTAATTGGTTCATTGATAATTGGACAGCTTGGAATTTAGGAAATGATAGCAAAGAAATTAAAGTTGGGCTTTGCGGCAAGAGTAAGACGGCACGACGTAATTTAAAAAAAATTTTAGTTTATCTCTGCCGCACTTATAATCTTGGTTTAAATCAAATTTATCTTTCCTTTTCTGACCCTTAGTTATTTAAAGAGTTGGGTAAATTTATTGAGACTAAGGAAATTCCAAAAAGTCAATTATTTACAGATGTACTTGACATTCCAAAACAAACTTTTATTCCCAAAGTCACTTATGAAGTCTATACAATGGGACAATGGTAGTAGTCTACAAATGAAAGTTAGATTGAAGCGATTAAAATTCATGCTACTGGCGGCAAATTAACATATCGAGTTTTCTCAAAAAATTGTTGGTTTCCTTGGGTTAAAGATGGAGAACAATCTGGTTCTTTTACTTATCCAATCAAAGGTTTCCAATATATTTATGATTCAGACGACTATGAATTATGGTATCGCTGTACTTTAATCAATGGAGAAGATAAAGACTGGCGAAATACATCTCTTAAAATTCCTTATAAAAAAATTATCACAGGACTTGAGTTCAAGTTAGAAAAGAAGTAAGAGGACTTTCTTAGAGAAGCCCTCTTATTTTTTTACTTTGTTTTAAAGAGGAGGTGCTTGAAATGGCAGAAGAAGTTTTATTTTTGTGTCCTCACCAAAGTGAACACAAAGCAATAGATGAAAATAATGTAAATAGTATCAAGTGGAAAAATAGTGCCGCTCTCCATTCCGATGAAACAGCTTATTTTGTCGACGATGCCGCGACACAACAATTTGAAGATAAAATTAAACAAGCACAGGGTATATTATAATGGAATTTCAATCTACAAATGGACTAATAAGTTTTGGAAAAGAATTTTTTGCTTTAAAAAATGAATTACAACCGAGCAATCAAGTAATGACATCTCAGGTTCTTGCAAAGACTTTTCCTTTTAAACTTTCAATTAATTTAGATAAGAAATTAAATCTTGAGAATCATGATTTATCTCAAAATCTTTTGTTCCATTATTGTGAACCTATGCATAAAGAAGTTACTCAATCTGAATTTCAAGCTTTGGCGGCACTTGAAAATTTTAATAAAGATGAAAGAGTTTTCTATGTTTCCGAAGATTGATTTTTATAAAAAATTATGAAATAATAAGGAGGAATTAAAATGTTAGAAAGTATTTTAGGTTTAGCTACAGGAATTTCACTTACTGACCTTGGTGCTTTAGCAGCACTTACTACAATCATAGTACAGGTCCTTAAGCAAATTTTACCAAAAGTTATTCCAACAAAGATTGTAACGATTGTTACTGCAATTGTTCTTTCTGTTGCCGCAGCCCTTATTTGCTTTGGTGTTATGTTTAAGACAGCACTTATTGGTTTACTAATGGGCTTTATTGTTGCATTTGTATCCATGAACGGCTTTGACTCTTTGAGAGAAATTTGGGTAAGATTTACCTCTGGTCAAAAGGCTGATGATGAGGTTGGTGGAGAAGGATAATGGCAGATAATCACAATCAACTACTTAAGGATTTGATTGAGACTATTAGCAAAGGCAATATTACAGGTGAGACAATCAAAGAGATTGAGAAATCTAACCTCTGGAAAGAACTTTTAGAATTTATGAAGTAGGAAGGTGGCTCAAGCTTATTGGGTCACTATCCTATTTTTTAGAGTGATTTTAAAAATGATACCTTATTTAAATTTATCAATGCCACTGCCGATATGGATAGTAATGAATCGCCTGCCGGCTCATTTAATTTTAAAGCAATACTTGATAATTTAAGAAACAAGGTTAATCCAGATGGCTCTGCTAACACGGACGGCAACAATCCGTGGAATGAGTCTTTAACAAATTCCTTAACTTATTTATTAAGATATATAGACCCTGAATATATAAGGGATTATGAGAATAAACATTAGATTAGTTATAAGCCTGATAAGGATAAAGAAACAAATTTACCAGAAGAAGTCAATAACACAAATGGTAGTATTCCTGTTAAGGGCAGCTCATTAAATGGTGGTTTTAGAATTACTGATGTGAAAAATGCCAATGCAGGTAATTCTTTTACTAATGATGGCAAAAGACCTTGGGTTATTCCTAATTACAATGTAGATGGCGATACATATGACAAAGTTAGAGGTATTGATAAGATACTTCAAGTTCTAATAAGTCATAAGGAAATGCAATTTACTCACACTCAAAATTAGGATAATAGTGAAAAGAACAATTAGATTGATAATCCAACAAATGGTGTTAGTAAATATATTAGATTACTTATGCCAAAGTATCTCAGAAGAGTTGAAGTTGAAGATTTAAATAGAAACTTTTGGGTTATTGGTCAAGTTATTGCAGCAATAAGTGCTTACTTATTTGATGAGGACTCCCCAGTTACTCAAATGTTTAAGAGAATTTTAAGTGAATTAATTCAGCTTTGGGAAAATATTCTCTATCTTTGGGCGGCGGTAATGCTTGTTTCTCAAAAACCATATTATACAAAGGTTCACACAGAAGTTGTTTATATTCCAAATGATAGTTATAGAGATTATTGGAAGTATGATAATTTTCAAGCCACAAGAACTACTGATTTAAAAACAATTTGGACTAATAGACTTTAGTATTTGAAAGACTCTTATCCAGAATGTCATTTATGTATACTTCCTGTAGTGAGGGGCGGCAACTATAGACATAATTATTATAGTACAGAAACGTGGCCGGGCGTTATACTTTACAATCGTAATACAGAAGAAGTTCAGTATAGAACTTTTACAAGCAATAATGAATTTACAATTACTTCTGAGCTTGCAAAAAGAATGTACTGTATTCACGAAGCAGAAAATGAGTTTAGATATTATGCTCCTTTTTCTAACGTAAATACTTCTTTAACTGAAGAATTGCAATATAGATATACTGCCGCATTAAGAGTAAGACCTGTTAATATTGGAATTGTCTTTAATAGTGAACAGAACACTTTCACTTTTAATTCTATTAATCTTTGTCTTGATGATGCAATAGGATAGGCAGTTACTGGAGTGGTTAAGACTATTGCTACAGTTGCTTTTTCTGCAAGTTTAGCTGGTACTATTAGTTATGTAGGCACTATTTATTCTGGAACTCCTATCTCTGGCGGCATTTCCTCAGAAGCACAAGAAAAAAGAATTGAAGAATTAAAGTAGGGATATTATCTAGGAGAGCTTATTAGTTCTAGCAATACAAGTAAAGAGTATTCTTATGAAATTACTAATAAAAATCTAATGTTGCGTCCAATTATTTGTCAAGTTGGTGATATTAATGATAGTGGCTGGACTGCAATTAAAAAAGATGATATTGAAGTTCTTAAGAGTATTACGCCAGTAGATAGCCAAGAAATTACTTTAATCACAGGCAAACATTAGGCTAGTCTAATTAAAAAATACAATGACCCTGAAGGATATCAACCTTTAAATCTTACAGAGGATATGTATTTTTATGATAGAACTAATAAAAAAGTTAATAAAGTAGAAGCTGGTAAGTATGGTGGTACAAAAAATAGTCAAAATTGTATTACAACTTATGACGAAACCAACTCCGCTTTGGGATATACAAAAAGTGGAGGACTTGAAAAAGTTACCAACCAAGGACCTCAAATACAAGATATACATTATTATAGTATATTAGGTAAGCCAGCGGCAGGTGATACAAATACTAATCCTCTAGCTAATGCTTGTATGGATACTAACTCAGAAAATTTCAGATATGGTAGTATCTACAGTCATAATAAGAATTTAGACTTATCTGAGATTAAAGCTTAGAAGAAGATTTATTTGCAAAGGTGTCGCTTCACCAGTTCTCAAGAGGTAGTTTCCTCTGGTGCTATCTTAAAAATTGGTAATAAAACCATTGTTTATAAAGATTATGAAGCTTTTGGTAATAATTTACCTCGTTGGACAGAAGTTCAACCTAAAGACTTTAAAACAAATAAGCGTTTTCAAAATTAGCCTTTTGATATGTGTGAATAGTTAAGTAGATTAAGAACTGTTAGTAAGACGTCCAGCGGCCATGTCGCTTCAGTAGGTCGTTTGTTTACAGAAACAACTACTACTAAGTTCTATTATAAAACAAGCGATGGTCACATAAAAAAAGATAATTGGGTTATTGAACAAACCAAGGCTTATTTTGCTTTTGGTCCTACAATGGGCAGTTTAGGTACGCCGGCACAATATGATATTGGTTCTGAAAAAATAACATATCATAAAGATTATTGGTATGAAGATGATTATGTAAGAAGTGATGATACTTTAGCAGGTAAAAATGTTACTTATAAAGTTGGTTACAAAGAACCAACTTGGAACGATAATGGTAAATGGATGAACTATTACACGGCTAAGCTTGATAAAGATAGTAATGGTAAAATTACAGGTATTTCCTTAACTTATAATGATATTCCAGACAACTACTCTTCTCTTTATGCTCCTTTTGGTTTTTATGGCTGGCCGCTTACTGCATCTGATATCCAAAGTTTAGCAAATCTTTCAGTTGGATAGGGTAGTCAGTATGATGTGTATTGGAGTAAAGATGTTTCCTCAACTTCTAACAAGCCAACCTTTCCTAGTGTTAGTGTACAGATGAGTCCTGATTTAAAATCTTTACTTGACGATAATACAATTAAAACTAATAAAGACCGAATTTATATTGAAGGTTCTGGTTTAAAACTTTATCCAGGCTGGACTATCAGAGTTATAACAAATTATCTTTATCCAGACGGCACTTGTATTAAGTGCGTTAAATACAGACTTGATGATGATTATAGTTATTACGGTTGCAGGGCTGATGTTAATGATATAACTAAATGGGCAACAAAATCTGGTTCAGGATATATTTCTAGTCCAAAGAATCTAACAGCAGAAGGATATACTCTTTATAAAGTAAATGGTGATTTTACTAAAACAAATAGTCAAGGTGTCAAAGAAGTCTTTTTAGACTTTGCAAAATATCCTTCTAACGGCGTTAATAAATAATTAAGAGAGGTGAGATAATTGAGTTTTTCTACGATAAATGCGATGCTTGATGCATTACATAAGACTATTCCTTATCCTCCTACCTCAAAAGACCTTTCTTCTATCGCAAATGACAAATTTGCTGTTTGGTCTAACCTCTTATCTTACCTAAAAACAGAAGTCAATTTTGTAGGTCATTATCCTTTTTGGGAGAACGACCTACAAGATGGTTCTCTGTTTAAAGGAATAAGTGATAATTGTGATTATGATAATGGTTCTATCCTTTATCTTGATATAGAAAATATTTATAATGAGAGTATGGCTGCCGGCACAACAATTTGGAATGAGAGTCTTAATGATTTAATTAAGACTTGGCTTGATTTCTCTAAAATTATAGATGAGGATAGAGAAATTGTTCCTAATGGTACAATAACTTTTTCAGATATTTTAAAAGCTGATGCAGGCTATTCTTTTGAGTCTGAACCTTTTGTAAAAGCTTGGAAGAATGTTGATAATCAAACTTATGCAGAAGTTCGTACTACTAAAGATATGGTAATGTCAGTAATAAAATCTGACAGAAACTTGCAGTTTACTCGTTCAATTAGCAGTGCCGCAAGACCATTTATAAGATTGATTATGCCAAAATATACTAGAAGGGTTGAAATTGAAGACCTCAATAGAGATTTTTGGGTAATAGGACAAACTATTACTGGTATTAGTCAATACTTATTTGATGATAACGGAGCAATGTCTAAAATATTTAAAGGAATAATAAGTGAATTACTTCAGCTTTGGGAAAATATTCTATATTTGTGGGCAGAATTAGGCTTGCTAGCCAAAAAACAATACCCAATTAAAATTCTTTATGAGCCGCTTCCTAATAGTGTTTATTAGCCTTATGCTAAATTTGACAATTTTGAAGCCGCGGCGTCTTTAAGTATAGCAAGTATTGAATAGAGATGTTAGTATTTGATTGACAAATATCCAAATAACAATCTTGTTGTTTTACCTTTTATTCGTAATGATAATTACCGTCATAATTACTATTCAAAACAAATTTTCCCTTGTATCTTATTTTATAATCGCTACAAAAATGGTTGGACAGGAAGAGAACTTAAATGTAATAATTAGCCTCTTACTATTTCAATTACTGGCTCAGAGTGTGGAGTTTCTTGGGGCAATAAAATTTATGGTATTAAAGAAATTGAAGATAATAAGTTTAAATATTGCGCTCCTTGTCAAGAAGCTGATTATGATATTAATATGGAGAAAGGAAAATATTATGGATTGGTTAGAGTTATTCCTTCTATTGATGGTGTTCATTATGATAATAATGATAATATCATTATTAGCAGTTTAAGATTGAGTATTTATGATGCCGCCGCACCAGTTATCAATAATTCAGCTTCATTAATTGGTAATATACGGACAACTAGCAGTATTAGCAGTGGAGAATCAACTCCGGTAGCTTTAAGCGCAGCGGCACAAGGTTCAGATAAAACACTCATTTCTCCAACAACTCTTACTGCGGCAGAAAGGGAAGCTTATTATCAAGGTGAATTGGTAAGCGGATATGCTAAGGCTATTGTTCCAATTATTAAAAATGCTGATTTTAAAGTAGTTAAAATTGGTGACTTTTATCCTATTGATTTAGCACAATCTGGAGAAGGGTTTAGACGAATTACAGCATAGTCTGGTAGTTCTTCTAATCGTTATTGCTGGGATACTTATGGAATTGGTAGTTTTTATAACACTCACCATTTTGATAAGGTGGCGCAGACTGGTTATTATACTACAGATACAAAATTAGTTTTTCGTTATTATGGTACAGGAGATTATTTTGAAGCTCATACTTTAACTCCTGCTTGGCTACGAGATAAGGGCGCAAAATATATTAAAGAAATTATTAATGACGATGACAATTACCCAACTATTACAAATAAACCAACCCTTTTTGTTACAAGAATTGGTGTGGGCTATTGGACAGGAGAAGCTGGTTCACAGTGGTCTTATGGAGTATTTTGTGACCTTTATTTTTCTAGCGGTACAGAGGTTATTTGGCTTGGTCCTGTTTATCTTTTCGATGGCTATTGGACATATGATACTAGAATTTTTTCAACGGACGACTCGAATGTTCGTTGGAGAAGCTTGCGAATGAGATGCAATTCATTTACAGCAAGAACTGTTAATGAAACTACTGATTATAAAATGACAGGCGGTCAATTAGCATGGTTCGATTATAATAAGATAGTTAATGAAGGAGATACTTCTCAAACCTTTTCTAATCGTCCTAATTGTAAAATTAATTTTAATAATAATACAAATACTTTAACTTATTCTGGACACACTAATCCAATAATTAGTGGAGCAACAAAATTTACTCCGATTGTGGTAAAGAAAGGAGATAATACTCATATCTTTAATAAAACATCAGATAAATTATTTGCCGCCGGAGCAACGTTAAATTTATCTAATACACCTTCAGATTTTACTTCAGATAACTTTAAGGGCGCGGGCGATGCAAATCATTTTTATTTAGTTACATCTTAAAAGAGAGGTCAAAATATTTGACTTCTCTTTCTTTTTTTGATATAATATATTTATAGTAAAAATAAAAAGGAGGAAAAGTAATGGTTTTAACTACTCGTCAACGTAAAGTTGTAGAATCAGATGCACAGAATATTCTTTGTGTAGCAACTCCAGGCTCGGGAAAAACTACAACTTTAACAGAACGTATTCGTTATTTGATTACAGAACGCAAAGTTCCAGCAAGTCAAATTGTAGCAGTAACTTTTACTACTATGGCGGCAGAAGAAATGCGAGGAAGACTTGGTTCTATAGCAGATAATGCTTTTATTGGAACTGTTCATTCTTATGCTAATCAGATTTGTAAAATGAATGGTATTAATACTGATAGAGAAATTGCAGATGAAAATTTTAATGAGATTATAAAGAAAGCAATAAAACTAACTCGTGATAAATTTCCACAAGTAACTTATGTTTTTGTTGACGAAGCACAAGATTTAAGTCAACTTGCATATGATTTTGTAGAATATATCCCTGCAACACATCATTTTTTCTGCGGTGATGACCGACAGATGATTTATGGTTTTAATGGATGTACAGATGAATACATGAGAAAAATGTATTCCAATCCACTTTATACAGTTTATAGTCTTGTTGAAGATTTCCGCAATCCTCCTAACATTATTGCTTTTGCAAACAGTTTTCTTAGAAGTTATCAAGCTCTTAGTCCATCAGCCGTTCCAATGAAACAAGAAGATGGTATTGTTGAAGAGTGTACTTTTAATGAAGCACTTATTGAACTTGAAAATACAGGTAACTGGGGCAGTTGGTTTATTCTTTGTCGTACCAACCATGAGGTTGCAGATATTCTCGAAATGCTTGAAGAAAAAGAGATACCTTGTATTTCCTTTAAAAAGGGAGACCTTGAAAATAAAGAAGACCTTGATATACTTCTTGCAAGTAATCGAGTTAAAGTTCTTACTATTCATACAAGCAAAGGACTTGAAGCTCCTAATGTTATTGTAACAGGAGCAAAGACGCATATTTTGGAAGAAAGAAAAATTGCTTATGTTGCCGCAACTCGTGCGGAAGATACACTTTATTGGTGTCCTTCTTTCAGAAGAAATCGTTGGAAAAAAGAAAATATTAATAAAATAACAATGGCAGGAGCTGTTCAAGACAGACTTAATAAAGAGAGAACAGGAATGGTAACTTTCTAATGAAAAACTTTGTACTTTATGAAGATGATGAAAAGAAAATTGAGATTGATGGCTATTTTCATTGGCTAATGAAACAGCTTGCAGTTAAAGATTTTCGACTTCAACCGCAAGAAATGAATTATTTACTTGCCTTAGCATTTGGTATTTTAAAAGATAAAAATATTCAGCTTAATAATACGACTATTATTAATAACATACCTGTTATTGAAAGTCAATGGCCGATTAAACTTCAACCACCCTACGATATCTTTAATGGTATTGTAGCGGCACTGTCAGAATATGATAGTCTTGATGATAATACACCTTTAATTCTCAAAGAACTTGAAGATGAATTTGCATCAAGTGGTTTCTTTGTTCATATCTTTCCACATCGTATTTATGATGTAAAAGGATTTTTGACTCTTCAAACACCAAAGCAATCATATTTAATGTTTTTTGGCTTTGAAGAAAATAACTTTGATGAGGGTTTTTTAGAGGATTTCCTTTAAAAAATTACTTATAAATTGGAATGTTTTTTCGCTACATTCCTCTTAGCGTTGAAATTTCTCTTCAAGCGGCGGCAGCGCCGAATTAAGGAGGAATTTAAAATGAAAAAATTTAATTTGTTTTTGGCGACACTTCTTCTTTGTGTCGCAATGTTTTGTAGTTGTGGGTCTGTAGGAATTAGAGATAGTTCCATTCCTCAAGCAACAACAAGAGCAGTCTTGATTGATGTAAATGGTGATAGCGTTGCATTAGAAGATACAGACAGTAGTTCTTTTGTGATTGATGATAGTTCAATCGCAGAGACAACAACGACTACCACTAAGGCAAACACTACTACAACAACAAAGAAAAAGACAGCCGCAACAACAACCACTACTACAACAGCAGTGGTAACGCAGAAAATTATTTATGATGCTGCGCCGGCTGTTGAAAAAACAATAACTTGTAAGCAAACTGAACAGACAAAAGCGAAGCCTGCTCAAATTGAAGAATTTATTGTTTTTAAGTCTAGCACTCATTATGTTCATAAATCAACTTGCAGATGGGCAAACTCAGAATGTAAGAAGATTACAGATACAGAGAACATAAAGGCTAGAAAGTGTACTGAATGTAATCCCGATATCGAGATTAAGCATCTCTATAAAGAACCTGTTAAGACTACCACTACGGCGGCACAGAGTTCTTCTAGTTCTATAGACTCTTATAGTAGACAGTTACTTGCAGAAATTGTATGGCATGAAGCTGGCAGTAATTGGATAACTCAATATGACAAGGCACATATTGCCGCGGCAGTAATGAATAGAGTTTATGACAAGAGATTTCCATCAACTGTTTATGATGTACTTGTAGCACCGGGACAGTTTACTGGATACTGGCCAGGTAGTTGTACACCTACTCAGGCTTGTTATGATGCAGTAGACTATTACTTTGCACACTCAGGTGAATTTGATGCATCAAATAGCTGGTATGGAGACGGCAGACAGAATCACTTCTATTATCAATAATCTCTAAAAGAGACGATAACAAATTGGAATTGGCAACTCCAACTTTTAAAGCGGAAAACCCAATGATAAGAGTGAAAATATCAGATAGAGAGAAAATTCAACGCAATTTGAGAAGGACGGCTTAGGCTGTCCTTTTTTATTTTGACTTTTTTCAAAATTTTTGGTATTATTAATATAAAGAAAAAGAAAGAAGAGTGACAAATGGACTTTATTAAATTACAAAAATTGAAAGACACTTATTTTTCTAATCAGACAATAAGTCAAATGATAACAGATGTCTTTGATGCAGCAACAGATGACCCATATTATTGGTCTGATGATAGATTACTTGAAGAAATTGAAAAGATAGGTTGGAAGAGAACTCATTGTTTTCTCTATCCAAAAGCAGAAACTATTTGTCAGAAATCGGAAATTGAAGATGTTAAACCACTTTATGATGTTAATTTGCTTGCAAAATACATTATAAATACCTGTATAGAAGACGGTCATCCAATTACTAATGCACAGCTTCAATTTCTTCTTTTTAGAATACAAATGGATGCTATTACGAGGGGAGTGTTGGCTTTTCAAGAGAATTGCGTCGTTTGGACACATAATATTGTTATACCTTGTGTTTGGTATGAATATGCCATTAATACAAAAAATAAAATTGTAATTTTTGAAAAGTCCATATCTCCATTTAAAGAAGGAGATAAATTTAGACGTATAGTTAATGATGAAATTCGTTATTATTGGGATTTTAAACCACAAAGAGATAAAGATTGGAGATACTTTAAATCTCTAAATGAAAATCTTTCTATGGACTCTGAAATAACTATTACTCCCAAAATGATGAAAGACTATATTTTAGAAAAGGAGCTAAGAAATGAATAAGTTTTTAAATTCTTCAGAATATGATTTTCTAAGTACTAATTCTCTTTTACGAGATAATATTATTTTACTTGGTTACAGCGGCTCAATCGCTTATGGAACAAACCTTCCAACTTCAGATATTGACATACGAGGCGCCGCCCTGCGGTCTCCGAGAGATATTTTACTTAATCAGAATTTTGAGCAAAGGATTGATATTAAAACTGATACGACTATTTATTCACTTGAAAAGTTTTGTTCTCTTTTAACTTCTAATAATCCAAATGTACTTGAACTTTTGGGATTAAAACCAGAACATTATTTATATATTGCTCCAGCGGCACGTCCTATTCTTGAGCATCCACAGTGGTTTCTTACTAAGAGAGTACAGAGGAGTTTTGGTGGTTATGTTTATGCTCAAAAGCAGCGTCTTATGAACGGATTAGACAGAAAAGAAAAAGCAAAACTTTGCAAGTATATGATGCACATTGTTAGACTTCTTTATACTGGAATTGATATTCTTAAATATGGAACTGTTATTACCTATAGAGAAAAGGAACACGCTACTCTTATGAGTATCCGTAATGGAGATTATCTTATGGAAAATGGCGATATTGATGAAAAATATTTCCAGTTAGTCGAGATGCTACAAGAAGAATTTGATTACGCCGCATCAATAACTCATTTACCAGATAAGCCTGACTCAAAACAAATTATCAATTACATTTATGATGTAAATTATAGAAGAATGAAGGATTTTATTTTATCGGGAGGAGAATTTTAATGAAACACTATTTGACAGTTGGAAAGCTTAAGGAAATACTTGATAAGTATGATGATGAGGTTGGTATTGTAGTTCCAATCTGCGATGAAAAAGGTTATGTCGAGGCTTATAACTTGGTTAATAAAGTGGCTCATCTTACTGATTCAACGGAAGATGAAATACCAGAAGTTATTATGCTAACAAGTTCTAATGCATCCATTGAAGATTTCTGTTCTCATGCTTGTGTGCAGCCTGATGAAATTCTGTTTGAAGAAGACATATATTAATCAGAGAAAGGTCAAAGCTTAAAAACTTTGACTTTTCTTTTTTTTTATGATATAATTATTTTAAAAGGAGATGAAAAGAATGAGTGAAATAAGAACGTTTCTTGCTTCTGATATGCGATTATTTGACGCTACGGCGGCAGGAGTTTATCGAATGAGTGTAGAAGAGTATAATCAATTCGTGATTGATAAAATTAATCAGACTCTTAATGATAATGATTGTCTTTTAATGAATGGAATTATTTCTAAAGGGTCGCTAATTACAACTCTCGTTGAGCTTGCAAAAATTAAAGGGAAGAAAATTTTTCTTACAAAAGAAAAACTTGTAGGTGAAGATATCAAGTCTTATCGGAAAAATGATACTTTTATTTGGACGCTTGATGGTACACAAGTTACAACAATTCTTGATAAAGAAGCCTTGATTGTAATACCAGCAAGTGAAAAACGGCTCGAAGAATATTTATCTGAGAGTAATGTCTATCTTGCTATGCCGGCCTCCATGTTTCCAAAAAACTGGAAAAGAACAAATGTTTATGATTATGATAAACACGTTCTCAACACAAGTCTTGAGTTTTATGATTTTGAACCAATTGAAATGGGGTCGCGGCTCAGAGAAATAATTGATGATTATGAGGTCTTCAATACAATGGAAACAACAGAACATCAATGGGAGGAAAAGTAAATGGTTATTATAAAATTTTTTGCTTTTATTTTCTGCTTTTTTTGGAGTATAGAAGTAATTCCAATGTTAAGTTATTATCAACTTATGATAAAGAAGATTATGGGAGGTAAGAGATAATGTATAATCAGATTATTGACTTGATTACTGACAAAGAATGGAAAAAAGTAATTAAAGACTATGGCTGGCCAGTTACAATTTTAACATTTGTGGTGCTTGCGGCAATTATTATCATTCTCTCAGTCTGTGCTTCTTGGCTTTGGAGCTTTGTTTTTGTTCCATTGGGTCTTCCACAAATGAGCTGGGTACAGATGTTGGGATTGCAGATTTTTTTAAATATCATTTGGCCGAAGAACGGTGGAGGTAAAGTTTAATGCCATTAGCACAGAGATTTAATCAGAACGGAAAAGTTATTGTAATGAGCGAGACAACAGATGAACCATTGACTCTCGCAGGATATTGCGCCGGCGTGTGCTGGAACGCAGATGTAAGTGACCAGAAGAAGAACTTTAAGAGAGGACTTCAATGCTTGAAAGATGGTCATGGTAAAGTTCTAGAATATGCACAGATTTACTTAATACTTGATGGCTGGTCAGCCCGTGTCATCCGTGAACTATACACGCATACCTCAGGGTTACCAACTAAACTCCAAGCTTCAACTCGTTATGTTGATTACTCAAATTTTGAATATATATACCCTCGTGCTGCAACACCTGCTCAAAAGAAATTTTATGCAGACGCAATGGCAGAAATTGCTGAGGCGGCACAGTCACTTGAAGATGACGGAATGAAGAGAGAAGATGCAGCACTTTTACTTCCGCTTGGTATGCAGACAAAAGTTGTTTATCGTACCAATCTTCGTGCTCTTATGGATATGGCAAAAGTCAGAATGTGTACAAGAGCCTATTGGGAATATAGAGAACTTATGGACGCAATTATTGAAGCTTTAAGTATCTATTCTGACGAATGGAAATTTTTAGTTGAAGACTTAGTTGTTTTTGCTCCTAAGTGTACAGAGCTTGGCTATTGTCCAGAGTCTAAAGGATGCGGCCGCTTTCCTAAATTTGAAGAAGTTAAAGATGCTTTTCAGTTAGTTCAGCAAACTGTTAAGTCTAAAACTCTCACACAAGAAGAAATTATAAGTGCAATTAATAGTGCCGCTGCTCTAAAAAAAGGAGAAAATAAATGATAACATTTTTTTGGATACTTGGTATAATTGCTGGCATCGCAGGTGGTGCTGCGGCAGGGGTTTATTTTAGTTCTAAGCCTACAAAATCTTCCTTTGGCGGCACAGCGTCTTCTTTTAAAAAGGAACAAGCCAAAATTATGGCAACCCTTGTTGAAAAGAAGAATAATTTTGAGAAGGAACTTCAAGACGAAAAAGACCAAAAGTAGAAAGAAATTAGTGAGAAAATGGCAGTCATGGAACGCCATTTCAATGAAAAACTTGCCGCAACTGAACGAGAACTTACTGCCATTCAATCTCAATACGAAAAGCAAAAGGCCGCTCTTGAAGAAAAATTCAATCAAGAGGCGGCGGCACGTCAAACTCAACTGATAGAACAAATTCAATCAGAAGAAGAGCGTAAGCACAATACTATAGACAAACTTGCAGCAGATTACAAAGCTAAAAGCGACGAACTCAGAGCAGATTTTGAAAGTTTTGAAAGAGATTACAAAGAAAAGAAATAGTCTTATGAAGAATTACTCAAAAAACAAGAGCAACATCAAGAAGAAGTTATTGAACGTTTTAAAAAGGATGAAGAGCGTCGGCAGAATTGCAATTTTTATCGTATTCAACTCAGCGAAAATGACCTTGAAGACATCAAACGATTGAAGAATGTTGCCGCAACCCTCAACTCACCACAAGTTCTCTACAAACTAATTTGGGAAAATTACTACAAATCAAAGTTTTCTGAACTTGTTGGTCGAGTTGCGGGCAAATCACGAGGTTGCGGAATTTATAAGATTACTGACATTACCAATGAGAAGGTTTACATTGGACAGACTAGACAAACCTACTCAGACCGTTGGAGAAGTCATGTTAAGAGGGGGCTTAGAGCAGAGCCAGCTACAAACAATAAACTTTATAATGCTATGTGGGAAGATGGTGTTGAAAACTTTACATTTGAAGTGCTTTGTGATTGTAAAGCAGAAGAACTTAATGAAAAAGAAAGGTATTTTATTAAGTTCTATAAATCTGATGAATGGGGATTTAATTCAAATAGAGGGGTAATGTGAGCTAAAGACTTTGAGCTTTAGCTCTTTTTCTTTTCTCCAAGTCGGAATTGGCGCGACAGTGGGCCGCAGGCTCCACGACGCGACAAGGGCTTTGGTTCTTTGGCCCGACAAAGAACCCCTTTTGATTACTTTTTGGGAAAAGTAATAAGATAAATAATAGGGGAAATTTAACAGTCTCATAGGTTAAATTTTACAACTTCATAGGTCTAATTTTACACAGGTATAGGTTAAATTTTACAGGGGTATAGGGCAAATTTTACAGGGCATAGGTTAAATGTTACAGGAATAAGGAATAGAAAGTCTGAAAAAGTTGTAACGTTTGAATATTTTTGTTACTTATAAGTGTAAAGAATAAAATGGAGGTGTAATAAAATGAATAAAAATTATGTTCAAGCACACGCAGAAGATAGAAATACTTATAAAAATTTTGAGAAAATAACCTCTAAATAGTGGCAAGTTTATTATTATCTATTAAGTATTTCTTATTATAATAGTCAAGAAGTAGAAGACCATCGTTATGTTTATAAGAACAATTTTAATGTTAGTGCCGCGGCACGATTTTTAGGAATTAGTAGGCCTACAATTTACAGGGCTATTGAAGCTTTGGAAACTTATAATCTTGTCAGAGAAAGTAAAATGAAAAATGCCTATTATATTTATTCAAGAGGGTTTGTTGAAATTAATAAAGATACTCTATCTGGATTAATTCAATATAGTAAAATTTGTCCTAAAAATATTGATTTATTAAGAGTTTATTTAATTCTTAAAAAATTAGACTTATTAGCAGAGAATAAACAGGAACGTTGTTTTACAAAAAGAAATTTAATTAAGCTATTGGGTCATGATACTACCACTCAATAGAATTATCTTGATGTATTAGAATATTTAGCTCTATTACGTTATCTTAATCTAGTAGATTTTACTAGTCACACTTAGTCAGATGAGAAGCTTGGGTCTTATGTTGTATATCATCTACAATCAGTTAATGAAATTAGTAATAATCCTGACATTAATTTTAATTTTGTAGGAGAGAAAGACAATAGTGCTACAGGAATTCCAGACCGACTGTTACAAGAATTGAGTTTTATTATGCCAGAATATGGAACTATAAATGAAGAAAAGTTTAAAAATTAAGAAAGAAAAAAATTACATTTTTCAAATTTAACATTACAATAAAACTTTTGACTTTTTTCAAAAAATATCATATAATATAATTAATGAAAATGAAAGGAGAAAATTAAAGTGTTATCAGCAATACTTTTTGGTCTTGTCATTTATTTCTTAATCAAAGGTGGCATTGACATTCTATATCTAATTTTCTTCCATAAAAACAAATAATTAAAAGGAGGAATTACTTTGAAGAACAAAATAGAACTTATTACTTTAACAGATGTAAAGAACTTTGTTGCGGCGGCATCAAATGTCAATGGTGATGTTTATCTCGTAGACCGTAATCACCGCTATCGTATTAATGCTAAATCAACTCTTGGCTGTCTTCTTGCCCAAGCAGAATGGAGTGAGATTTGGGTTGAGTCTGAGACTGATTGCTATTCATCTATAAAAGAATGGGTAGTTGACTAATGCCTCATAGACTTTTTCTCACAGGTGATACTCATAGACAAGTTGATGTCGCAAAGCTTTCTTTTCAAAAATTCCCAACTCAAAAAGACCTCGACCGTTCAGATATAATGGTTGTTCTTGGAGATTGGGGTGTTCTTTGGTATGGAGATGAAAGAGATAATAAATGGATAAATAATTGGAACTTAAAGCCGTGGACAACTTTTGTTGTTTATGGTAATCACGACAATTATTCGGCTCTTCAAAAGTATCCAATAGTCTATAAATTTGGTGCGGCGGCACGAAAGATTACCGATAATATTTATGTTGCAGAAAGTGGTAATATTTATAATCTTAATGGTAAGCTTTGCCTTTGTATTAACGGAGCAGACTCAGTAGACCGTTCTATTCGTACCGAAGGACTAAACTGGTGGTCAGAAGAAGCAATTTCTTCTAATGTAATAACAAAGGCTCTTCATGAACTTGAAGCCTATAATTTTGAAATTGATTATCTTTTTACTCACTGTGGCGGCACAGAAGTCTGTACTTCTCTCGGCTTTACTCCGATGCCGTCAGAAAAGCAACTTCAAAAATTCATTGACCTTGGTCCAAAAAATGACTATGTTCATTATTGTGGTCATTATCATCTTGACCAATGGATTAATGCTAATACACGAATTGTCTATCAGGACATTATAGAAATTAGATAAATAAAGGAGGAGTTAATTTATGATTAACGCACAGATTACAAATGCAATACTTGGTATGACCTCTGAACATATGCCTTTTGTTCAGTTTGAATTTCAGTATCTTAAAGAAGGAGAGACTACTCCATCTAAAGCAGTAACGGGATGTGTCTTTCTTCTAAGTTCAGATTCAGAGACTCTTGATAATTCTTCAATGGCTCGTTCGCTTGTAACACTTTTTATGATTGCTGGAGCACCAACTTGGAATGATATTCTTGGTAAGGTAGTAAGAATTGAAGTTAATGAGAAAGGTGTTGTTACAAAGCTTCAAAATGCACTTTCTGACCTTTACATTACACTTGCTATGCCCGAAGAAGAGTCAGAGACGGAGTCGCCTGTAACTGCTGAATAATTAATAAAGGGTCAAAGAAATTAAAAGTTTCTTTGACTTTTTTTATTTTTTTTGATATAATAATTATAGAAAATAAGAGAGGAGATAAAAGTATGAGATTAAGAGATAGATTAAGAGCAGTAAGACCATCAACAGAAGAGTTTGAGAAATATTGTACTATTGAAAGAATTATATCTGTCAAGGGTAAAGACAAATCCTATATTTTTGAAAATGCAAGTTTAGGTTTGCTTTGGCTGCTTAAGCGAGACTATAAGGCAGTAGTTCCAAAAAATTCAAGAGTTGCCTATATAAATGCAAGTCCAATTGATATACCAACAGAGGTAGAAAGAATTGATTGTTCGTCTACTTATTCGTTGCAGCATCTTTTGATTAGGCTACTGAGAGGAAAGGAGTAAAAAAAATGGCTAGAAGAATTAGTGAAGAAACTATTATTCAGATTAATGAGGTTTATTTGGAGTGCGGAGTTAAATCTAAGACTGCTCAGATAGTTGGTGTTAGTCCTTCTACTGTTACTAAATATCTTATTCCAAATTATCAATCTCAACGTTCTGCCGCGGCACCGCCTCCGTTCGAGGGTGAGCTAGCTGGTGTAGAGCCATTTATTAGTTCTATCATTTCCATTGTTGACAGTCAAAATCTGTTGCCTGCGGCTGCATTTTGTAAAGCGTGTGAATTGACAGATGATGAACGAAAAGAAATGGAAGAAATTCAGAAGGGAGTTATGATATGAAAGCTTTTACGACATCTTCAAATTTTGATGACTCTTATGTTTTTATTGGCTTTAATCCAGAACTTGTATGCAATAAAGAAGGCTTTAAGTTTACTTCGTCTTATCATGTTCTTGGAGCACGATTGTTGGGTCTTTCTTATCCAGATTTCTTGAAGTATTGTCAGTCAAAAGGAGCTAAGCTTCGTGGAAGAAAAGGATATTGTTTTCCTGTTTGGGATAAGACGGCGAATAAAAAAGGTATGCAAGAAATTATTCGACAGCTTAATGCCAATTGGGATACTTTTCTAAAAGAAGTTTCTTTCTAAACTCAATTTTTTAGAGATTTTCTAGTCCTCTCCCACTTTAAATTGAAGTAAAATTCAGTTTGAAGAACAGGAGGGGATTTTGTGATTTTATTTCAAGAATAGATGAGGGTAAGAGACGATACTCTTGACCCAGCATACTTTGCTAGAGTGTCTCGAAAGCCGCAGGCCGGCGCAGGAGAATCATATGATGATAGTGAACTAAGAGAAATGATTAATAACTTACAAAACACTATTAACAATATGCAAATTGAAATCAATGAATTAAAAGCTAAGTAGGTTCATACTGAGCTTACTGAAGAAGAATATGCTGCTCTTTCAGAAGAAGAAAAAGCAAAAGATACAGAATATTTCGTTGTTGGTGAATAAATTTTTTGACTTTTAACAAAATTTTTGCTATAATTATAACATAATAAGAAAAAATGTAGAATTTTGTTTCTTTTTAGTATTTTTAGTCTAATTAGGAGGAATTTTGTTATGAGTAAATATATTGCAGGTTTAATGTCACCTTCATTAGGTCTTATGTCTGAACCACCAACTTATCAGAAAGTTTATGAGATAACAGCTGGTTCTAAGGCTAAAGCAGCTTGGATTGCGGAAGAACTTCTTACTCGTAAGTTTTGTCAAGACTTTAACACTTCTCTTTCAGAAGTTGTAGTTGGCTTTGTAGCGAAAATTAAAGATTAATTTATAAAGGAAGTTAGAGAAAAAATCTTTGACTTCCTTTTTATTTTTTGCTATAATATTTATAGTAAATAAAGAAAAGGAGCGGAATAGTATGGAAAATATTTATAAGCCACAAATGGTTTGCGTTGGGTCAGATACAAGATTTAATGTTCAGATTTGTTATTATAATATTGGTAGTCATTCGCCAAAAGAAGAAAATGGTAAAATACATTATATACTTGTTTGTCCAGATTGTCGAATAGATTATTTCGCCGCCGCCCCTTGGGACGCAATTAACTATGCTAAAAATCGTATTGAAGTTAAGGGTCGCGGCACAGCGTATGGAAAAATAAGAATTATGGTTATAGATGAAAAGACAGAGGAAGAGTATCTAGGTATGATTGTAGAAAAGGTTGTACACAGGAAGTATATTCCTTTGGAAGCTCCAAGAAAGAAAGTAAGGAGATGAGAATTATGGAGAATTTATTTATAATGACTGTTGGCGTGCCAGGTTCGGGCAAGTCAACTTACTTTAAGAAGATGGAAGATAAAGAAAACTGGGTTTATATTTCTTCTGATGATATTAGAGAAGAGTTTTTTGGCTCAGCACAGGACCAAAAACACAATCAAGAAGTTTTTCAAGAAATGAGAAAAAGAGGTGCAGAAGCAATTAGACAGAACAAAAACGTTTACTATGATGCAACCAATATTAACAGAAAAAAGAGAAGAAACTTTTTGAAAGATATGAAGATGATTGCACAAGGTCATTCTTATTCTTTTGAGTGTATTTTATTCGCTGTGCCGGTGCAGATTTGTAAAGAAAGAAACTTTATAAGAGAACGAAAAGTTCCAGAAAATGTAATCGAACGTATGGTTAGACAGTTTCAAGTTCCTACTTTTTCTGAGGGCTGGGATAATATTATTCGTCTTGCTCCATCGGCAAAGGACGATGCTCTTGAAAAAATACTTGCTAATGCACGTTCTCTTTCTCATGATAATCCTCATCATGAATTATCTATTGGCGACCATATGATTAGAGCCTATGAAATTGGTATTCAAACTAATAAAGATACCTCTCTTAAGACTCATTATTCAAGAGAAGTCCTTGAAGCGGCACGTTATCATGATATTGGTAAGCCAGAATGTAAAGGGTTTTGTGATTGGCGTGGTAAGCCAACTAAAATTGCTCACTTTTATTCTCATGATAATGTAAGTGCTTATAATTACTTGTGTTATGTAACTCATTTCTATGATGACTCAAAAAAAGAACACATCTTTTCAGAAGAAAAAGCACTCTATATTGCTCTTCTTATCGAATGTCATATGAAGCATTATAATGGTGACTTTAATAATTGGTGTAAAAAACAGCACGACCCTCATTTTATTACCGACCTCAATCTTCTTTATGAACTTGATAAGGCGGCACATTAAATCTGATTTTTATAGAGCCAATCATCTAATCTTTCACTTTAAGTAGAAGGGAGTAAAATCCTTTCTACTTATTTTATTATAGAGAGGTGATAGGTAAATGCCAATCGCAGACGTACTTATGAACGCTGACATCGCGATGTATCCCGATGGTAAGTGTTGCCCGAGTGGTAAGGATAATCAGGATGATAACAATAAGTGCAATTGCGGTCATATGTGGTTTATTCCACCTTGTCCACCAATGCCTAGAGATTATCCACCTTGTCCTCCATATCCGTATCCTTGCGTGCCTCCAGTAGAGCCTGTTCCTTTAAAGAAAAGCTCAATAGAAGCACAGATTTGCAAGCTTTCCAAGAAGGCAGCGGCAATCAAGAAGATGATAGATAACTTTACTAACAAAAATAAGGATGCTATAATCAAAATTGGAGAAGCTTCTTATAATTTTGGTTCTTATGTAGTAATTGGTAAAGATGGAGAAGGTCAGAAAACAGAAGAAGATTCTGTTTATGGTAAAAAAATTCTCGGAATTCTAAATGAAGAACTAGCCGCAATCAAGTCCAAAATGCAGGAACTTGCAACCCAGCTTGATGAGGAAGATGAAACTAGCATAATCAGTTCTACTGAAAAGACTGTAACGCAAGATTAATCTTAGGGGAGGCGGCGACGTCTCCCTTTATTTTTTTTAAGGAGGTAATCTTATGTTTATAACACCAACTGTTGTTAAAGCAGAAGCTAAGTCTAAGGTTTTTACAATTCATGAAAAGCCAGTTGTAAATCTTAAATCTTATTGTCATTCTAATGTTCAAAATATGGGTGAATGGAGAATGACTACTCAGAGTGTTCATGAAGAAATGATTGGCCCGGCGGCACATTCTCAGAGCAAAGATGAGATTAAGGTTAAGGAAGACAATTCAGAAGACGGCGAATAAGAATTTAAAGTAAGAAGAGTCGAAGTAGAAAAACTTTGACTCTTTTTATTTTTTTTGATATAATTATTATAATAAAAAGAAAGGAGAAAGAAAATGACTGAACAGGAATATATAAAAAAGATAGATGCAGGTGAATGTTTTAGTGAGTCAGAGATAAAAAGTCTTGTTTATGACTATGACTATGAATATAAAGTTGTCTCGGGGAATATTGGCCGCTGGACATAATCAATGACTACAATTGTAAAACTTTGTGATAGATATTTTGCTATTCATTGGGAAAGAGGTCTAACTGAAATGCAGGAAGACGACTTTTGGCATTCTTCTATTGAGGAAGTTGAGCCAAAAGAGAGGGTCATAACAGTAACAGATTGGTTCAGAACAAGAGATGGCGTATTTATGGCAACGAGTTCTGAATTAAATGATTGATTTTCCAAAAGTTTTTTGTTATAATTATTATAATAAATAAAAAAAGGAGTAAAGAAAATGAGAACTTTGGAAGAAATTGAAGAATTGATTGAAAGACATCCTCCTTATTCAACTAAGAATGACTCTCTACAGGAAGAGGAAGGAATAGAAGGAGAGAGAGATTTTATAAAAGAGCATGGTTTTTCTTTCACTGATGCTTGGAGACTGGACCATGTTATTGCTTGTTTCATTGCTCCACGACTTGCATATCTGAGAGATAATCATACGGGGTATCCTGGAAGCTTTTATGCTGAAGCAAAGAAGATTGCCAACATTACAAAGATACCAGATGTTGATGAACTTGCAGATGCAATGTGGGTAGAAACTCTTGACGAAATGATTGAGGCTTTTTGCTTTATTATTGATGAAGGAGAACCAATTCTTGGACTTCCTTATGAAGAATATAGTAGAGAAAATTACAGGAGAGAACTTTTGATTAAGAAAGGACTGGCAGCATTTGCTACTTATTACCAGTCACTTTGGGATTAAGGAGGTTAAATAAATGGGAGAAGATAATTACGGACTTCATTTGAAGAAAAGAGTGAATGTTACAGTTAAGGTTTTTACAGAAGTAGAATCAGAGGATGGTACGAAAATTCTAAAGGAGATTTCTTCTGAGACTACTTCATGGAAGAGAGCCGATATTGTTAAAGACATAGTTGAGGCTGATAAGCTTAAAGATGTTGAATACTGTGCCGGCATAGGACCAAAAGAAATGGTTTTTGGTAAAATTTACATAAGGAAAGACGGCAAGGCAATTTATATCTACGCTAAAAAATCAGAAGATTGATTTTCTAAAAAATTTTTGATATAATAAATATAGAAAAATGAAAAGAAGTAATAAAGTTATTTTTGAAAAGGTCTGTAAGAGATGCTCAAAACCATTTCATTCTAAAGACCAAGAGATGATTTTTTGCCCTGATTGCTGGGCGGAATACGTAAAGCTTGTCAAGGAAAACCGAGTTGGGTTTTATTGTTATGATGAAGATTTAAAAAAGGAAATTTATGAAGAGCTTTGCGAATAAGGTTTTGACTTTTTAAAAATTTTTTGCTATAATTATTATAGTAAAAAAAGAAAAGATACATACAGCAAAAACTTTAAGCGTTTAATTTGGGATTAAAAGTGCGATAAAGGTATCTTGAAAGGAGTTCTTTAAATGTTTGTAACAGTACAATTCAAAGACAGGAACAAAGTCTTCAAAGGAAGAACTTATGATTATCTTCTTAACAAAGAGGAAACTGTGCCGCAGGTCGGTCAGATTATTCGTCTTATGGACGATAATTACAATTATCTTTGCTATGGAACAAGAGTAAAGGTAGTTGGTGTTAAAGAGACATCAGAGGTTAAAGAACCTGTCAGTGTAAGGTATGTGGTGGCAAGTTTAGAGAACTAAACATTGGCGAGTAGACCAATTGGTAGAGTCATCAGACTTTGAATCTGAGTGTTGAAGGTTCAAGCCCTTCCTCGTCAGCCACAATGAACTTATAAATTTTAGTGTCTAATTTAGCTCAGGTGGATAGAGCAGCCCTAACCAAAGGGCGGTCTTTGGTTCGAGTCCAAAAGTTAGCATTAGATTTTATAGGTTCTATATTCTTCGTTAGCTCAGTCGGCAGAGCGGCGGATTGTTAATCCGTAGGTCGTTGGTTCGAGTCCAACACGAAGAGCCAATGGCACGTTAGTCAAGTGGCTAAGACCCCGTCCTTTGTTTGATTAAGTCAAAGAATAGACAATAATTATTTTGTGTTCGAAAATTTTATAAATTGGTATTCATTTTTCTACATTATAAATGAGGTGATAGAAATGATTGGAATTTATAAAATTGAAAATCTTATAAATCATAAGGTTTATATTGGTCAATCAATTCATATTGAAAGAAGATGGAAAGAGCATTGTGCTAATTCTACTTCAAGTGTTATATCAAAAGCAATTAAAAAATATGGTAAAGAAAATTTTTCTTTTCAGATTCTTGAAGAATGTTTAAAAGAGGATTTAGATGAAAAAGAAATTTATTATATTAAAAAATTTAATTGTATTGTACCTAATGGCTATAATGTTAAAGACTACATTGAAGGAAGAGAAACAACTTTTTGTTATTATGATAAAGAAACTTTTCTTTCTATTGTTAATGATATTAAAGAAAAGAAACTTTCTTTTCAACTCATTAGTGAAAAATATGATATAACAAAGAGATTGGTTTATTATATTAATAATGGAGATATACATCGTCTTCAAGATGAGAGATATCCATTAAGAGAAGTACAAGATTTCTCTAAAAAATATCACTATTGTCCTGTTTGTGGAATTGAGATTTCAAAAGGGGCAAAGATGTGTAAAACTTGTTCCAATAAAAACCAACAAATGGTTGATAGACCTTCGAGGGAAGAATTAAAAAAGTTAATTCGTAAAAAACCTTTTACAACAATTGGCAAGGAATATGGTGTTTCAGATAACGCTATTAGAAATTGGTGTAAAATTTATAATCTTCCCTATAAAAAGAGTGAGATAAAAAAAATAAACGACACAGAATGGTTATTAATATGAGTGCAAATCTCATATCAAACACCACACGACGGTAGCAGGAGTTCGAATCTCCTACGTGTCACCAGTAACTGAAAGACGAACTATTAAGAATAGGTTCAAGTGTGAAAAGTTGCTGCTTTATAACAGGCAATAAGATGTTCGTTATAAATATAATTTTCATGCAGCAATACAACTGTATAATCAAGATGTTGTTGGTTATCACACCTATTTAAACCATCCGAGTTTTCAGTTATACCAGTATCTCATTTCTGAAAGGAGTATTTTATGATAAGACTTAATTATCGTGAAAAGGAAGAAATCATTTCTAAAGAATTTGATAGTCTTGCAGAGGCTTATGAATTTGCAATTAGAAATGTCGCAACTTTGGACGATAGAAAATATTACTATTTTCTGTGTGGAGAGTCTTTTAGGTCTGTTATTAAGAGAGCAGATGCAAATAAAAGAGATGCCTTGATGTGGTCTATTCTTAAAAACTCCTTAGAAAGAGTTACATTAGTTTGTGAGGAGAAATCCTCATAATGGGTAGGTATGCGTAGTTGGCGAACGCATCTGACTGTGATAGATTTCTAGTGGAGGAATATTATGTAGTTGGAAAATAATAAAGACAAAGGAAAAGCTGGGCTGAGCTTAGCAATAGCTTATTTTGGAACAAACGGATACACGGTTTCTCTTCCATTAAATGATACTTAGTGGTATGATTTAATTGTTGAGAAAGATAACATATTTCAAACTGTACAATGTAAGTTTACTGCAACTAAAGAAAAGACAATAAGTTTTCGTTCAATGGGAGGAACTAATGGGTCGGTGTATGATAATATTAACAATCATCCATTAGACTTGTTATTCTGTGCAGACAATGAAATGAATTTATTTGTAATTCCGATGTCTGATATTCGTAACTTTGGCGCTAAAAATCAAATTACTTTGAGAATTAAGCCAACTACGAATAATCAAGGTTTCCAAACATACAAATACTTAGTTCAATTCTAAGATTTGTCACCAAAATCAGATGACTTTGGTCTACGTAGGTTCAATTCCTACCCTGCCCACCAATCTTCTTTTGGAAGAAGAGAAATTATGACACTGGGGCGTCGTCAAGTGGTAAGACAGGAGACTCTAAATCTCCCTAGCGATGGTTCGACCCCATCCGCCTCAGCCAATATCAATAATTGAAAGGAGATAGTAGGTGTAATTAACCTATGATAAGAGACTAGCTCATTTCTCTTCTCCTTTTGATTAAGTGTAAAGAATATAATCTCTCCTATTTTAAGTAAGATATTAATTCCTACACCGATAAGCAATGGGAAAAAATTTGACTTTTCTAAAAAATTTTTTTATAATTAATATATAAAATAAAGACCCTTTCTGCAATTCTTTTAATAGAAGAACATATATATAATCATTTATTATAAATTAGGGTCTTGGTAGAAACCTGAGTAAGTTTCCAAACTGTCTCATAACGACACTTAACTGCAAAATATTATATATCCCATATTTGGTTTGCATTATCTAATAATTCAAGTGTCGTGTTAATTAAGTGTCTTTTACTAAATAAAAGACTAGCTTACTGGTGGTAGGATAAAACCAGCACAACCGACTTTGATAGTAGAGGAAGGAATTATCCCGCAGGAACAGCGGTCTAATAGTTCAAGTGCTTCTAGAAGAGCGGCTTCTTTAAGATAAAAGAGGTCTAGCAGGTTACGACCTTTCAAGCCAAAAAGGTTATTGGTAGGGCGTCCAATTAAAAGAAAACCCACAAGAAGAATACTGATTAGAGCGTCAGTTTAAAGATGGCTCAGAGAAGAAGAGAGTTTAGTGGCAATTGACGTTACTAAAGGAGATATGTGACGCCGTGCGGCTAGACACTTATCTTCTCAATCTGGAAGAGTGGTGGAATTGGCAGACACAAAGGACGTTGAATATAAAGTCTTAGATTGGGGCAGTACCAATGTTCAACACCATTAAAATCCTTTGGATTAATTTCCGTGCGGGTTCAAGTCCCGTCTCTTCCACCAATGACGCAGTAACCAAGAGAAAAGGCAAGTGGGCAGCAACTCGCTGACCGAAAGCTCAAATCTTTACTGTATCTAAAGAAAATGACACCTTTGAGGGGCGGCAATAGTTGCCCTAATGTGTAGGGAAGCGACAATAAAGTGTCGTGCCTTCTTTCTGGGGTTGAAAGAAGACAAGCAGATATGGCGGAATTGGTAGACGCGAGGGCTTCAAATACCCTTGTCATAAGGCGTGTGAGTTCAAATCTCACTATCTGTACCAGCAGGTGTGGTGTAATTGGCAGCCACGTTAGATTTAGGTTCTAATGGATAATCCGTGCGAGTTCAAATCTCGCCACCTGTACCATTTTAACTAAAAGATATAAATTTTAATTTCTCTCTTTTTGACCTTAATATATTTAAAAATGTACAGGGATAAAAATAAAAATAAATAAAAATTAATGGGTTTTGTCAATTTAGACAATAGATTGATAGTAGATAATATTAAAGATATATAATATCAAGGAGGCACTTAGTGATGGCTATTTTAAAACCATGCCCGTTTTGTGGAAATACAAACCCAGTTATCCAAAAGCGGCGTTATGTATGGCAAAGCAAGGCTATTTACGCAGTGCAATGTAATAAGTGTTACGCAAGAATGGCTTTTCTCGATAGCATACATATGGCTATTAATGCTTGGAATAGGAGAGTTGACAATGACAAAGAGTGAAGCTGCTATCATAGAAACATATACTGGAGTTTGTATGCTGACTGGTGATGACAGAAAATATGTATACAAATACGCAAGTAAGCTGATAGGCAGACCAATATTTATGCACGAGTTTGCGACAATGGCAGAAGAACTTGAAGCTAAAAGTAAATCCGATTTTATAAATCTGTGCAAAAATTTGGAGGACTGACAATGAGTAAATGTAACAACTGCTATCACAATAAAGTCTGCACTGACGGAGCAAATTATAAGACCGTCAAGAGCTGCAAGCACTATGTTACTGCCGCAGACGTGCAGGAGGTCAAGCACGGAACATGGGAGAATACAAACACACCTAATCAGCTTAGATGCAGTAATTGTGAAATCATTCACTTTATAGCTCAGTATCCGCACGGTGAGATAAATTACTGTCCTAACTGCGGAGCAAGAATGAACGGAAAGGACTGCGAAGAAAATGACGAAAGAGCAATACAACAAATATAAGCAAATCGAAACAGAGTTAAAACCAATTAAAGATTTTTTATTTTATTGTGGGAATAAGTACCATGAGAAAGGCGTTAGATATTTTTTAAGCAATTTAATTATAAAAAGCAGCTTAGGATAGGAACAAACAAATTTATGGATAATAAGGTATTTGATGTTCCAAAAGATTTACACGATAAGATAATTGATATTATCGAGCAGTACGTTGATGAGAAAGAAAAAGAAATGCAAGAGATATGAGAATTGACGGTGAAAAATAATAAATATTATTCCTATAACGCTAAAAGTAGCAAACGTTTTTGTAATAGAACACCATAAAAGAAAGGAGCTTTATTTATGAAAGTTTTTATATCGCATCCTTGTTCAGGTTTGACAGAGCAAGAAATTAATCTTTCTCTAATAAAAGCTGTAAAGGATATTCGTAATCGTTTAAATCCTGTTAAGGTTGAAATCATTGATTGGTTTATTCCAGAGGATTCGTATCTAGTAGATCTTGGCAAATCAATCGCAAATGGTTTGAGTGAAGCTGATTGCGTTTATTTTGCAGAAGGTTGGGAGCAGTCGACAGGTTGTGTTATTGAACGAACAATCGTTGAATTGCTGGGAATACCTTTCTTTTCAGCAGATAAAACAGATGAAAATTGTACTCTTAAAGTTTGACGTGCCGCGAGACCAAAATTAAATTTTGGTAAGGCGGCACAATTAAATCTTTGATTTTCTTTTAAATTTTTGGTATAATTATTATAGAAAATCAGAAAGGAGAAAGTCTGAATGATAATTAAACCTTATTATGAAACAGAGAATGGTAAGAAATTCGAGGACTTTGAAGAAGCTTTAAAAGCTGAAATAAATGAAGTGCCAGAGTCTAGAAATTTTGAAGGATTTCGTATAGATGTGCTCTCAATGAATCTTGAAACTTATTTATCTAGTGGAGTTCACAAAGAAGAGCCTAAAATTTTATACTGGCATCCTCAGCTTAATGTTGGTCATTATTATGCTGTTGTAGATTTAGATTTTTTCTATATCAGAACAGTAGAAGCTTTTAATCTTCTTAAGTCAATTAAATCTTGGGATATAAACTATAAAGTTTATGGAGAATTTTATGGTGAAGGATGGTATGATTTTCGTTCTTTTGATGCAATCTATAAAATATCTCCTGATGATGTAATAATACTTCGTTATCTCAATACTCTCATGGAAAATAAGGATAATTTGAAGCAATATTTTCTTGTATAAAATTCCGATAATTTCAGAGTTTTAAATTTATACATAAAAGATAAAGACAGCTTAAAATCATATTTTTAATATAACTTATCTTGGAGGAATTAATAATGGCATTTACAGATACTTTTAAAAAGAACTCTCTTATCAAAGAAACAGAGAACGGCGGCAGAGCATTTTCTTCTACAAATGGTGGAGCATTGCTTGACCTTTTTTCAACAATTGGTGGCAAGCGTAGAGCATCAGCAGAAGAAATTGAAAAAATGTGGCTTGCGGCACGAGTTGAAAACAAGGAGCTTGCAGATAATCTTATTCTCTATGTGAGAAATATCAGAGATGGTGGCTGCGGCGAAAGACGAATTGGCAGAATCCTACTTAAAAGTCTTGCTGAAATCGACCCTTGTAAAGTAGCTCGTAATTTTCAGACTATTGTAGATTGCGGCAGATGGGACGACCTCTATATTTTTGAAAATACTCCTGTTGAAAAAGATATGTGGAACTTCATTGAGAAACAGCTTCGTTCTGATGTTTATAATATGAAGAATAACAGACCAATTAGTCTTATGGCTAAGTGGCTTAAGAGTATCAATACTTCTTCTGCTGAGTCAAGACGTCTTGCAAACAAGACTATTACACGTCTTGGTCTAACTCCTCGTACCTATCGTAAGACTCTTTCAAAACTTAGACAATATTTGTCCGTTGTTGAAAAGAAGATGAGTGCTAATGAGTGGGGAGATATTGATTTTTCTGCCGTGCCAGCAAAGGCAATGGCAAAGTATCAACACGCTTTTCATAATCATGAAGGTGAAAGATTTTTTGCTTATCTAAAAGATATAAAGTCTGGAAAAGAGAAAATCAATGCTGGAACTCTTTATCCATATGATATTATTCAGAAAATAATTAAGGACGCTTTGCATTACAGTTATTCATATGGCAGTTGCCTTGTATGTGATAATAAACCATCAGAGGTTGATGAACTGCAGTGGGCGGCACTTCCAAATTATATCAATGAAGAGTTTGATGTTGTTGTAATGGCAGATATATCTGGGTCTATGACAACTGATAACTATCGACCACTTGCAACTTCTATTGGACTTGCAATCTATTTTGCTCAGCATAATAAGGGAGCATATAAGGGATTGTTCATGACTTTTTCAAGTGAGCCAACTTTTATTAATATTGGAACTAATTCTAGTCTTGATGAAGCACTCCAGAAGGTTTTTACAGTACCAATGGGTTTTAGTACTAATCTTGATGCTGCTTTTGAAGCAATTTATGAAACGGCAGTTAAATCTTCAGAAGTACCGAAAGCACTTATTGTCATAAGTGATATGGAGATTGACTGCTGGTATGATGGTACATATACATCTTCAATCTCTCAGAAGTGGAAGACTAAGTTTGAAGAAGCAGGACTTACAATGCCAAAGCTTATACTTTGGAATGTTGAAAGTCGTTCTAATACAACTCTCAGTACATTTGATGAAAATGTTGCTTATGTTAGCGGCTCTGGTATTGGTCCATTTAAGAACCTCTGCTCCTTGATTGAAAAAGATGCTTATACGGCAATGAAGGAAATCCTTACTCAATCAGCTTTTTCTTGGAAGTAAAGTTAATAGCGGTACTTATTGTGCCGCTGTATGACTTTTTAAATAAAATATAGATGCTTTCAGCAAATCATTTTGAACAAATGGAAAGTTTATCATATATGTAAAAGATTTTACGTTGATGACTTAGCACAAAGTATGTTCTTCGGAGCGAAAGTGAGTGAGAGATATGTTCTCCTAAGTTATCTAGGTGTTACTCTGAATAGTAAATAGGTGTTATCCCGAATGATAAATAAAGTCCCAGGTGGCAAGGCATCTAGTTTAAGACTCTTGCAGCGATTTGAATGAATGGTTTCAAATTATATAATAGAATTTATATATAGAATCTTGGGGCAATCAATTTATATTGATTGCCCTTTTATTTTTGACTTTTTTAAAAAATTTTGATATAATTATTATAGAAAATAAGAAAGGAGGAAGTAAATGGCAATTATAACATTTTTAAAGAATACGTCAACTGAAAATCAGGCAGTTAAAATTTTTGGCGTTAATTATCAAATTATATGTTTATCACCAGACTACGTTAGAGTTGGTGAGGTTTCTCAAATAAATGGAAAACCTGCTAGTGGAATTCTTTGTATGACAACACCTCCTGCGGCCCGTATTATTTTTGATATGACAGAAAAAGAAGTGGCAGAACTTAGTAGATTATCTGATAAGATTACAAAAATTATCATAGAAGATTGTGAAAATAAAAAATGTTACTATATTGATAATCCAATTCTTATTCAGGAAGAAGATATCATAGATGTCGTAGATGGAAAGAAAAGATATTGTTTTGAATCAATAAATATAGAAGAACAGGACAAAGAAATTAAAAAATATAAGGCAAGTGACCTTGAAAAACTTCTCTTACAGAGAGTAGATACAAAAGATATTCAATCTTTCTTTGTTTTAAAGAAAAAAAGTTATAAGTTATCTTCTGATAAGAACGCAAAATTTATTATTCCTACTAAAGAAGCTTCTTATGGACGAGACCCAGCTAATATAAATGAAGCAACAGTAATTTCAAAACCACATAAGTATAGAATACTTAGTATTGACCCTACAGTAAATGATGCAGATTTAAATAGTTCTATAACTTATCTCGTAGACTGGGAAGAAGTAGATGGAATATCTTCAAAAATTTATGAACCAGATTGGTACAAAATTACTCTCAACAGCCCTGGCGAAACAAATGCGTGGGCATGGAAAGTTTGTTGTTATGCTCAAAAAACAACAACTTTTTCCGATATTCAAGCAGAGCTTGTAGAAGGAGATATTCTTGAGCATATTAATCTTTTTAGCCCTGAAATTTACAATCCAAAAAAACGAGCGGAGCTTTGTTCTACTTATGTTACAGATACATGGGAAGTTAAAAGTGTTAAATGTGTTGAACGACCAGTTCATGGATATCCAATACTAACAAATTGGACATATAAAAGCAGAGGAGAACAAAAGAAAATGCGAGATAAATATTTAAAACTTTATTGTTATCAAGTTAATGAATGGAATAAATCAACTATTTTTGGAGAAAGAGCGGTTTATTATCTTCCAATTTCAGATATTGAAGAAGAAGAAATTAGGTCTAAATTAATAGAAAAACCTTATATTCAATTTACAACAGCAGAAAACAGTAGTTGTTCTCATCTTTATTATGTTGAATATATTAAGAAATGTAGCGTGTCTAGTTCTCTCATTCAACCAAAAAAACTTATTACTTCATATAAATTTTGTGAGAAAAATTATGTATGGATAATTTGTGATGATAATACAGGAAAATATAAAAATGTTATTTTTAGCATAGATGCTGAAACCTATAAAGAAAAAACAAGGGAAAATAAAAATATCCTTGCAATCAATGATGAATTTGCAATTAAGATTTATCTTTTGCGGGAAGATGTTAATAATTCAATTAAATCTCTTTTTGAGAAAGGTTCTTGTAATTGGATAGTTAAAGATATTCAATATAATAGACCAATAAGTTTTTGTCATATTACAGACTATGTAAATTTTTCTGGTATTACCAGACACTCTAAAATAAATGATTTAGAAGAAGATTTGGGTGAAGAGAATGTTTCCTTTGTAGATAAAGATGACGCTAATCTTCTTACAGATAATCCATCTCTCATTCAGTCAAGTTTTATAACAACTCAAGCAGAAACAAAAATAACAACAACAAAGCCTTGTAATTTTAAGAAGGAGGATAATTCTATGAAAATGAATATGAACGAAATTTTTGGTGGACATATCGGCAGATATTCAAATTGTCACATTAAGTACTCCCCAAAAGGACTTGCTTTTCTGACTGATAACGACTCTTATGTTGTTTATGATGTCGATACTCTTGCAGCAACAGATGTAGCCAATCTTGTAATGGATGTGCCTTTTTATGGTATTCCTGTTGCCCTGAAAGACCTTAAGAAAGGTGACATTGTTATCTACAATGAAGTTTATTATCTCGTAAGGGCAGTTACAGATACTCATATATCAGCAATTCATGTAAAGAGAGGTATAATTGAAAATCTTATTCCTAAGACTTCAATATTCGGTTTCTCGTTTTATATTAAAATTATTACTCCAATGGAAAACTTTAAGCCAGACTCATCTAACCCATTCAATTCAATGCTTCCATTTCTTCTGTTCGAGGACGGAGATGATAGCAATTCAATGAATGATATCATAATGATGTCAATGATGAGTGGCGGCACAGTAAATTCCTCAATGCTTCCTCTTATGATGATGAATAAGGATGGTGGCAATAAAACTGACCTTCTTATGATGATGATGCTTATGGGTAATAATCCTTTTGCTCCTAAGACACCAGAATCAACTTCAACATCAACACCAAAGTCAACACCTGCTTCATCTTGGACACCTCAGACAGCTCTACTGAATTTTCCTCTTGATAAAGGGTTTATGGAAAATGAATAAGTAATTAATGAAGAGAGTTAAAGAGAAAATCTTTGACTCTCTTTTTAATTTTTGATATAATATTTATAGAAAAGAAAAAACAAAGAAAACAAAGGAGAAATTTCAATGAAAAAGTTTATTATGATAGCTCTTGCCACCGGCACAATGCTCAGTTTTGCTTCTTGTAATTTTCAGCTTATTGATACTACTTACACTTATGATACAGCAATTATTAGTATGTTTGACGGCACAACGAAAGAGGTCAAAATAAAGAGTTGGAAGGACTACGATGGTGAACAACTACAAATTACAGGAGAAGACGGGAAAGTTTATCTTGTATCTTCCACAAACTGCGTTCTAATTAAGGAGTGATTTAATGTATATTATAGATTTTATAAAGAATGAGCCAAATTGGAGAGAAGTTCTTGCCGCCGCCCCTTATTGCTTGACTATAAGGGAAGATGATGACCTTGTTCTTTTTAAATATTCTCAGCTAAAATCTGATTTCTTTAATCCAATCGTCAAGGAAGCTCGTGGTTTAATACTTGAAAAGGGGACTTGGAAAATAGTTCGTCACTCTTTTGACAAGTTCTTTAATTTTGGAGAGCCTGCGGCGGCACAGATAAATTGGAAGTCAAAGCATCTTAACGTAACAGAAAAGATGGACGGTACACTTATCTCTCTTTATTGGTATAAGGGTGAATGGAGAATGGCAACCAATTCTAATATTTCTGCTTACTCTTCTCCGCTTGAAGTCGGTGGCTATAAAACTTTTGGCGACCTTGCCGCAGCGGCACTTAAAGCAGAGGGTCTTATCTATGAGAGATTGAATAAAGACTATACTTGGACTTTTGAGATTTGCTCACCGTTCAACCAAGTAGTTTGTCGTTATGATAAACTTTGTGCTTTTCTAATAGGAATAAGAGTAAATGAAACAGGAAAAGAAATCAATCCTCTCCTCTATTCTGAAAAAATTGGTGTGCCGGCGGCCAAGTCTTGGCAGGTTACTGGTCTTAAAGATTGCGAGAAAATAGTTGAGTCTTTGACTGACAATCAAGAGGGTATTGTAGTGTGGGATATGGAAACTGGCACACGTTTAAAAATGAAAACTGAAAAATATTTTAAGCTTCATTATCTAGCATCTAATCATAATCTATCAAATCGTCGTATTTATGATTTGATTTTAAAGAATGATACAGATGAGTTTTTAACTTATTTTCCTGCTTACAAACCTATTTTTGAGAATTGCAGAAAAATTCTTAAAGACAGAAAAAACTATTATCTTCATTTAAATGAAAAGGTAAATAACTGGAAGAATGATAATCCCGCCGCCACCCGAAGGGAATTTTTGTCTTGGGCAATAAATCAGCTTGGCTGGAAGGAATATTCAAATATTTTCTGGCTCGCTTATGATAATAAGCTTTTTGAATATATAGATAATGTCGAAGATGTCTGTCAATTAATAAAATTCTATCGATTGTAATAATCAAGTCCTTGATAGTCAAATAACTATTAAGGACTTTACTTTTTTAAAAATTTTTGGTATAATATATATAGAAAATGAGAAAAGGAGAAAAAATGAGTAGAGCAGTTAAAAGTACTTTTCATGACTCTGTTGAATATGAAGATTATCTTGATAACTGTTCTTTTAGTATGGTATCAATAAACATAAAAGATATTCCAGAAAACGCTGACATTAAAAATCTAGAGGAGATGTTTAGATGATTAAAGTTACTGCAAATCTTGTAAAAGATGTTTTTAACTTCGTAGAAAGACTTCTTGGCGCTCATGCAGAAGGACTCTATATTTCAGAAGATGTTGTCTATAGTGATGATAATGTAGAAAGTATACCAATCTGCACTAATTTTAATGAGCAATCTTATTTTATAGTGGAAGAAGAAGAAGATAAAGATTTCTCTCTTGCAGTTGGAATGACAAAGCTTGTTATTATACCAACTAATCGTTCTTATGTAATAAAAATTCCATTCAGCGGTCTTTATCGTCTTACTGACCTTCATTACAAAGATGATGGAGAAATAGATTATGTGGCATCTACTTTTACTCAGTTAAGTAATGTTACTGATGATATTTGCTATGAAGAAAATGAAGTTTGTGATAATTTTACCGAAGATACTTGTTCAATTATTGCAAAGAATATTTACATTACTAGTCTCAACAATATTCCAATTTATATACAGGAAAAGATAAACCATACAGCAAGTGTGGAAGCTTATAAGTCCTCAGACATAAAGTGCCAAGAACTTGGTGCTATGACAACAGAAATTAAGATTGCACAGCATTTATATTTCTTTAAAGATTGTACTGCTTTTCCAATACATTACTTATATCTTTTGTTGAAGAAGTATGGTATCTATCGTACAATGAATATCTGTTATGAAGTTGAAGATAACATTAATGACCTTCATCGTGGTAATTATGGACTTTCAAGAGAAGGTATGCCAATTCTTATTGACATTGGTGGCTATGATTCAGGACGCTGGTCTCAAGATTATTAGGGAGAATACATCTGAAAATTTGATTTTTTCAAAAAAATTTGATATAATATATATAGAATAAAGGAAAGGAGAAATCAAAATGAACGATTTCGATTTTATGCAGGTAGAAGATATATACATGGAGGAAATAGACATTGAGTCGCTAGATGAATGATGTTGATAAGAATATCGTTCGTAAGAAACGTAAAAAATCACAGGAAGATAAAGACCAAAAGCGTAAGCAAAATAAGAATTTTCGCCGCCGCAAGTAGGCGGAAGAGGAATATTCACGCTCATACGATTTTTAAGATAAATAAAGGAGGATTTCATTATGGCAAGAACATATGTAAATTGGGGCTGCTGGGACGAACTTTCTAAGGAAACAGGTATCAAGAGAAAGCCAAAGGTGGCTAATAAGAAGAATGAGGACGGCAAAATAAAGAAGCGTAAGCAGTTTGCTCGTTGTCCAAAGTGCGGAGGTCAGATGACCTATATTCCAGAAACAAATATTCTTCTTTGTGAGAATGAGGTTCAGAAGAAGTCCTCAAAGAAGAATGAAGATGGTACTACAATAGAGGAAACAAAAACAGTGATTTGCGGCTATATAAATCTGGTTGATAAGAAGTACCTTGGTTATATGAATTACCTGTTTCAGATGTAATTAAAGGAGGAATTTATTTATGAGTTATATTTGTCCAGTTTGTGGTAAACATTATGCATCGAAGGCAGATTTGTATGCGTGTATGTCAGGAGATTATAAGAAGAGGGCAGATGAAGCTAGAAAAGAAACAAACATTGACATTAATCTTCATCCCTATGAGGAGAATATCCTTATAGCGGCAAACAAGCTAAAGGAGCAGATTGCTCGCTATAACTCTTACGCAATAGAATATAATAGACCCCCATACACAGGTAGAATGGAGATTACTGCTAACAATAGAAAGATTGCTTATTCTTTTCTTCCTTCTATTCTGAAAGACCCAATAAAGGTTAGCGTAATTCCAGATGAACCTGCAAAAACTTGTTCTTGTGGAACTTGTTCTTGCGGTGAAAAAGAAGACCAGAAGACTAAGCCGAATAATGAAAAGAAGTCTATGACAATAGATGAGGCTTGTGATTTTATTGAAAAGATTGATATTAATGAGCTTCTTGATAACCTTAATGACCCAAAATATTGGATTGAGTCAGGACTACTTAATGCTTGTAATACACTTACAGGTTTAAACGTAACCAAGGAAGATATTGAGAGAAACCTTAATAAGGCTCTTAATCATCCACTTGTACAGTTTCAGGCTGATATGCTTAGGAAATGTTCTAAGTCTAAGAAATCTGAAACCAATCTTGAAGAATTGCTCAATGAGGTATTTGGAAAGGAGAAGTAAGAATGAAATTTAAGATGAATTTTTCATATCATTTCGTTGAAACGCCAACAGCAGTTGTTTGTTATGCTTCGCCGCAAAAGCGAGATAGAACTCTTGACCTTGCATATCGTATATATAAACTTGCTACAGAGGAGGAGGCTTATAGAAGTCAAACAAAGCCACGTTCTCTTACCAATAAGATAAAAGCGGAATATAAGGGTGTTGCTGTTTTAAAGAATGGCGATAAGAACAATCTTGATGAAGCTAGACGTATTGCACGTCTTAAGGCTACAAGAGCCGCTTATAAGGGTTTTAAAGCGATGTTAAAAGAAATCTATATTTACCTTGAGAGAACAAAAATAAATCAAATATCTCTTCTTGGTAATATTAACTCAAAAATTAAGCGTTCGACTGACGAGATTTATAAGATAGCACATAAAGCAAAGTAAGATAAAGAAAGTCAAGGAACAATAAGTTCTTTGACTTTTTTCTTATTTTTTGTTATAATAATTATAGAAAATAAGAAAAGAGGTAAAATAAAATGCTAGGTTGGATTATCATAGGACTTATTCTTTTGAATTTCATAGTAACAATCTTCTGTCTGCTGAAAGTTTCAAGCGACTGCGATGAACTTGCTCAGAAACTTCTAGAAAACGAAGAGCTAATGTGGAAGACAAAAGTGCCGCCAGAAGATGAAAACGACATCTATTCAGTTTATGAGGACGAAGAGAAGGAGGGACTCTAATGGGACTTGATACTTATGTAGATATTACTTTTAAGAGAAATGGTGAGAAGATTACACTTCCCATCGTTTATATGAGAAAGTGCTATTCAATGGCACAAAATCTTTCAGCTTCTCTTTGCTGCGGTGATTTCGATGCAGTTCTTGATGACGTAATCACAGCAGAAGAAGTTAGAGATTATCTTGAAGACTTGAGAACTGCTTATCAGGACGAGATTAATACTCTCTGCTCTATTCCAGAAGGGGAATGTACAGATGATTATTTTGACTCAATTTGGGAATTACCTACATATCTGCAAATTCTTCACAGATGTCTTTATAAAATCGACCTTACACTACTCTTTTTTCAAGGTCGTGTAGATTTCTTTGACCTCGTTGAACGGTTTGAAGAAGGTAGTCAGCTTTCAGATACAAAGCTTCAAACTGAGGAAGAGGACGGTCTTGGAGTAAAGGACTTCGAGTATGAGTTTTATTTCTGTAATTCGTATTAATGTTGTGCCGCCGCCTTCTGGCGGCACAAGGTAATAAAAATTTGATTTTCTTTTAAAATTTTGTTATAATATTTATAGAAAATGAGAAAGGAAATGAAAAAGTATGACTGATTGCTGTTTTGTTAATTGTTGCTCTCCAACAGGAGAAATTATCTCGCCAATTTCAGATGTTCTTAACATCAATCATGAAAGAGGTCCATATCGTACCCGTACTTACAATTACAATTGTTTCGGCTATGCTTTCGGTACTTACACTTGGCTTCATCCTTTTGTAACTTATGGCTTTATTGACGAGAGAAGAGACGATGAAGGTTGGTGGGAAACAGATGATAAATGTAAACCAATTTCTGATGATATAATTCGTTTCTTTCCTGTCGATAAAGAGGAAGCTGCTCTTTCGGCGATTACTGATAATCTTAAAAGCAATGGCTATTCTGAGTCAGTTTTCGAGGATATAATAGGGGAAGCAGCTTTTGATACGCCTGCTGCAATTCAGTTAATCATTACTTCAATTCTTGCTTGTTTTTCAGACGTTAGAATTATCTCTAATTTTGATGAACTTGAAGATGATGAATATGGAATAATGATGATGACAAAAGAAAATGATTTTCATTTCATTCGTTATAATCCAAAGTCTGGTTACTACTCTCATAAAGTAGGTAGTGCTTGGATTTCAAGAGTTGAAGACCCATTCTATGCTTTTGAGGATAGAGGTTATTACTACGGCTTAACTTATTTTGCTAAAAAGCGTTAGTTATGCCGCAGTACCACGGGGATGATATAGGTTCGACGGAGCATTGAAAGCTTCATAAGCAAGCAAGGTGACACCTTTTAATAGTCAACTTTAAAATTAACTGACGCAGTTAGATTTGCTGCCTAATTTTAGGCTAGCGGCATAAGCCGCAAGACCGATAAGGCTTAAATTTCAAGATATTTGTAACTCTTTATTGGTCTTTTGATTTTAAAATATCTTCTTTTCTTGGGACTGACTCGGTTCTAAGTCTTGTATTTCTTTGAGTTGCTCTTGCGGCACGAGTGTGAGTTCTCGGTAACAAGATAAGATTAATAACTTACTAAGCTTGTAGAAAATGTGGTATTAAGTGTTTCGGACGGGAGGGCGGTACTCCCCATCTCCACCATTCAAAAGTTTGATTTTCTTCAAAATTTTTGGTATAATATTTATAGAAAATGAGAAAGAAAATCAAAATATCGCAGGGTAGTCTAATGGTAGGATATTGGGTTCATTACCCAAAGATAATAGTTCAACTCTATTCCCTGCACCCAATTCTTCTTAGTTTGCTGGCTAGCATATGGTGAATTAAGAAGCTGTGGCTTGCAGACGGTAAACTGCGACGGAGCGATGACGTAGCATCGTAAAATCTTCCCATCGGTGGAAGCTCTTGTGGTCTTAGTGAGATACGTGAGACTGGTTATTAGCGACCAATTGCTAATTGCTAATTAGGATTTGGCTACTGAATATGTGCTAGTAGCGGTAGAAGGTAACTGCCTAGAGTTCCAGTGCGGGAATGGCATTTAAGGACTTGTCTCTTTAGCACTTAAAAGCTTTATGTCCTTATCGGGATACCTCAACTCGAAGAGCGATAGCAATGAGGGAGAGATAGAAGTAGGAACAACTTCTTCTCGGCAAGAAAAATAGTTCGCAACAACTCGTTTCACTTACGAGTTTTAGAATTTAGCTTTCTGGAGGGATGTGCTAAGTTCTCTCTAATTCTTGTAAATCTTGTGAAAGCAGAGTCGCAAGCGTGTTTGGCAACTACACGTTAAAATAAGTTGTAAGCTTCTGCCACTAGCTCAATTGGAAGAGAGTAGTCGCCTACGAAGCGAAAGGTTGTTAGTTCAAATCTAACGTGGCGGACCAAAGTTGTCGAGAGACAACATATCTTTTCACATACTTTCCCCTGTTTTTGTAGAGGTAGACTTGATGTCTGCCTCTCTTTTTTTAATTATGATGTGCCGCGGCACGAACTTTTACAGGAATATTTGCTTAGAATTATCGCAGGCCGGCACAATAAAATTGTTGAAAATATACAAAAAATTTGATATAATATATATAAAAGAAAGGAGGAAAATAAATGTATCCAGAAACTATTACACGACAACTGAAGGTAGAAAAAGATGCTTATGAAGCTAAGAAAAAAGCTTTCTATGCTGACCCAATGAATTGGACAAACAATAGACGAAAAATGGCGGGACTACCAACTTTACGAGGGGCGGCACATCGTCATCGACAGACTATCTATCCTCCTTTCAAATTGAGTTCGCAGCTTTATCTTGATATTAAATTTTTTGTTGAGAGTGAGATGGAGAATAAACTAGAAGCTTGGAAAAAGGAATATATGGCAAGGTGGAATCTAGAATGAAGATTATCATACTAAAGGAAACTAAGGTTTTCCTAGGATAAAAGATTTCTTGATTTTTTTAAAAAATTTTGATATAATATATATAGAAAATAAGAAAAGAGGTAAATAATATGGGCTACTACTCAAATTTTGAAATAACAATCGCAAATGAAAAAGCAAGCGTTGAAGAAATCGCTGAACCACTTTCTCAAATCAGTGGATATAATATTGATTATCTTGATGATGAAACACTCCTCATTAACGATGTTAAGTGGTATAATTGGAAGAATGATATGATAGAACTCAGTAAGCAATTCCCTTGGGCGGTAATAGAGGTTTCTCGTTTTGGTGAAGATACTCTTGATTGGGAGGTTGCTCTCTTTATAAATGGCAAGGAGTTCAGTAAGAGTGTCGAATATGTAAAGCCAATAACTATACTTAAAAAGGACCCCGAAGTTCAGCAGGCGATTAAAGAAGCTAATGCTATGGAAAAGGAAAAGGAATATACTTGCGACTTTGATGAAATGCGTTATGTGATGATAAAAAATGGCGAAGCTGACTCCGATGAGGAAGAAGTATTCTGTTCTAATTGTGGCGAACCTCTCTATAAAGAGGATTATCCTAAGATACGCTTCAGAAAAGACGCTAATGATGTTCATTTCTATTGTCCGATTTGCGGTAAAGAACTCTAAAGAATTATTGATTTTCTAAAAAATTTTTGGTATAATTATTATAGAAAATCAGAAAGGGGAAAGAAAAGAATGACTTTTGTTATGTGATAGAAGATAGATAAAATCATCATCGACTAACAAATAGAAAGGAGAATCGCATATGCTTGTTAAAATATGGCTCGATGATATAAGAGAAGCACCAAACGGCTACATTCATGTGCGGTCTGTTAACAATGCTAAACTCATAATAAACCAGTTTATAGAGCGTGGTTATAAGATGGAACTCGACCTTGACCACGACCTCGGTGACTATGCTTGTGATGGCGGTGACGCAATTTGCCTTGTACGTTGGCTGGCAGAAAATGAAATTTATCCAACAATAAAGCTTCATACAATGAATCCAGTAGGAAGAGAAAATATGCAAGCTATTATCGACAGATACTGGCCTAGGTAATATAAAAGAAATTATTGCCATATGACAAACAAAGAAGTATTCATTAACTATAGCTCAGAGCAGTTGGTATTGAATAAAACCTCTGCTTTATGCTACAGGATTTACATACGGAGAGTTAAAGGAGGAAACCAAAATGACAGACCTTGAACAGACAATTCAGATGCTCAATAAGACAAAAGCGGCTTATTTCAAAAAAGAAACTGAGGACGGCGGCACGATACTTTCTCAGATAGATTTTTATAATGTGCAGGGAGAAACTACTGCACCCAAGTTGGGTTATCTGAATTGGCAGGATACTTATACACCAGAAGGAAAGCTTATTTCTCATGATGTTATTCAAAAGTTCTGCACTCTTGACGACCCAATAAAAGAAGACGACTAAACACGATGTGCCGACAGGTGTAAAAATTAAGATTTTAACGTGCGGCATTATCACTTTTTCGCAAACTAATCAAAAAAATATTTGATTTTTTCTAAAAAATTTGATATAATATATATAGAAAAGAAAAAAAGAGAAAAACAAAACTACTTCTCCTAGGCAAGAGATTAAACTACCTTGTAAGAAGTTGGGAATACAGATGTGAAAGGCATCTCTCAAGGAACATAATTTACCTCAGAGTGAGCGGAGTTCCTTTTCCTTGACTTGGGAGCTTACTCCCAACATCTCTTATCTAACTCAGAGATGAAAACCTTGCCAACTATGCTTGCTATAATTCTTCCGATTTAGAACTCCGTTCACAAAATGTTCACAAAATTTTAAGAAAAAATACTTGATTTTTCTTAAAATTTTTGATATAATATATATAGAAAATAAAAAAGAAGTCAGAAAAAAAATCTGGCGAACAACTTTAAGTCACCACAGACGTTAAAAGGAGAAAGAGGTTCATATGAAAAATATTGAAATCACAAAGGATTACACAGTTACAAAGGCTAAGGCAGATGCTAAGACAGACGTTATGAGCGTTATCTTTTCTGCACTGACAGACATCTACGGAGAGGACAACGTTGCTATGGTTCGTACTGGCGGCACATCAAAGACCAATGAGATTGGCGTAGTTATCGGTACGGCATCTGTAGAGGGAGTAGATGCTCCAGTTTGCGTGACAATCAACGCTTCTGCCAAGGATTTTATCGAGAGAAAGACAAAGTCCAGAACTTTCCCTGCTTTCGATTTTGCTGCTGCAAAGGAAGAGTATGAGGATTATATTCAGGAAAAGGCAGATAAGGATGCTGAGAAGGTGGCTGCAAAGCAGAAGAAGATTGCGGCAGATAAGGCAAAGAGAGAGAAGAAAGCAGAAGATACTGCTGAGTTCTAAGAGTCATGGGCAACATTAAGTTGCCCTTTATGGGTCGGAGAAGTGAGAAATCTTCAAAGACTCTCCAATTAACTTTAACTTAAACTAAGAGAAAGAGGTATGTGAAATGGCAGAGAAGATACTGATTGATTTTACAGAAGAAACAAAAGTTTCAGTCATCAAGGAAAAAGCACGTCAGGCACTTATCGAGGACATTATTGCTTATCTTTCTGATAAATATGACGGCTGCCGCAAGACCGCCTCGAATGAAATCGGTGTGGTTGTAGGAGAAGCAAAAGATGAAGATGGTTTTTCTTCTGATGTGATTGTGTCTGTAAAGGTTTCAACAAGACCTTGGTATAACAAGGAAGATTGCAAGAGACCTGTTCAGAAATATGACCTTGACGAGGAGGCAGATGCTTATGAGTCAGAAGTTGCAGCAAAGAAAGCCCCTAAGAAGTGAGAAAACAGCAGTTATCATTGATAACAAAGATGATACTGAGACAATTTTTGAACTTGTTGAATTTGAGACAAAGGAAGGAGCTAAATCGTTCTTCGAGAGAACAGCTTTGGAGAAGTTAGATTTTTCAGAAGTAGAGGACAAATGGAAAGCTGTAGTTAATGCTTTAAAGGATTTTAATTACTTTGGCTACGGCTCTTGTACTTCTCCAGCTTCTAATACTACTCTTATAATTTCAAGAATAAAAGCACCTGATGACGATAAGGAGTCTATATGAGGACAAGAGAAAATACTGAAAGGGCACTTCTTGTTTATACAGGAGGAGTGATTGAGGGACTTGACAATCTCAAAAATCCAATCAATATTGAGATTGAGATTGAAGATGAGATAGTTTGGTTTCCAGAAAAATGGCAGGACAGCGGCGACAGAGTTGACGAAAAACTGGTCAGAATTTACAGAAATGTAGTTGATTATACTGACCTGCTAAAGAGAATAAGGGAAACACTTTGGGATAGAACAGACCACTGTCATGTTGACAAAGTAAACTTCAAGTTCAAGATACTTGATATGTTTTAAGGAGGCGGCGATGGGAACATTCTTAATATTTATAGGAATACTTGCTGGAGCAATCTTAATGATTTTCGGTGTTTCAATTTTCTCCTCTACAAAAGGAGAGGAGAAGGTCGGACTTGCTACTACTCTCATAGTTGTAGGAATTGCAATAATGATAGCGAGTACTTATTGCGGCGAAAATTTAAAGTTCTCCTATCCAATAGAGTCTGTAACTGCTTATTGGTCTGAACACGATGAAGTTTTATACAAAGTAGAATATACTTTAAGAACTGATACTCATATGGTTGCTATTATGACTGAAGAGCAATTTAAAGACTTTAAAGATGGCAAAAAGATAAAATTAAGTTTGCATGATGAAGAAGAAATAATGATAAAGAGAGCGGAGGATTTTTAAAGAGTAACCTCCGCTCTTTTGTTTTAAATGACGTTGTGCCGGCGGTCATAAAATTGAATTTTATCCTTTGGCGGCACAACAAAACTCTTGATTTTTTTAAAAATTTTTGGTATAATATATATAGAAAATAAGAAAGGAAGAATAAATACTATGGATATGGATATGGTTTATATTATTAACGATACTTTGACAATGAACCCAGAAGTTTATGCAGACTACAATGAAGCAAAAGAACGTTTTATTAAACAGCTTCGACTTGTAGCGACTAATGCTTACAAGGGAGAAATTCCTACTCACATTCTCAATGACATCGAAACACTTGAGGACAGCTTGATTGACAAGGAGCTTGTAGATGTAAGAGAAGCTTCCTATGAGATTAATGACCAGTGCTTTACTCTCTATGAGAGAAAACTAAATTACCTACAGTAAAGCAGTACAAAAGTTTAACTGAGAGGAGATTTTAAATGAAATTCTATCACATTCTTACTTACTCAAGAAACGAAAAGAATAACTCAATAAGCAATGAGTTCTATACGTCTTCTGCCGCAAAAGCCAAGCACACTTATCTAAGAGAAGTTTATCGTCTGTTTCCTTCAAGTGAAATTAACTTTTCCTCTCAGCCCTTTACTCTTCGTACTCTTGGAGAAGATGAAATCATGTATGGAAGAGATTGTGGTCCTTCTCCTCGTTATGTTTCTTGTGAAAGAATGGGAGTAATTTCTCACTTAAAATTGATGTGGAAGTATCATTCACAGATGACAAAAATTAAGTAAGTTGTGCCGCGAGACCAAAATTGAATTTTAGAGCGGCGGCACAATAATTCTTTAATCTAAGGAAGGAATAATTATTATGGATAAAATTTATATCATTAATGACTCAATCACCAAGAACCCAGAAGTTTACTCTGATTTCTATGAAGCAAAGGAACGCTTTCTTGAAAACATCAGAACTGCCGCTAAGAACATTTTTGATGGCGATATTCCGTGGCTTATTCGTGCTGACCTTGATGTACTTGATAACGGAGATATCGAACGTAGCATAGATGATGTCGGTTTGGCTAGTTATGCCGTTGAAGAACAGGAATTTATTCTTTATGAAAGAGAAGTAAAACACCCACAGTAAGGCGGCACAAGGAGGTTTAAATGGACGTTTATATAGTTCTCAAAAGTGAGCCATACAATTTTGAAATTTTTTCAGATTTTGACACTGCAAAAACAGTTTTTGTTAATCATCTTTTAAAAGAATGGAAAAAGCGATGCTATAAAGAGGGGCTTTCTGAGCAAGAAGCTTCTCTCTCTATACGAACAAATTATCAGAAGATTATTTCAAGGTTAGAGAACTTTGAAACCACAGAAAGCTATTTCTTCAATGCAGACGACATTTGCTCTCATGCTTTCTTTGTGTATCTGATTAAAAGCAAAGTCTATTTCTCTTCAAAATAAAATAACTTTGAGGTGATAATAATTGGCACTACCTACCTTAGTTCCTAATCAGCGAGCAATTAAAAACAAAAAGGCTTTAAGGGATGAAGATAATCATTATACCTACATGAACCTTGAAGCAATGGAAAGAGCAATGAATGAGCTTCGCCCAAGTGCTTTTAAACTTTGGTGTTATCTTAATAAAAACATGGACGGCTATGAGCAAGGACTAAGCTTCTCTGCTGTCCACAAGTTCTGTAATATGTCACAGAACACTTATCTCGCCGCCTTCAATGAACTCTATGAAAAGAACTATATCTTTGATTACGTATTTCCAAACGGAATTGTCGGTTATCTTTTCGTTGAGGACGGCGGCAAGAATAAACAACAAATGAAGGGAGATAAGAAATGAGTTTTGGAACTGGAATTTTTATTATTGTTGTTTCTTTAATCATTTGTGCCATTATCTGCTTTCTTATCTCTAACGCCTACTCAGAAACTAAACACTATCCTTTAGTATGTGTAATGATGATAATTGGTCTTGCAATTATCGCAGGAGTAGAAATTGGAGTTATTAATTCTTCTATTCAACTTAAAGTAACAGTAATCGACAAATTCACCTCTGGCGGCACATCGTATGTAGTTGTGGAAGATAAATCTGGAGAAATGAGACTTCTTAAAGAAGATGAAGATTGGGCTTCCAGAAAAGTTGGAGAAACAATCCAAATAACTTCTGGCGATTTATAGAAAGCTCTCGATGAGCAAACAACAATAATTATTTACAGTAGAAAGGAGGCTTCTAAATGATACGTATTTTTGTTTTAACCTTTGAATATGGCATTTACATTACAGATGTTCTGCCGTCGGCAGAGATGTTTGAATATTGGCTGACAGTCCCAAGTTTTGGTAAACTAATTCCCCCTATTGACTTCTTTAATGTTGAAAACTTGGATGATTTTGGTAGAAAGCTAGACATTCTTAGAGAAAAGACAAGAGGAGAAAAAGAACTGGTAATCGGAAGCTCTTTGGCTGAGCGGCTTAAAGAAACAGAAACACAACTACCTAAGACCAAAAAAGGTGATAAACCCCTTGCTCCTAATTCTAACCGACTAAAAGCTCAACTTAAATATGTTGGCAAGTATGAGCCTCATCACCGCACAGTAGAGCCGCGGCAAGACCACATCTCTCACCAGTTCAATCAAAATTTAGAGCTTGCGGCGGTGCAACAACAGAAGAAAGAAGAAGAGCTGTTAGCTGAAGATGCTGTTGTAAAAAAAGTTCTTTCAATCTACAAGACAGACAAGCTCTTCATCAGATATCAGTTTACTTCTATGATGAGAGATGCTGTAAAATGCAATTTTAGTTTGAGTCCAAGGCTTGTTCTAGCTTGTCTTTTGAGGGAAGCAGGTTGTAAAGGAGATGAATTAGCTCTTCTTTCTAACTCCGCATTTATTTATCTTTTTGATGAACTCTTTAAAGATTAATGAGTCGGTGCCGCGGCACGATAGAAGACATTAATTAGTTTTCTTTTAACAATTATAAATAACCGTCTACTATAAGGCAATCTCTTTAAATAAAAGAGGTTGCTTTTCTTTTTACTCCTGTTCCTTCCCGAAGGGAACGAACTGACTTAGTTGTGAAGCACGAAGTGCGGAGCAACTCAGTCAGGGGCACATCTTTGCCCGTAGGGCAAAGTGGGTCCAAGAAAAATATCGTAATGGGGCGGCACGATTTAAGATGAGATTTTGGACAGAGATTGACTTCTCTGTCTTTTCTTTAATCTAAACTCTTAACTTTTATGCGAGCCGGCACAACGAGACAAAGATGAGAACTGAAAATTAAAGTGTTCCTTTAAAAGTGAGGGAGAAAGAAGATAATTAATTAAAATAATTTATTGGTACTGAAAAAATTGAAAAAGAAGAAGTATGGTAGAAGAAGAAAGGAGGAAGAGGAGAAAGAAGAAAGAAGGGAAGAGATAAAGAGAGAGGGAAGGAGGGGAGGGAAGAAAAAGAAAAAAGAAGAAGAAAGAGGGAAGAGATAAAGAGAGAGGGAAGGAGGGGAGGGAAGAAAAAGAAAAAAGAAGAAGAAAGAGGGAAGAGA